AATTGATGCCAAACGGCGAGCAAATCCGCAAAATGAAACAATTTTGCGGTTGTTCTCGTTTCGTATTCAATAGGGCTTTAGCTTGGCAGAATGAGCAGTATGAAGCGGATAAGGGATTTAAGTTTAGTTATGCCAAAATGTCAAGTCTGTTGCCTGAATGGAAGAAAGAGCTGCCTTGGCTAAAAGATTGTTACAGTCAGGTTTTGCAGATGTCGTTAAAAGACCTTGAAAGCGCATTTAGAAGCTTCTTCGCCAAACGAGCAGATTTTCCAAAGTTCAAACGCAAGGGCAATAAAGAAAGCTTCCGCTTCCCTCAAGGCTATAAACTTGAACAACACAATAGCCGCATCTATCTGCCCAAAATCGGTTGGGTACGTTATCGTAACAGTCGAGAAGTTGTAGGCGAAATTAAGAACGTAACGGTTAGTCAGAAATGTGGTAAGTGGTATGTTTCCATCCAAACTGAATTTGAAACCGAAACACCTGCTCCCAAAGGTGGTGAAATCGGTATTGATATGGGTATTGTACGATTTGCTACTTTATCAAACGGTGAATATTTCGAGCCATTAAATGCCTTTAAAACCTACAAAGGCAAATTGGCAAAACTTCAGAAACGTTTGAAAAACAAGGTGAAAAGAAGTAACAATTGGCTGAAATTAAAAGCCAAGATTGCTAAACTACATTACAAAATCGCCAATTGTCGCAAAGGCTACCTACATAAAATCAGCAACAAGATAAGCAAAAACCACGCTATTGTATATGTTGAAGATTTGCAAGTAGCTAATATGACTAAATCGGCCAATGGTGATATTAATCAACCCGGCAAGAACGTCAAGCAGAAATCGGGTTTGAACAGGGCTATTTTAGACCAATCTTGGTATGAGTTTAGACGGCAGTTAGAATACAAACTGGCTTGGAATGGTGGATTTTTAGTAGCAGTACCACCACAAAATACCAGTCGAACCTGTCCTTGCTGCGGACATATAGCCAAAGAAAACCGTAAAACCCAATCTGATTTTGAGTGCGTAGACTGTGGTTATACAGAAAACGCTGATGTTGTTGGAGCAATAAATATATTACAACGTGGGCAGGCTATTTTAGCTGTCTAAAGATTAATCAGGGTAGGACATACCCGTTGAGCTTGTGAAGTGAACCGTGAAGTAATACGGTCAGCAACAAGAACCCACTGAGAGTATCTTATGGAAAATATGAGAACTGGTAGGAATCTTCGTCTTTTGAATGAAGAGGATGTCAAAGAGTGGATTCAGGAAAACCTGATGGTGCGCTCCGACGGGGCGCTTTGCTATCATGCCTATAACCGCTTAACCGCCGAACAGAAAGCCGAGCTGCAGGCAGCCTTTCCCCTGTACACGAACCGCAGGGATATTATCCAAGCATGGCTGCATGGCGATTATAACCGCTGCCAGCATTGCGGGAAGCCGATTACATATGACCAGCAAACCCGCTATGACTACCAATCAGGCGAGAAGGTTATGCGACGCAAGAAATACTGCAGCGCCCGCTGCATGTATGCTGGGTTATACGGTAATACCAAAGAAGCCATCAAAAAGACTACCCGCAAGGATAACTTGAGCTCGTGGCTGTATGGTGGGTAAATTAGCAAATCTTTACTAAGAACGATATTGCTTTAAATGCAATATCGTTTTATTATGGTTCTGTATTTTGAAGAAAGGATGTGTTTATGCACAAACTCAATTTGACAGACATCTTTAATAACCGCCTAACAATCGAAGGCGGAAATACCTTGACCATCTATCCCGCTGATGCGGGTTTCATGGCCACGGGTTTTACTTTGGGCTGGCAGGAAGCCAAGGCCTTAAGCGATTACCTGAAAGACTGCAGTGAGTATCTGCATTTATCGGAAGTGATTGAACGGCTGAAGGCTGCCTACCCCGATATGCTGATTTGGCAACTGCCTACGCCTTTACTGATTGACGCATATTATGCCCGCGATAACGCGGTTCAGTTGGTTACTAACGGCGTTGTTCAGGAAATCGTGAAACTGGTTCAGCAAGAACTCGCCAATGAAGGAGCGTCAAATGCTGCCGAATGATATTGATACCGGGGTGTTTACCGACGAAGCGCTAACAATCATCACATCCATGTATCAGGATGGCGTGATGAAAGGCGAATTACAATACAAATCGACAGGCTTTCCGCCGAAGAAGGATTACACGCCTTTCATCAATACCCCCAAGGCATGCAGTTTCACAGACGAACGCGATGAAAAAGAGTTCGCCCGCCGTTTCCGCTTGGCAGATGAATTGAATGTGTTTGGCGAATTACTGCAGCCCCAATTTGTTGCCGACGAGCAGGGCAACATGTATATTTTGCACAAGCAGCGGGTTGGGTTCTGCGTATTGAGTTACAACCCGAAGCGCCGTGTGGGCGAAGAGTATGTGTTATACGATAAGCGGCTTATACAGATGATGCTACAAAATGCCTTGGAAATCATTTGCCCGCCTATCCGCCATTATCATGCCTTGCATTACAAATCTGCTAGGGTATTAGTCAATCTGATACAGGAAGGCAAGATTAAACACCTGAAGACTATCGGCGAACCTTGCAAGGAAATTGAAGTTAAATCTGTAGAAGTCATTGCCAGCCCTGTGAGAGTTAAAAACTACATCATCAACGGCGAAATCTACGATAACCGATTAACCATGCTTACGGGGGATAATACTGCCGACATCCTAACTACCTATCATCAAGCCGACGAAACATTGCTGCGCCAAACCTACAATAACACCTATCCATGCCTGAAGCAATGCGGGGATTACATGGTACTGTTTGTCAATGAACGCACGTTTGTCCGGTTGAACAACACGCTGGATAATCCCTGTTATGTAGATTATGATGCTTTGCCGATAGATAGCCAAAGCTGGCAGCATCTTTATGTTGAGGAATTTTTTGACCGTTTAAATGGAGTAAAAGAGTGAAACTAGCCAAATTTTACCGAATCGACGACGATACCGTATTCCTACACACTGGTCCTGACAATACTGGCTTCCTGCTATCCCATGATATGCCGATGGTGGCCACGCAGATTGATTTTGACGACTATCGCCAAATCGATATTGACGAAGCCCTGAAGCTGTTTTTACCAAGACCGTCGAGAACCAACCGCAAAGGCATGACCCCTGTAGGCGCGAAGGCCTTGGTCAACCTTGCAATGGATAATCCCGATATTACTGTTCAACGCAATGACGGCGAATTTCGCAAGGCTGGTGACGTTAATGTGGATTTATCAGATGAATACCCAATCTTTCCCTACTACATTGCAGGCTGTTGGTACAAACGCGATTTGACTCACCCTATCGGCAAGAACACTATCGTGGATGTCGGTACTCCCTACCGCCGATTATTGGATATGCAGGTTGTTTCAGATAACAAGTATGTTCATGTGTACGATATGGGCGACGGCGTTTTCATCCTGCGCTTGGATAAACATAACGCCTATTACCTGTCAGGCGATAATGCAGGGGGTGAAGCGCCCGTGCCTAACATCCGCCCCATGTACTATCAGGATGCAATCGACACCTTTAAGCTTATCCAAGAGAAAGAACAGGGGAAGTTTAGAAAGAACAACCAACCGCTGTTCTACATGGATGTTGATGACTATATCTGCATGATTATCCCCGCTGTGAATATGGTTCTCAATTTCAACCAAAAAACTATTCGATGCTTAGACGATTGTGGCAAAGGCGTGAAGCAAATCTTAACGCCTAAGCAGGCCAAACAGGCTTTAAGGTTGTTCAATACAGACAATCCGCATTTCCCAAGGTTTGCTATCGATAAATGCGAATCCCACATTGTCTTGTTTATCAACCGCAATACCGCCATCATCATGAACGGCCTGCATGCTGGTAAGCAGTATGTTATGGGGCTTGAATATGACGACATTGCCCTAGAATCTATCAAATGGGGCAAGGCTGTTGAACTCCTGAAAGGGGATAGCGAGTAATCCCGTTTTGCAGTATAATCAGGTTTCGCGGAGTAGGAAGGCGGTTCAATGTGAAGGATAAGCCGCTCTGAAACAGCACGGGAAGGGCGCAATGTGTTGGTCTGCAACACCAACATTTAAATCCCGCCATCCTACTCCGTCCCGTGCATCTATTTTTTCAAGGAAACATTATGAAACAAGAACGCGATTTTGACGGCAGGTTTACCGCTGAAGCGGCTGCCGTTATTGTACGCTTGGCCGAACAATCCGCCATTGAAGGGATGGTATTAGGGTCGGGCTCGCTTATATCCGCTGATAAGATTACCTATGCGAAAAAAGAAAGCCCTATCAATTTTCCATATAATGTCAATGGCGGTTTGTTTTCTGCTAGATTGATGAACTTTTCCCGCAACATTAGTATTGCCGACATTATCGGGTTTCAATCTGAAGCGGATTACAAAACTTTCCAACAGGCATTTCATCATGGTAAGTATCCGGCTGAATACGAAATCCGGTATCCAGCATTTGCCGTCGAAGTCAACAGCGGTGAAATTTATTTGTTTGTATCGCGGAATGAGGCGTATTGGCTGAAACATTTGGGTTGCCAAGAAGTCGAAGAAGACTTGCATGACGTTAAGAAATGGCTGATTGTCGATTTTGAAACGGCCAAGCAGTTATTGCGCCCTCGCAAGCGTCGGATTAACCGCCGCTATACTTGGCAGGCAGCCGCTATTTTGCGGGAATTGTTTGAAGCCAAACTGATTACCAAAGTCAAACTGGCCAACGGTGATATTGACAATGTCGAATACTTTGAAGACAACGAAGGCTTCCAGCCGTTTAGGGTAAATGATATGGATTACCGCAATGATTTTACCAATACCGACTTCAATCATGCCCACCCGTTTGACATTATCGGCATCCCCGATAGGTCAGAGCGGGCTAGATTTAAAGCTAACTTTAATTATCGCTGGCGCACGGGGTATCCTGCATTTGCTAAGAATGTTCATGACGGCTGCATCCATTTATTTGTCGAAACATACAGGGCGATTGATTTAACCAGCGGCACTGCTTATTGGATGGACACGCCTTACGAGTTGAAAGAACATTGGCAGCCGTTAAGCTTCAAGGAAGCGTGGGTTGAATTGTTTGGCACTTTCCCTTACCCGCATGAAATTGATGTTAATCCGATGCGGGAAGAATTGAATGCCGATATGGGCAGGATTGCTATGCAGTTGGCACAGTTAAAGATGTTAAGCGGTTATTTCAAAACTGAAGATGACGAGTATTTGGCTGACCCCGTTATGATTCAATCAGACGGCTGTCACTACTTCATCAATCAAGATGCGACGGCACGAACTGCATCTGATTTAGATAACGACCGCTTTGCCATTGCTGGCGACCCTGTTAAGTTTTTAACCCATGAAGCCGACAATATGCTATTGACAAAATGTTATTACTTGCGTTATGGAGATAAAAAATGAAATATCCTTGCTTTGCCCTGCGCTACCATAAGGAAGAGTAAATGCAGACACGTTTTGAAAACAAAGAAGACGCCCTGAAGTATATCAACGAACTGGCACAATCAGGCATACAGGCCGATTTGATGCGTGGCGACCAAGACCATTACAGAATCCATAATGGCGAAAAGGAAGTTGATATATACGCGCCTTGGGCTGTCGCAGTGTATCCAAAAGTTAATGATTAGGCCTAGTGGTATCGGTTGGCCTCTCAACAACCAACCCATAGGCAGTTGACAAGAAATCCTTGCAATTTAACCAGTTGCAAGGATTTTTATTTTTCTTGATTTTCCGTGTAAGATGTTAATGATTGATGGGTTTAACCTAGTAACGCGCCAGCTTTCGCATCACAAACGCGAAATTCGCGTTTTAAGGCCTTCAACACCTAGAGGTAGGCTAGGGTATTACCCTAATGCTTAATCGCAATCTGTGCGCAGTCTCGCGCGAGCAATCGCTATGTTCAGATAAAAGTAAAACCCGCATTAAGCGGGCTTTATTTCAACACAAATTTCTTAGATTTCCTCTTCATCCTTAAAGCGGGCTTCGATTGCATGGAGTTTCCCTACGGCGGGCTAACTCGGGATTTGTTCCCTTAGAACCCCATTTTGCCCCTGCAATCAAGCGGTTTTCCCTATTGTAATGGGCAATCTTGATTTCTTGGGTAAACTTATCGGAAAACCATTTACCATGCATTATTGAGCTCCTTGGCGGATAACGGCGAAATCTGAACAGGCGAGGTAGGCGTCTATGGCATCTACATCATTATTTACGAGCTGGATAATGCAGTCATCCCGAACTTGTTCAACGGGTTCGGCATGGATGGTAGTGGCGCTAAACAAGGCAAGCAGTAACAAGGTAATTCGCATTTCAATCTCCATTAAATGAATAAGTAATAGTAACAATACGGCTATAGTATATTACATTTAAATCAATATAGCAAGGGATATTTTATGAGTTTCACACTTGAACAGTTTAAGCGTATGTTTCCTTATGCAAAAATGTCAAACATTGACAGGTATTACGAGCCATTGAAAGCCAATATGGCTTTGTTTGGTATTACCGGAGATGAAGCGGCAGCCGCTTTCTTGGCACAGCTTGCCCATGAATCAGGCAGTTTGAACTATGTGAAAGAACTGGCTTCCGGCGCTGCCTATGATACGGGCAAACTCGCTCAACAGTTGGGCAACACCCCCGAAGCCGACGGGGATGGCCAAAGGTATAAAGGCCGTGGCCTGATACAGATTACAGGGAAGAACAATTACAAACGGGTCGCCGAAGCGCTGGGCATTGATTGCGTTAATCATCCCGAACTATTGGAAGCCCCGCAATACGCCACGGCATCTGCCTGTTGGTATTGGATGCAGGCCGGGCTGAACAAGTATTGCAATCCCTGCAATGATGAAAATTTCAAAATCATCACGAAGAAGATTAATGGTGGTTATAACGGCTTGGCCGATAGGCAGGCTCATTGGAAACGCTGCAAGTCTGTTTTAAATGTAAAATGATTGTAAAGCATATTGCATTTAAATCAATATGTCGTATAATGGCAACCGTGAAAGAAACTTATACAGTAAAGGAAACATCATGAATGCCAAACAAGCTTTAGCCATCCGCTTTCTCTGCCTGCAGCAAGGTTATCAGATGGAAGCCAAGAAGAATGACGGGGATTTGGAATTAGCTGCCCGTAATTTGACGCTTGTACAGATTGACCATGACCAGCGCAAAGCGATTTCCCCGAATGAACTCGCTACCCTTGCAGGACGCTTGATGTTCTACTTTGGGATTTACCACCATCAATACCAGCAAGCCCTGATTGAAGGTTGGTTGAAAAACGATAAAGCCCGCGAAGAAGCCAAGAATGCCGCTTACAATAGCGAAGCCAACCTTTATCGGATGTATGCCGACACTTGGAGAAGCGCTTGTTGTTAATCATCTGAAGAAAGAAGCCCGCTCAATGCGGGCTTTTCTGTTACTGATAGTCAGGCAGCTTATCGTTTTGCCAGTTCAAATATACCAAATCAGCATAGGTAATCGTAATGCTTCTATAGGTTTCCCTTCGTTTAGGCTCGGATTGCTCCAAGGCTAGTTGGGCTTCTAAGTATTCAAGAGTCTTGCGTTGAGCTTCTATCAGGGCTTCGAGTTTGATTTTGCGCATAGTTAATCCTTTCAGGTAATACTCTATATGCTATCATAGGCCGATAAATAACGCTAGGGGTATAATAAACCATGAAGGTCAAAGGACATTCGCATTTAAGGAAAGACGGCGCGTATTGCTACGATACCAACGATAGCGCCTATCAAACCGCCTTGCGCTTACTGGATAAGCAGCGCAAACAAAAAGAATTGGAAAATACCGTGGCCAACCTGACAGAACAAGTAGCGGCATTGCAGGCCACGCTCAACAAATTACTGGAGAAAGCATGATTGCCACTAGAAGGGATTTCAAACGCTGGTGCTTAACTGCATTAGGCGCTCCCGTTATCCAAATCAACGTCGCCGACGAGCAGGTTGAAGACAGGATTGACGAAGCCCTGCAGCACTACTTCGACTTCCATCAAAACGGGGTATCTAGGATTTTCGTCAAGCATAAGGTAACACAGAAAATCCTTGATAACGGCTATTTGGTATTGCCGGATGAAGTTGAACAGGTTGTCAGAATCCTACCCGTCGGCAGCAATCTGAACAGCCTTAACAACCTGCAATATACCGCTTATCTGTCAGACATGATTACGCAGGTCTACAGTGCTACCGGTGGCGGGCTGCAATCCTATGTGCGTTCACAGTCTTATCTGAACCTGATGAACGATATATTGACGGCCACGCCCAGTATTGAGTTCACCAAGCATGGCAACAAGCTTATCCTGCAGGGCAAGCAGCAATGGAATGTTGGCGACTTTATCCTGCTGGAAGTCTTTGTCAGAAATGACCCGGTTAATTACCCGGAAACGTGGAATGATTACTGGCTGAAACGCTACGCTACCGCTCTGATTAAGAAGCAATGGGCAAACAACCTGATAAAGTATAACGGGGCGCAGTTGCCTTCAGGGATTACCATCAACGGCGATACCATCCTGCAGGAAGCCAACAGGGATATTGAAGAACTCGAGAGGGAACTTCGTGATACTTGGGAAGTGCCTGTACTTGGCGAAATGGCTTAGACGGGGTATAATCCGGAAACTTTCAACCCCTATTTGGAAATCCCTATCATGGACGATACTGTACGAATCATCTTGGAAAATGCTGCCAAAGAAGGCACTGAGCGATTAATGGAAGCCATTGCGGATAATGATGTCATCCCACATTTCCGCGAATTATGGCGAACCGCTTTGGATGCAGATTGGTTAATCGAAGACGATTACTAAAAGAAGAAGCCCGCTTAATGCGGGCTTTGTTATTCTTGGCTTAACCGTTGAAGGCTGACATCCATGATGCGCGGTAATCGTAAAGCAGTTGGTTTTCTTCTTCAAACATTTTCTCGCGGAACTGCGCTTTTTCTTCAACGGTAGTATAAAGTCCTTTGGCTGCGCATTCTATGTAAAACCGCTGATGAATCCCGAAATAGTAACTCAGGCGTCCTGCTCGGCGGGTTTCGGATTGCGGGGTCATTTCCCGTTCTTCTAATACTAAAGCATTCAGGTTATCCAAGGATGTTTCCAAATCGGCATTTTGGTTCAAAGCGGCTTCTTCGCTGTAACCCCGTTGGATGTTCATGTGAAGCAGGGCAACATCTTTTTCATTCAGTTGGCGCATTTCGGTTTCCTTTCTGTTTTCTGTTGTTATCTACTACAGTTGCCATTATACGCCATATTGATTTAAATGCAATATAGCCAATAGTAAAGGTATGGTAAATCCGTTCTTAATCTTTACGTTTCTTTTACAATCCCGGATATTGATTTAAATGCAATATCCCGTATAATGGCTTCCCGTAATAGTTAATAACAAAGGAAACCATTATGCTGTTACAAGCCGAAGAAATCAATGAAGTCATGCAAGACGCCACGACCTTTGAGATGTACGCGCAATTGATTCCCGCCATTTTGGAAGCAGCGCGTTATCAAGGGAAAACCACGCTCTTGTATGAAGTAAAAACACCCGAAATCCAGCGCATCGTCGCTATCCTGCAAGATATGGGTTATACCGTAACCCAAGCCAGCGGTAGCGAGATTGTTATCGATTGGAAAAATCCCATCATCCATCACTAAAAGGAAAGATTATGCTGAACCTGATTTACTTTACCGCCGACGGTCGCTTTAACAAAGAAGCCTGCGCAGTCATCAACGACCTTGCCCGCCAAGGCAAGCTGAAAGACAACTTTATGACGGATACTCTGTTCAAAGATGTTGAGATTTCTACCTACGAAGAAACGGATGACGAAGCCGTTGTATCTATCGGGGGACGTGAGTATGCCCGGGATACCCTGCGCTGCTTGGATGATGAAATGCGCGATATTATCGGCCTGAAGAAGGATGCCGATTGGAATACCTTTGCCAAAGAGTTCCAGCGCCGTTATCAAGACCCCTATGCAAACAATCCCTTCTACAAGCTCTGCAAATCATCTGCCCCTGTATTCTTCACTACGGATGCGGGGGTATCTACGTCAGAACAGATGAGCATACGGTTTGCCTGTTTGAAAGCGGGGATAGTTGGAAATTCGGTGAGTGCAAAAATGTAGATGATGAGCCCAACGGGAATATCGCTATGCTGCCTACCCGCATTGCCTTGGATTTCCTGCTGCAGAAACGCAAAATCAACGGCCATCCGTCAGCCAAGTTTCTTGCCATTGCATTTGATATGATGCAAAAGGGATACATCAAGCGCGTTATCATTGATGACGAAGAAACCGAAATTATCAATGCCTACCGCGATAACAAACCTTTTACCAATGCGCCGTATGAAGTCAACGGGCTTTGGTTCAAATCTGATTGGGTTGACGTCAACATGGATTATCGGATGGAACTAATACCTGAAGACATCAAGAAAGTTAAAGCCGAGTTCAAACTTCAGAAATTATGGCTGCGCCAATCCAACTTTGATAATGCGGTAGTGTTGTTTACATATGATAATAGCGGGATTGATTTGTCAGGTTTGAGTGATGAAGGCGTACATTACTCTGAATGCTGGAATCATAGAAGAAGCGATACTTGGAGAAAAGTTAAGCTTGAAGATGTATTACCCGATTAACTGTTGAAGGTATGCGAAAGCTGGCGCGAAAACGCCAGCTTTTTAGTATGTTCAACGCCCCGAGGTATGCTAGGGTATTACCCTAATGCTTAATCGCAATCTGTGGCGATTGTGAAGCGACTGTGGCCTATGTTTGAAGATAACAGAAAAGCCCCTTATCGGGGCTTTCGCTTTCGGCCTTTCGCATGCCTAGGCAATCAGTATCCATTCGGGATTGTCGCATACATCCCAATCCCGGCGAAACTCGCCTATTTCCATGCTTCCATCCTTAGCAGATTTGATACAGATTCCATCATGGGGCGTGGCCATCAACACAGTTGCCTGTGTACGGTAGTGCTTGTATTTGGCTGGCCATCTGTAACTATGGGTATAGCGCCTTAAATCCTGCCAAGCAATCAAATCGCCGTTCTCGGCATAGCGCATAGAACATGCAATCATGTTGTTGTTCTTGTAGTTAATACGCATCCCGTAGCCGTTGGCAATCCATGCGGTTACTATCCCGTCTTTAACGCTGAAACACAATAGTGGATAATCGGCAATCCGGTCGAGTTCTTTCAAATGATAGTTGTCTCTGAAGCCGATAATATCCTTATCGCTAGGGCTATCCGATACCATCAAGCGGTTATTGTATTGGCGCTTGTTGATTTCATAGGGATATTGCCAGTCGCCTTCTTCACGGTAGCGGGCTTTGTATTGTGGATTCTTGATAGTCGAACCGTCGCGCAATACCAGCACGGCATTATCAAGCTGCAGGATAGTCGTGATGATATTCGCGGCTTCAATAATGCTCAACATCTTACTAGGGTCAGTTGGTTTCTTTTTGTAGTTCATGCTTCCACCTGTTTGCAAACTTGGCCATCTTGCGGGCAATCCTATCAGGGGTTTCCGGCAAGTCATGGCGGTCATCTTGGACAATGTAGATATGGTCAAAGTAAACCCGCTTGGTAGGTTTAGCCCCGTCGCGCATCCCAAATACCTGCCCGCCATAATCGCATAAGAGATACCGCTGGCCGTCATCGGGGATAGTAGCCAAGCATTCCCTGAAAGGTTGGCCTACTACATGCCATTCATGCGGGCATTGCTTAATCTGATTGTCTTGGTAGATGAGTATCATTATGCAATATCCCTCCATAGTATAGACGGATTAACAACGGCCACAGGGATTCGCTGGTTCTGCTTCAGAATCTGCCGATAGCCTGTATAACTGATAATAGGCGTAAATGCCTTCTCGTCATAATCGTTCATAAAGCTGCCAAACAGGCGGATAGGACGGGTATCAATACAAAAGGCCATATCGCTGCAACGCAGAAATGTCGCGCCGCTTTCAATATGAACGGCGAACCGCAGGTGGTTGCCATTAAACCACCCTTCTTGTACAGGGGTAGTGGTAAATTCCCATGCGTCAGTATCAAGCGGTAATGGCGCTTCCATACGACGCCATCCGTCTTCATCCAAGGCAACTTTGTTCCAATCAGAGAACAAGATAACTTCCATGCCGTAGTAATAAGCAAAGCGGATGTGCCCAAGGCGGTTCTGATAATCCTGCCAAGCATTTTTGAATACTTCGTAGTCGCGGGGATTATCGAATCTTACAATATGTTCGGGGCTGATATACCACCCATCTTTAACAACATTCAAACGGGGGCTGAAATAATCCTCCCCGTTCTTCCAATAACCGTTGAACACAGGGTCGGTATGCGCATATTCGAACTCGGCAAGGCGGAAAGCCCTGCCTTCATTTGTAATAACGCTGCCTTGCAGGGTAGGCGCGATAGTCATCAACACGCCAGCCCCGTCAAGGCTAAATCTGGTAATTAAATTATCATCTGTAGTTTTTACATCATAAGGAAAAGTAATCATACTTCCTCCTTCAGCATAGCTGCAATTCGTTTACACATTTCAATAAAGATGGGGCGCTGTTCTTCAGGCATCCCCTGAACATGGGAATAGCGCATTACTTTGGCTTTGTTATCCCAAATCAGGCGGGCTTTATCAACCCCCGGAACGAAGAAGCGGTTAGGATGCTTTCTCCATTGGTTGAGTTCACCTTTGGCTACCAAATCCAAAACGCATTGCGGGATGAACTGGCTTTCATAGTCAACCTTGTACTGCTTGGCTTCTTCACGTTCAATAGCGGCTTCGGTCTTTTCAATCTCAGCTTGCAAGCGACGCAATTTCCCTTCTTGTTTTTCCCAACGCTTGAAGGTGGCAGCACCATTGCTCTTGTCATTTAGCGGCTGTCCGTTGGCAGATTTCACGTCGTCGGTATGTTCCGTGAAAGCGGCATCAAATGCAGCCTGCTTCTTGGCAAGGCTATTCTTCAGGATTTCCAAACGGGTCATTTCATTATCCCTTTCAAATTATCACATGGCTATTATAGCAGATATTGCATTTAAATCAATAATTGATTTTTACAAATACAGGTCGGCTATAAATAAATCATAGCAATTCAATCATTATCGGAGTTTAATACTATGGCAGCAAATCTTGGATTAGACAACTTTCTCGCCAATATGCAGGGCGGTGGCTTGCGCCCCAACCTGTTTAAAGTCATCTTGGCCTTCCCGGCACAGGTAGCCAACCAACAGGCAGCCTTCAAGCTGCAGTTTACCGCCAAGGCCACTTCTATCCCCGCATCCAATTTAGGTGTGGCCATTGCGCCGTATATGGGGCGCGAAGCCAAGTTCGCAGGCGACCGTACTTTTGACGACTGGAACATCACTGTACTGCTTGACACCGACATGGTTTCCCGTGATGCATTTACCGCTTGGTCGGATGCAATGAACGGCCACGTGGATAACGTCGCCTTGGCCGGATGGGGCAACCCTTCGAGCTACATGGGCAGCGGAGAAGTTCATTTGCTTAACCGCGAAGGCGAAACCGTGAAGGTGTATAACATTAAAGGCACTTTCCCGACAGTCGTGGGCGAAATCAACTTGGATTGGGCTACCAATAACGCCATTGCAGAGTTTCCGGTAACTATGGCGGTAAACTGGTTTGAAGCGGTAACTGGCAGTAATAACGCTTAATCTGGTTTAAGTAAGAAAGCCTGTTGGGATTTCCAACAGGCTTTTTATTATACTTCCAACAAATCCAATACTTCTTCAGTATAGGCATAGCGCCATTGGTCTGTGTCGTCGCAATGCGCGGTATGATAGGCAGTGCCCGGCTGGAAGATGTCGCTATCATCCCTCAAACAGACTGCCAGTTCGGGTTGGATGAACAGCATTAAGATGTTCGACGATTGCGCGCCAATCATCAAACGCGGATAAAGCTTTCTATGCAATTGGCGCAGGGCTATTCTGTCGGCAACATCTGATAATCCAACAACATCATACTGACTGTCATCATTGCAAAGCAGATGCTTGTTATAGCCACGGCCTGCCAACTTGATAACCGGATAGGCTTCAAACGGATTGGATTCGTCATATGGATGAATCAGTTCGCCGTTTTCTGCAATCAGCTTGCCTTTAAGCTGGTTGGTTTTAATCAGGTAAGTCAAAGCAAACGCTGCCTGTGTGGTATAACTGCCGTCGTAATATTGCAGATGGGGGCGTAACATATCCAAGGCAAATTCGGCCAATACCGGAAAGAACTCGCGCTCTGCGCTGGCATATGATACGCCAAGGATAGCCGTGCCACACTCTTCAGCCAATATGCAAATGTGCTTATCATTGGCAGTAACAAACAAGTTGTCGTCATAATCAATGGCAAATTTAATCATGATATATCCTTCCTAGGCCAATACCCAATCGGTTGCCAGTATATCAGCCTGCATAGGATAGAACGGTTTTTCATTATCGTCAACCATCATGCCGTTTTCAGTCAGCCGGATAACCTTGTTGCTATCCTTGCGTTTAACGGGCAGGCCGCTCTTCATGGCTCGGATAGCCCAACCAATATCTAGTGTCACATCCAGCTTCCACAGTATCGTCTTGGCAATCTCTGCTTCGCAGTTTGCCAGTTTCAGCAAGGCTTCTTCACGAGCTCTTGCATAGGCTATATCGTCGCCCAAGCCGTGATTGATATACAGGTATTCGCCTGAAGTCGATAAGCCTGTGCCGGATACCAAGGTGCATTGCATGCCGTGTTCGGTTTTGGCATAGGTTTCTGAAATCATATGGTCGTTCAATGTCTGACGCATAACGGGCGTAATCAGCATAATAGTTCTCCATAGGGTTGTTTACAGGCTGCCATTATAGCGGGGATTTATCCCTGCATGAAAAATTTACAAATCCTTTACGTTTACCATATTGCATTAAAATCAATATGCGCTATAATGAAGCCGTGTTGAAACTAACCCTGAAAGGAAACATGATGAAAATCGAAATCAGCCTCTTGAAAGCCATCTTGAACTGCGCTGGTAAACAAGATACCCGTAATTTCTTGAACGGGGTTCATATCAAGGGAGAAACCATGGAAGCCAGTAATGGACATGTTGCTGCCCGCCTGAAATGCGAAGGTGCAAATTTCCCCGATATTATTATCCCGCGAACCATTGTTGAAATTGCCCATAAAGCCCACGCTGGTGCTGTTGAGCTTATTGATAACTTGGATGGAACTTACCGCTTGGGTGATATTCATTTCACGCCCATTTATACAGGGGATGCAGGGTTTCCTGATTTAGACAGGGTTATCCCTGTAGTCAACGGATATGAACCTGTTGAGCGTACTCCCCAACAAGAAGGATATTACGGGATTGATTTTAAAGTTTTGAAACTGGTTATGCAAACCAGCAAGCAGATTTACAAGCGCGAAGCCTTCCCATTTACCAACAGTATGCTGAATATCAACAAAGGAAGCGCCCTGTACTTCATACTCGATAACCTAGAGCTTTGGGTAATGCCCTGCCGGATTAAAGCGCCTATCCCGCAAAACAAAGCTGCCCAGCCCTTCATGTACTACAAAGAAGAGGAGTAACCATGATTGATTTACAGATGGGATATAGCCCGCAAAACCTGCGCAATATCCGCCAGCAATACAATTTGTCTCAAAAAGAAGTTGCCAAGATTGTTGGGGTATCCAGTTGGAACAGTGTATCAAGATGGGAAACGGATGTAACAAGTTCTAATCATTCAACTATGCCATATATCCGCTGGATGGCCTTGCTCGAGCATTTGAACAAGCAGTAACAAGACAGCCCGCGTAATGCGGGCTTTTACAATACCTTTACAATATCCAATATTGCATTTAAATCAATATAGCGTATAATGGCAACCGTAGTAAGGCATTACCAAATAACAAAACAGAAAGGAAATAGAAAATGAACTACAACGCAATCATGTCTCCCCGCGCCATCAAATCCATGCTGCGCAACGAACATGTTTTTACCGCCCACTTTCTGCCACGTATTATTGATGCCATTATTGACTCGGATACCAAATTCATGATATACAGCGACGAAATAAGCGAAATCTTTAAACATTACGGGATGCAAGAAGTTGATGCCCTAATGCAGCGCATCGAAGATTCGGGATATTGGGGAAAAGCAACTATCGATATGTGGGGAAATTGGGAAATCAAATTAAGTAATCCCTACCATGAACAAGGTTTGAAACAGCCTGTAGAACATAAAAACATCTTATCGCCCGCCCAAATCGAAAACCTGCTGAACGGAGATGCTTACTGGTTTTACGCCCACCTCTTGCATCGTATCATTGAAGTAATGGATAACGGGGATAAAGATTTCTTGATGAACCCTATCGAAGTTGAAGATGCCTTTGCTTGCTATACTGAAGAAGAACTTGATGGATGCTTAAACCAGTTGAAAGAAAGCGGTTTCAATGCCGAACAGGTTGATAATAAAATCCGTATTAGCTGGAGTAATCGTTAATCGCTGTTGAAGCTGATAAAGAAAAACCCGTGGGAAATCCCACGGGTTTTAGTGTCCGCAAAGGTAGCGAAATTACAGGCCAACAACGGCGGCTTTGCGGTAGTAGATGTTGCTGTTTTTGCCCAAAACCTGAGCGTTGGTAGTGGTAAAGGGGTTCTCTACCAAACCGTAGCGGGTTTTGAAACCGATAGCCGGTGCGAAGGTTACGGTATCGGATACGCGGGCAATTTGCAGCGGAACGTAGGGGCAGTAGAACAGGCCAGCGTCAACCACTTCAGCGCCTTTATAGCCGACTACATAACCGTCATGCGCCAGCATCGGGTCAATGTAAACGCGGTAGCGACCCATGTTGCCGCAATAGGTAGTGCCAGTCACGTCTACTTCCAAGTTCTGATTCATGGCTTGGATAGCGGGAGCGAAATCCAGCAAGCCTGCAATCTGCAGGGCAGATGCAACGTTGGCCGAAGTAATCAGGATATTGCCTTTGCCGCGACGGGTTTCTAAGGCAATGGCGTTGGCGTCGCGTTCGATTGCATAGAGCAAGCCTTTGAAGCGTTCAGCGCTCCAGCGGCCATCACTGTCGGTAGTGATGTTGAACGTGCCTTTGGTAGTGGCAAACTGTGCACCCGGTTTGGCGATTTGGTAGATGCTGCGTACAACTTCTTGGTTCTGCTCGAGCATCAGCTCAGTAGCCAAGATGTTGGCCAGTTCTACCTCGGCATCCATACCATGCACGTTTTTCCAATCTTGGGCGATTTCAAAGCTGTAGTCGGCACGGAGTTGGCGGGTTTTCGCAGTTACTTGAACTTTTTCAATGGTGGCTGACATGGATTTCCATGCTGCAGTTTCACCAGTGGCGGTATCCATGCCGGTGCCAGTTACTACGTCGGCGCTCGGGCTGCCGGTGTAGCTGCCTTCCAAGAAGGGGCTGGCATCGTCTTTTTGAGTACCTGCACCGCCGTGTCCGGTGTCTACCTTGTTGTACAAGGCTTCAGCACCGTTCTTATCGGTATAGCGGGCACGCATTGCGAATACCAAACCAGTCGGCATCTGCATGGCTTGTACGCCGCAAATATCGTAAGCAATCAGGCGGGGCGCAAAACGGCGAACCATACTTACCAGCACGGGGTCGTAGTTCGCAATGTTGGCGGTAGTGGTAGTGGCAGCTTCATTCAGTTGCATTTGCTGCGCATTATCGCGCTGCTGGTTTTCCAGCAAGACGGCAGTGGTAACGCGACGGGTTTCGTCGGCAATTGCCACGCCTTCATTGAGCACGTCGCCCCATTTTTCGAGCAGGGCTTTTTCTTGTAAAGTAGCCATATGGTCTAACTCCGTATCAAAAATTAACGAAAGGTTGCTTTAAAGTTATTTATAGGAAATCGATTTATGCGCCGCGCATGTAGCTCAAGTATTTGCCCATATCCGATTTGGTATCAGGCTGAACATTTTCATTGAGCTGTTGCGGGGCTGCTTGCGGTTCGGCAGGCTTGGCCACTACGATACCGATTACAGACTCAACCAATGCTTTGTAATCGCCTTGGTAAGCATCATGCGGCTGCATCAAAGTAGCCACGCGCTCTTTCTGAATATCGGTTAAACCGTTAGTGCATTCGGCCAATACCTGCGCATGCTGCATATCGCGTAATTGTTTGGCCAAGAGCTGATTTTCTTCAACCAATGCTTTGTTGGTTTCTTCCTGTTCTTTAACGCGCTCATCGGATTCGCCGAGCAAATCGGTAGAAGCAAAGGCAGCTTTAACCTGCTCGGTCAAGGCCAGCATGCGCTCGTACTCGTCGGTCTGCACAAGGCGCTCTTGGTTTTCGGCCAAGAAGCGGGCAGCGGTAGCATCGGCAAACTCTGCAACTTCTTCAAACAGGGCTTGCTTTTGCTGCTCAACGCTTTCCTGCAGTTGTTCGTAAGCAACTCGCTGGCTTTCTTTCAATTCTTCTTCACGTTTGGCAAAGGCTTCAGTGGCTGCTGCAGTAGCATCCGCTTCAGTTTTTGCTTTCACGTCTTCCATGGCGGATTCGACAATATCAATCAGGGGCTGTACTTCTTCAGCGCCAAGATTGACGGTCTTACCCCACTCAATCATGCTGTCTTTCAGTGACATACTTTTTCTCCAATCAAACGAACCAAATCTTCAAATAGGGCAAGGGACTGTTGATTGCTGAACCCTGCTTTATATTGTTTATTTATGGTAGCCTTCATGTCGTCTGTTGCTTCTACCAATACGCCATTTTGGTAAACCCATTCGCGGGATTCCATTAAGGCGGTAACAAAGGCATCCGGCGCAGACGGTTCTAATACCACATCGGCTGCAGAAATCAGGCGGAAATCCTTTTGCACAATATCCGTGCCAGTATGGTCTTTTCTAACCGAACCCAAGGCACGGCTGGATACGCCCAATTGAACTCCGTCGCGTAACAAACCAGCCACGATTGCGCCCATAGGGGTGTGCTGCAATACCTTGGCCTTGCCGATATAGTTGTCGCCGGATTCTTTCAGGCTGACAATCTTGATACAGGCACGCTCTGGATTTAATGTGGGGTCTTTCGGATGATTAAGTTCACCTAATGCACGGTTGTTGTCAACAACCTCCTTGATATAGCGCTCTACTTCGCCCCTAACGGTTTCTTTGGGATAGATGCGCCCGTTGATGTTGCGAATGTTCGTCTGCATGAAGATGCCTTCAATATGCAGAGATTTGCCCTCGGCTTCCTCTAGCACGTTGAAGGTGTCGCTCAATGCGGTTTCAACTAATAGCTTCATGGTATCAAGCCTTCAAAAGTCATTTACATAATTTATTTATGGTATAAGCATTTTGATGTAATATGGGATGATTGCTTAACAAGGAGTGTGTATGAAACGAATTGACGAGAAAGAGGTGATAACGGATAGCGGGGAAGTTATCAGGGTCTATGTATTGCATCCTGACGCGGATAAGATGCTTGCTGAAGAGATTGCCCATGGCCATTTCATCATATACCACCCATCTATATCAGTTTGGGCAAACCGCTTTGCCACTTTCTTCAATCAGGCTTATACAGCGCTTTATCCCTGTACATTTGGGGTTGAAGATGTACACGACGAATGGGTTATGGAAGCCTGCGAAATTGCCCGGATACTGGATAAGACGAAAGAAGTGACACCGGAAACTATTGAAACTGCATTCAATGAAGTTTTCACCTATTACTTTGATGAAGCCGAAATTGCTTATAAGGATAGAACTGCCTTCTTTGAATACATAGCCAATAAGTGGAACTCTGATTGCGCTTAGATATACTATAGACAAAATTAAACCCCATGGGATGTGCCCACGGGGTTTCTTGGTGCGTGTGTTTGTTATTCAGTAGGGGTATTGATGTTTGCGCCGCTCGGTTCAAACTTCACACCGCTTTCAAAATCGCATTCAAGCAGCTTGAAGGCATCATCATTGCCATAGCTCAGTTTCAGCTTGGTCGTGCCACCGCCCAGTTTCTGAATGCGGGAGCGGATGAAGGATTTAACCGTATTCAAATCCCCTGATTGAGTGCCAGCCACCCCGGCAATGGTAACGGCTGCATGATATTTGCCATCGGGCGCTTTGCCGATTTTGATAATATCGCGGGAGCGGCTGTTGCCAACCAAGTAACCTGCATCACCTGCCAGCGGTTGGTTGAACCAATAATTGTTGCTGTAATCAGTCGCTTCGTTTAGATGCTTTGCATCGATTGGCAGTTCTGGCACGGCAATGTTGGCAGTGCTAGTCGTTACATCCTCAGACAAACCAAAGGCCTTGCGGAAACGGCGGGCTTTGCGTGATTTGCGGGCTACGCGGATTTTCAGGGCTGCGCCTTGGCTGCGCTTGCTGATAACCATTTTGCGCTTGGCCACGCGCTGCTTGGCTAACTCAGTACCACCAATTTTCACGCAGGTAGTTCCGTTCCATTTGAAGCCTTTGCGGCATTGCATCTTGATTCGTTTCTTGCCTTGGGCATTGACTTTGATACGGCGTTTCACTTCGTTCAGCTCGTAATCGTCTTCCATTTCCAAGCCATAAACAACATCTTCTTCATTGAGGTAAACGATTACCACATACTCAAAGCCAATATCGTCTTCAATGTCCTCAATATCGACATCTGATTCGACAGTCGCACCTTCGGCTTTTTCGTAAACCAGTACATCATAGCTGTACACGGCATCGGTAGCATCCAAGTAATCGCAGAAGTCGAAGACTTGGTCTTTCTTGCGGAATGAAATATCAAACACGCCATCTTCATACTCGCCGTCACCGCCAAACTGGCGGGCAACGTTGATGATTTCAATAACGGCATTGGCTTCAGATTGGTCAACGGCTTCTTCGTTGATTTTCTGCGCCAATACATTGTTGAAGTGGTCAAGCAGGGCAGCTTCGGCCTTTTCCCTTTCGGGATTTTCATTGCCGAGATATTCGATTGCTTCAAGTAATTTCATCGTGGTCTCCATAGAAAACAGGTTCATCTTGATTATTTATGTCGCGCCCCTTTTCATCTTCGACTTCACCCAACAGGGTTTCGATTTCATCGTCGGACATATGCATGATATTAGATAATGCCCAGCGCTGGCTAAACATCTCGCCAATCATGCTTGATACGCTGTTCAATGTACCGATACGGGCTTCAAGGATTTCTGTTTTCTTCATTTCAACAAAGTTATTGTCTTCGGCATAAATCCATTGGATGTCGCGCTTGATACCCGGCCAGTCTTCCATGCTGATAACCTTGCGCAATACCAGTTCGGTTTTCAGTACATCTTCAACAACTAGGATAAAGCGGGCACGCAATGCCTGAATGAATTTTTGGAAGCGGTATTCATCCCTTGTGATTTCGGTAATGCGTCCTGTGCTGAATACGGATTGTTCGGCTTGGAAGCGGCTGCGAGGAATGTTTAGGCTGCGATAGAAAACATCTCGGCAATACTCAACATCTTCAATCACGCCCGTGTTTTGCCCGCCGGGCAATGTTGATACTTCGGTGCTCCGGCCATTGCTTCTACGGGGCAGCCAAATATCTTCAAGCATGGAATTGATATTGCGCTTGTCAATGGTATCGCCCGTCTTGGTATCGTACACCATCTTGTTCTTGAACTTGTTAATCAAGTCCTGCATGTACTTCTCGGCACGGCTTCTTGGCAGGTCGGCAATATCAATGTAGAAAACACGGCGCTCAGGAGCTCGGACTACCCGATAAATCACCATGGCGCTTTCCATCATCTTCATATTGTTATAGGGCACAATTGCCTTATGAAGATGGCCTATGATGTAATTGCCGTCATCGGATACCAAGCCGCTGTCGGTATAGGCAATTGCTTCTTCTTGGAAAATGGCAGCCTTGCGCTCTTTCTGCCATTGCAGCGTGGTCAGAGTTTGGAAGTCTTTGCCCCATAATTGCGGCTTTTGGCTGTTGGGCACATAGACATACTTGATTTCTTCTTTGCCCAAATCAACAAAGCCGTCATTGGTCACCTTCGTGCCGCGCAATCGGCGGATATTGAGCGGGTCAATCTGCTGCAGCTTGATAATCTTCGTCTTGTCTTCAGAAACCACCTTGTGCAAGAACAAGCGGCTATCCACATACCATGAACGGAACAGGTTTTTACCAGTACCGTCAAAGTCGAAGAGGTCATGGTAAACGTAGTGGAAGGCTTCCTTAATCTTGTCTTGCAGGGAAGCGGTCAGTTTGGAATTCTCGTGAAACTGTATCGACATGGCCATTTCAGCGCCGTCGACGTTGAAGGTTTCGTTGATGATTTCCTGCACGGCTTCGGATACTTCGGCAGATAACGCAATGCTGCGATAGCGGGCAATCGCATCCGCTTCAGTTTGTGGCAGGTTGGCAATATCGTGGCGGATGATGTTGAAGTCGACAATGTTTTGCGAGCCGACGTCATCATAACTCGCCGTGCCGTCAGGCATGGTATCGACAGTAATCGCGGTATCCCGTTCAATCGGGTCAACCGGATTGCCGAATAATTTGGTAAACCAAGACATAGTCATTTCCTATGGGTATTCATGCCACTATTTACACGGTGGCAAAGATGAATGATTCGCCTAGACGACGGAGCGTGCTGTCAACTGCCCTCGTGGCAATGGCAGGCTGCTCGCCTTTACCGCCGTTATGTCCTGAACCGCCTTCAATCTGTTTTTGTGGGGCAGTAGTCGGAGCGGGCACAATGACAGGCTTGGGATTGACCTGCTGTTGCTGCACAGCCTTCTCGGTAGCCGTTTCCTGTTTGGCGCTTTCTGTTAATGTCGGCGTCATCGGGTTGGCTGCAGGTTCGGCAGACATCGTGGATACCGGGGCGGGCTTCATGCTTTCTTGTTGAGCTTGTGCCGCTTCAGGCTGGATAGTCGGTTCTGAAGTCATTTCCCTCTGCAGGGTAGGCGATATAGCGGGCTTGCCGTCTAATGTAGGTATAGCGGCTGCCTGCTTCACGGCATCGTCGAGCTTTCTTTGGGCATCCTGCTTGATGGTAGGCGCAGGATTAAGGCCTTTCGCTTCTTCAGGATGCAGCCAGTCGTAAATCTTCGTGCCAAGGCTGGCGTCTTTGTCGCCTGTAATGGCCTGAACGCCTTTATCGGTTAGGTTGCTAATCCAGTTTGAAGCATCTTCGCCACGGGCAGCCTTGTAAGCAGCGTAAAGGCCTGTACCGCCAAACACCAAAGCGGCAGTGCCTGCAGCAATCGGAGCAGCGCCTAGGCTGCCTATTGCACCAACGGCATTGCTGCCCATCGTGCCAAGCATCGGCAAAGCCCTTGCTCCCATCCCCAATGCGCCACGGCCTAGGCCAACCGCTTTTGAACCCAATCCGGTTGCCCCTGCCTTCAATGCGCCAGCCCCTGAAGCCAGCAAAGGCAATGCTCTAGCACCAACAGTCCTCAAGGCCGTGCCTGAAGTACGCAAGCCTGTAGAAGCCAAAGAAGCGGCTCTGGCTGCATATTGGCGGGAAACCCTGCTTGCCAAGCGCCCAGCCGCGCGTGTACGGCGGTTGGCACGCTGAACAGCCCGTTGCATGCCTTGGATGCTTCGACCCATCCTTACGCGCCCCAAGCGCCTTTCTCGGCGGGCAAACCTTCTCGCTCTGTCTCGAAGCGTGCCACGGCCTTGAGTCATTTCACGAATGAAGCGACGGCCACGGCCTTCTTTGCGTTCATCGGCTTTCTGTTCGGTTTTGTCTTTCTGCTGCTCGGCCAGTATCTTATCAAGAATGGTGGCAACCTTTTCCATCTGCCTGCGCTGCTTAACCTGTTCTTCATCAGATTTGGCCACAAGCGGCTTGGGGTTGGATACTTGGCGAATGGTATCAATCTGCTTATCCGCTGCAGTCTTCACGCTCTCGCGTTGGAAGCGCTCAATCTTGGCCTTCTCGGTACTGGAAGGCTTGGCATCGGGTTGATTGGTATTGGCGGTTTCGCGGATGATGGATGCGGTTTTGTTTAACCCGCCGGTGATGTGGCTGTCAAGGCGTGTAATACCGTCATCAATATCAACGAGCTTTTGATGGATGCGGTCGTCAGAAATCTGCCTAGCGGTATTGCCATCTACTGTGGCGCTAGGGGCTGGCTGCGCAGTTTGTGTTGATTGCTTAGGCTGCTCTTCCTTAACCGCTTCTTCTTTCTTCTCTGCTTCGGGCTTGTCCTTGGCTTCGCCTTTCTGCTTGGGTTTGGCGGTAAGGTGGCGCCACGCATCGGTAGCACCCTTCTCGATAGATTGGCCAAGGCGTGAGTTTTCTGTACCGTAGCCCCATAACGCATGCAGGCTAAGGCGCTCTTTAACGTCCTCTTTAATCTTGTTGGTCAACAAACCCAAGCGGCTGCGCTTCTTGAATGTGTCGTCTTTATTGCGCCCGGGCGTCGCATCCTTTTTACCGCCAAACAAACTCATTTGGTTTCATCCTTCCAAGCGGCAAACATTATCAGATACATTTTCAGCTCCAAATACGGCATGGCATCTATTTCAGACGGGGGAAGGCCGTATTTGTGCGAAAGTAGGAAAACGCGCTTGTGCCACTCTGTCAAGCCGTTCATGTCAAAAATCATGCGAAAAAACTGTAAAGCCCCTGCAGGGTAAAGCGTTCGGTATGTTTGCATTTGGGGCAGGTGATTTCCCTTGACCAATACACTTCCGGCATATTGTCGATAAAGTCGGTAATCTGCGCTGCCGCTTCCTGTGGCAAGGCATCCAAGAAATCCAGCACTTCTTCAAGGCTGGCATCAACCAAAGGTTCGTAAACGCCTTCCTTGTCGAAAATGGATTCGATACAGTCAATCACAATGGCATCATCGTCGGCAGTATCATCTTGATGGGTAAACCATGCGCCGAAAGGCGGATACTTCAGTTTGATACCCATGCCATTCCCAAGGTCGACGATATTGCTAATCGGGTTTTCGGTTACAGTAACATCGGCAATCACTACAGGCAGGTTGAAACTGGTATTGCAAGGCTTGCCGTCTTTGTCGGGTTCTGTGCATTTAACTTGGATGGTAATAGCGTTTTCGCTGCTCTTGGCATACAGGTGCAGGAATAGTGATTCAACGTCGACAAACGATAACTTGGTTACATCCGTGCCGTCGGTAACACAGCGGGTCAAGACTTCCAATACCGTGTTGGCAATAGCCGATACATCTTCAAAGGCCACAATAGTCAACAGGGCTTTATATTCGCCTGCCAGTAGCGGTCTAAACTTAATTTCGCGTTTGCTATCCGGTAGGGTATAGCTGTAGATTGGGGTGTTGAGCTTGGGAAGTGCCATAATCGATTTTCCTTATAGGTTTGCATATGCCATTATTTAGGCTGCAGAAATGAAAAATCCCCTTGGGTAAGGGGATTGTATTACTCTAGCATGTCATCGCAATCTGTGGCGATTGTGAAGCGGCTGTGGCCTAGTTTAGGTAAATGTTGCTCGCCCTGCGCCGCTCGTTGCCTTTGGTATCACTGGTTTGATTGCCATATACGGTCAATCTGTCATTACCCATGATTTCCGTGTTTCGGCTGCCGTGGACTTTGGTATGCTGGTTGCCCATGATTTCCGTGGCAGCATTACCTTGTACTAGGATGTTGGCATTGCCTTCCACTGTGATATTGCAGTTTCCTTTAACCAGTAGCTTTTTATCCTTGTAGATAATTTCAATGTCATCATTCATGTTCTTGTAAACCCGTTTGCCGTCGGGATGGTATTCCATAAATGTACCGGATGGATGCCACATGGCTATGCGGTTATTGCTGTCATCGGTTTCATAGATGATACCGTTAGGCGTGGCATAGGTGTGGTTCAAAGGATAGCGGGCATTGTAAGGCGTAACTGGTTCAGTCCATGAACCGCCAAAGGCAATCTTGGCAGTCTGCAGGTTTTCCTTTTTCTTCTTGACAATAGTTTCTTCAATCTTCTCTTTGCGGGCAAGCCTGTTGGTATCCGGTTCAGTCGGGGTCAATCCATCTTCTTCAGGGATACCGCCAAGGCTGCCTAATACTATCGGCATTTGGCAAAGGTCGCCGTCGGCAAAGAAGCCGATTACGGTGCTATCCTTGATTAGGCCTGTCGGACTGAAGCCTACCCCGCCTAATGCAGCGGACGTAATAGGCTGTACCGGAAATGCCCATGGCAGGGATTCATCTTTGATGTCGTCATTATGATAGCCATAGATGCGAACTTTTACCCGGCCTAGCTTCTTGGTGTCTTCGTTGGATACCACCTTGCCTATCCACCAATTGAACTCGCCAAAGGTAAAGGCATTGCTTTGTTGGATATTATCCATCACTTACTTCTCCCAATTGCAAAGTTCGACGTTGACAAAATAACTGGATTTGGTGATAACGTGGCCAACCGCTGTAATCAGGTATTTGCCCTTATAGCGGCTATCTAGGTTTTGTTCGCTCAAGCTGTCGTTGGCAGGCATATCCAGTTCGGCAATTTCGGATAGCCAGTTAAAGGCCTTGGTGTTGCCTGTAAGTTGAAGGCGGATGCGGTTTTGTTCGAGCTTAAACAAACTGTGGCGTCGGCTGCTGAACCACTCTACGCCTTTGTCTAGGGTTGATTCCCCGCCATCATACATCTTTTCATGCTTGGGCATGAAGTGGATAAGCGCTTCAGGCTTGCCGATTTTCTGCCCGCCTTTGCGTTTCTTGTCTTCGGTTTCCCATTTCTTGTTGACAAAATCGAATGTGGCCACTTGGTTGGCGTCATAGCCGGATGCAACATTAACCAAGGCATTAAAGTGGTCAATTGCCCAAGTGGTAAATTCTAAATTCTTGTTGGTTTTGGTGTCGCCGTTTTCGCGGATATTATTCGGGCGCTGGATGAACTTAACGTGGGGCTTGCGCTGCCATAGCGTTGACAGTGATTCAAAGCAGAGCTTGGCTTGGCCTTTCTTAATTGTTTTCGTGTAGAACACGAAGTCTGCCTGATTATTACACAGGGCTACCTTGCACATTTCGGCGACTACGGTAAGCGGGCTGATATTGGTGGCAATATAGACCATTTCATTGTCGGCTCGACTAGGCAGGCGCTTGCCGTCTTTGATGTGATATGGCACGCTGCTTTCCAGTTGCTCGGGCTTGGGCTTTTCATCCTTTACCTGCGCATGCAGGTGCTTTTGGACGACCTGCTTGACAATTTCATCGGGGCGCTTGCCATCGAAGGCTTCGCATACCTTGGCATTCTGATTGGCCAAGTATTCTTTGGTCGTACAGTTCAGCGTGTACGACATGGCCTTGTGGTTAATCTGCCGTTTATCTTCAAGGCTGATTACGACGAAGGATAGATGTACATTGTCGTCGGTATCGACTTCCTGCTTGATGTTCAGCTTAATATCAACTTTGGCATTTGGCCGGATATTGTAGCGGGTAATCATGTTGGTCGTATCGGCAATATCCAAGACAGCCGTGGTAAACGGATTGGTTAGCTCTTGGCTGATATAGACGTTGGCTACCGCTTCAGTGATGTCTTTGCCGTTTAGCGTCACGGTAAAGCGGGTTATATCGCCAAACTGCGCATGTAGGTTTTTCATTCGAACTGTGCCCTAAATTCTTCTTCAAACGCTGCGACAAACTTTGGATTAACAATTTTGATTTTGTGTTTCAGGCTGTTTTGTTCAACCTCGTAATCCAATACAGATACTGGCATAATGTAAACAGGCAGGTCTTCATTGCGGTCTAGCATGGCCTGATACTTGTCGCTGTCTACATCATCGCAATAGCGTTTGATTTGAGTGTCGTAAAAATGATGGGTTCTATCTGACGTGCCATACTTGGCCTTGCAGTAATCTACCAATAGGTCATGTGATACTGGCAAGGCATGATAGGGGTTAATCAGGTTATTGCAGACCATGATGACCCACCAATATTGTGTGGTATCGTAAACTTCATGGCTGATTGCTTCAGGGGTCATGTCTGCTTGTACATAGTAATCCTGAAACAAATAGGTTTTATCAATATTAAAGCGCTTAAACAGATGGGATGCGCAGATGTTTGTCAATTCATACACGCGCCCGTCCAGCTTGTAAGGGGTAGTCCCGATAATATCAAACATGGGGGAAGTATCCGGTAATGTGTTTAATCCTATTTAACTCCTAAATAGTTATATCAAATTCGGAAAAGTTTGTATGAACGCAAAATTTCAATCACTACTATCAACCCTAGAGCGGTTGTATGATGAAGACCCGTTTATGGCATACGGCCTGCGCAGTACCCGCCATCCAAGTGAGTCAAAGCCCGGCGCTAAATTGCGCAATAGCTTTGTGTGGGAAGACGGGGTAAAAACCAACCGCCAGCTTAACGGGGTCTCCACTATCGGCATCCCTGCCCATGACATCAACGAACAGGGATTGGTTAAGGCTATCCAAAGGCTAGGCCGCTCGGCTGCCAAGCTGTTCGGAGTTCCGCCGGGCACGGTTTACATCGATTACGGCGGTGACGACGTTATCTTGGTGCAGGGCGATAGTTCTGAAGGCGGGGAAGACATGCATGAATATATTATCCGCCACGGGCAAACTGTATGGTCTGCTAAAAACGGTTCAATCTTGAAGGAAGGAAAAACTATGAATTGGAATCAATCATTCCGCGATTGGTATGCTGCCAAACAGCAAGCTTTGAATGAAAATACCGAACCTGAAGGGGATACGGATAACCCTGAAGGCAAAGAAGAAGGCAAAGACGATAAAGAGGATGAGTAATGCGCAAGCGCTACGGCAAGCCCTTCAGGTTTAAACCCAAGCATCCCGAAAAGTATGTCGGGGATGTAAGCAGGATTACCATGCGCAGCACGTGGGAAAAGAAATTCGCCATTTGGTGTGATTTAAACCCGTCTGTGTTGAAATGGAATTCTGAAGGGGTGGCCGTGCCATACTATCATCAGATAGACGGGCGCATGAAAAATTACTATATCGACTTCTTTGTTCTCTTGAAGCAGGCGGATGGCAATACCGTAAAGCTGGCTGTAGAAGTTAAGCCGCATTATGAAACCCAACCGCCTGTCCCGCCAAAGCGGAAAACCGATAAATCCCAAAGGCGCTATTTGCAGGAATGCGTGACCTATCAGCAAAACTGCGATAAATGGCGCTATGCCCGGCAATGGGCAGATGATAACGGATTTAAATTTGTTATCATGACTGAAAACGAGTTGGGTATCTAATCCTCTATGTGTGTTGGGAACTTAAAAAGCCCGCTAAATGCGGGCTTCTTTTTTGGCTTGGTTGAATCAATCAGCGAGTTCTAATTCAGAGAAGAATCGTTTGATTGCTTCGCGCATCGCTTCTTTTGACGGGTAAACATTGCTCACTGAAGTTCTAGTGGTTTCACCCGGTTTGGCAAAGGGGCAATAAACTACAGAATCAATGCGGTAGCTGGTAATTTCCCCGCTACTGTTAATCTCGGCGGGATAAACACAGGCTACCCGGGTCTCGGTCAATGTACTGATTGCTTTTTCATACAGGGCGGTGTCGGCAATCGGGGTAGAATTTTTCATGGCTTCGATAATACGCATGATGGATTTCCTTTAATGTAGAAAGTGATTAGGGGGTTAATTAAGGCTGATTACGGCAGGATGCGCCAGCCTACGATAGCGACAGCGGCAATCCCGATAACGGTTACAATTCCCATAATGTACAGCATGATAAAGCTCCTTCTCTTGGTTTGGTTTAATCTTGGCAAATTAAATTATTTTGCAATCCGGCGATAACCTACATTGGGATGCCAATCAGGCATTCCTTCAAGAGGTTCCCATTCTTCTACCCATTTACCATCGCGGAGAACTTGGCATTCTTGAGTCTCCCAAAATACCCAAGGGGTTTCTGAAATCATGGCATCTTGGGCAAACTGCAACATGAGTTCGGCATGTACATGGGCAGGCATCTTAATTACTCCTGAATATCAAGTTCAATCGGCATCCCTGTTACTTGGGATAACTTAATCAGAGCAGGGAAGGTATTTTGTTCAATCTTGGAAACATACAAATCTTCATCCCCGGTAGATTTGCGCAGGGTAGCGCATTCAATGTTTCCGCTGGCTGCTACCTTAACAGTAACGTATAACCCGTTGTAAGAGTCAAGGTCAAGGTCGATAGCTTCAAACTGCATAATCATTCTTCATCCTCCAAGGTATCATCATCGGCTGTTGGGATTGTATGGCAAATCAGGGTTTGCAGCAAATGGTCGTAATCGCTGCTTCGGCATTCATCCAATACAAGGTTAATCTCTTCAGAACTCCAACCTTGACGGCGGGCGGCTTTTGAAAATGCGCCCATCAGGAAGAAAGCATTGCTATTCAACCCTACAAGGTCAAGTTCAACGGTTTTCGGCGGATTAAACAGGTTTGGCATTTCAGTTTCCTTTACTTGGTTACATAACGGGCTACGGTTTCGCGGGTATCGGCTGCTTCAATCCGTACATTCCACCCTGAAGCAAATTCGTTGGTAATCTTGCGTTTCAAACCGCGAACAGTGTTGGCATCGCGCACATACTCAATATCACATTGGGGATGGCGAACAATGGCAAGGTAAAACATTTCGGTTTCCTTTATGTCTGTTGTTATCTACTACGGTTGCCATTATACGCCATATTGATTTAAATGCAATATGGTAAATGTAAAGATTGCGTAAAGTTTGATATTGCACTTTTTCCTTGGAATATCTGCAGGGGCGTTACAGTTTTCTGAAGGAAAGAGCGGGAAATCAGTATATAGCCCACAGTCGCCTCACAATCGCCACAGATTGCGACGACGGCATGGAGTAATACCCTAGCCTACCTCTAGGGGTTGAAGGCCTGAATTTCGCGTTTGTGATGCGAAAGGCGAAAGGCGAAAGAAAACCGCCAGCGGGATACTGGCGGTTGATTTGTCAATCATTAATGTCTATCTACAAATTCAAGGTAATTCATGATTGCTTTAAAAATCAATACTTTCGTTTAGTTTGGCATGGGGTTGGTTGTTGAGGGTCAACGCCATAATCACCAAGCAATTATTAACATCTTACGGCGTAATCTTGATACTGCTGCTTACCGTAGGATTGTATCTTACCTTATGGGCTACCAATAATCTTGACAGTAATACATTGCCTGCAGGGTGGTTATCCCGCTTCATCGCTGCAATATATTCAGCCCTTGGTATCTTGCTATGTATCCTATAGCTGCTCTCTTGGTAATAGTAGCTGTCGGTAATCACGCATTGCTGTTCAAGCACACCCGTGTGGGATTTCCGAAGCAGCCCTGTGGTATAAACTGCAATCGGGCTAATATCTGCCTGCAGGCTGCCGTCATCATAGCGCCTTGTAGTATAGCGGCTGGATACGACTGTCGGTTCTACCGCTTCGATTTCTACAGGCCTGCCGATATTATCGGATACCGGGGTTAATACTGCGCCTTCGCCCTGCTCGGATAATACGGCCAAGCTTGGCAGGCTGTACAGGTAATACCCGTGATTATCGATTGCTACCTGCTGGATTTTACCTTGCGCCGTCACCTTTGTTACTCGGCCATAGAAGCCATTGCGGCTGCCTGATACGGCAATGATGCCGTCGCCGACTTTGTACTTCTTACCACCGTTGGCGATAGTAATGCTTTGGATTACCCCATGGCTAATCTTGGCAATGCGGTAAGTGCCGTTTAACACATCGCCTTCTACAGGCAATACTGTGTCGGTGGTATAGGGGCGGTTGGCTGTTGGACGGGATAGCTGCAGGATACAGTGGCTTGGCACTTCAAGGCCTGTGCTAAACCGTAGTGTCTCAAACGGCAGCAGGCTGTCGCTGATACTGATAACCAAGCGCCCGGTATTGTCAATGACGGTAAACCTGTCGACGTAGAAGCGGGCATTACTGGTCAGACCTTGGCCGTGCAGTTGATACTCGGCAAGCTGTTCATATAACAGGCGCAATGCCGTATCGGGCACGTTGGTTAAATCGCAATACAGGATTTGGTTGCGTTCATTCAAGGCAAACGACGGCACTAGCATATCATCCCTTGGATAGCTTACTGTCGGTTCGTCGTTATACAGGAGCTTGAACAGGAAATGCAGGCCGTTCTTACTGCCCCTTGCGCTGTAGTAATCACGCAGGAAGGTGACAAGCTGGCGTCGCTCAATCTTAATGGGCGTATCCAGCAAATAACCAAGGTCGGCCAGTATCTTGTCCCAATACTGGCTCTGTTCGTTGCTGGTATCGTGATTATCCAAGTAATCGCTGACATACTGCAGGGGGTTGCCTTCCTTGTACAAGTAGGCGAAGTAGTCTGTCAGTAAGTTGGCAAACCGAGGATATTCCCGCTGAACATAGGACGGATACCGGGCTTTAATAAAGGATAAGTAGCTGTTACTCATCGATTACCCTCGTCTTCGTGATACGCACGATATTGTTTAGGGCGCTGGCCACGTCGGGATGCTTTGGTGTTACGGTTAGCTGTATGGCCTCGTTGCCCGTATAAGCAGTCGTGGGATAGCGCAGGTAAATTAGGCCTGTGACATAATCGATTGTACCGATTGCTTCATGGATGGGATGCTCTGCATCGGCATCTGCATAGATTGCGCCATTACCGTCGTCATAGATATTGAACTCGTATATCCCGTATTGTGCCGTGGCAGCCAGTGATTTAGGCTGGATGGCATTGCCGAAATACACAGCAGTCTTGCCTGTGTTATTGCGAGCAATCGTTACGGCTTTCTTCAGGCGCTTGCGGGTATAGCTGGATTTAATGCCTTGGTGGGCATTTACAATGGCTTGGTTCAAGGCTACGTCTGACAGGTAGGTATCAAATACGTTCAAGTGGCGGTCGTTATACTGCCTTACCGCATCAATCGCGGCATTGGATACTTCGCCATAGCTGCTTGATGTCTTATCCATGTCGACAATCAATACCACATCAATTTCGCATTCGATAAATTCTGGGTCGACAAATACCGGATGCGCCCCTAAGCGCTTGGCAGATTCCAATACACTGTTGCGTATATCATCCTTGGCACTGCTCGACAGCTTGTCTGCATAGTAGGGCTTGATGGATAGGAATACGCGGTTATAGGTTTTCTGCCAATGCTCTTCCCCGCCCCACACATTAACTGCCTGCACATTGCGGAAACGGGAAAGGATGGCGGATTTATAGTCTTCTTCATGGAACAGGCGATTTTGTCGGCGGAAATAGTTGAGCGCATTAAAGCGTACCGTTTCCAAGGATTCGCCGTCAGAGCCGCCGCTGCTGGTTTCGGTAGTCTCCAAGGTAAAACCGGATAGCGTAAACTCATTGCAGCCATTACCCTGTTCGCCCGTAGTCGACAGATACTCGGCCACAATCAAGTCATCATGGGCAGGCTTCTTGCCAAATACATTATTGCCAAAGTAAATCTCATAATAGCCGTCAGCTGTGGTCGTGATATAGAAGACCCTGCTTTGGCTGGTCGTATTGAATACGCTGTCGGCCAAGCGGTATTGCTCGCCGTCGTCATCTTCAGATTTGCGGATATACACGCGCAGGCTGTCAATATCAATCGTTTTATCCTTGATGACGAAGCGCTGATACTGTACCGATTCATTCAGCTTGAATTTCCATTCGCGCTTCACGCCTTCCTGTAGGATAGTCGACTTGCTATGGAAGGTATAGCTACCGTTGGGATTGCGTGTGTAATCGTACAGGTAAACATCATCGGGATTGCTGAAACGGCGTGTCTCGGAAGTTCTTTGTGATTTGCCTGTAATGGTTTTCCACTTGTGCATCACAAGAAAACCGTTGGTTGGGAAAGTATCAACCGTCTGCTTAACCACGGCTTCTACCCGTGATGCCCTGATACCTTTGGGCAGGTAGCCTAGGCCACGGGCTTTACTGAATACGGATTGCTGCAGTTGGGCGCTGTCAATACTGGATTCATTGTTCAGCATATAGGCATACACGCCGAAATTATGGGCATTGTATGCAAGGATGTTGAGCAGCGTGGCAATCCCGCCCGCTTCAAAATCATAGTCCGCGTATTTCGGGTCGGCCTTCAGGAAATCCTTTAGGCCTTGGCGGTAGCCTTTATAGTCAATAGGGTTCATCTGATACGCTCCACAAAGAATTCGATAGTCTGTTCGTTAAGCAGCGATAGCACGCTGAATGTAATTTGGATGCGGTAGCCTGTCTCGTCGTCGCTGATATGGGCGTCAACCTTCTTAATATCTGCCCGTGGCTCGAGTTTGTTAAACGCCCATTTGATACGACTTTCCAAAGCGGCAGCCACTGCCGGGCTTGGGCTTTCAAAGAGCAATGCTTGGATATGGCCGTGAAGGTCAGGTTCAAAGGGAATATCATAGGGACGCATCTGCGCAATATGCAGCAAAGCGCGTTTAACCGCTGCAGCATCTGTCAAGAATGTAATATCGCCCGTCATCGGATGCGGCTTCAGGTTTAAGTTTAAATCGCTGTAATAGGCCATCTTATAGGGTCTCGTTTTCAAAAAACACGTTATGACTGGCCGTCATGATGATGCTTTCGCATTTGCCGTCTTCTTCAGGCGGACGGGGTTCCAGTTCAAACATGCCTTTGTAATTGTGATGGATGAGTTCTTGGGTATCGCCTCGGCGCTTCTCGGGGATATAGGTTTCAATGTAGGGCTGTGGCAGGGCATCGTCTAATGGGTCTTTCAAGAGTGCTGCAGGCCTACCGTTTACCCAGACAGTACATTTCTCGCGCTTGGCAATCCTTGCATCGTGTTGGCCAAGCATGTTTTGATGAAACTGCAGGCGGTCATGCGCCCGGGCACATGCTCGGTTGTTGATGTACACGTTAATGCTGCCCCATCGGATACGGCGGGGCGCAAAGGCATCATGGCCTGTGCATAAATCTTTCATCCGGGCTACTGCTGGCATACCTTACTCCGTACAATATTTGTCGGTTGCCATTGCAAGTAGGAAAGGCCGTGTGTAATCATGGTAAATCCTTGTTTTTGCAATGGGTGGTTCTTCCACAGTATTTAACGCCTTGGGGATAAACTGTGGCTTTGGTGGTTTCTTGCATAGCTCGGGATAGATGTGATTGGTATCTACCATGTCAATATACTCCATACGGTATAGCCGCTATAGCTGTAAGCGGTATTGGGCAAATCCTGATTGACGGTATTGCGGATAGACAGGATTTGCTCGTCAACATCATCAAAGCTTCTGCCGGGCAGGCTGTGATAGCGGATAAGCGTGACCTTGCTCGGCGTAATCTTGATTTCAAAGGCCGTGCTTCTATTGGGCTTGTCCTGCTTCAGGTTCTTGTAGATGTCGGGCAAGATTTTACTGCTATGCAGGTGCATGACCAGTTGGTCAAAGTTGTTTCGATTGCGGGCATAGTGCTGGAGCAGTTCGTCTGGGGTTCGGATAATCGTACCGCTTGGGATACTGTATTCCTCTATGTCTTTAGGCCTTGTAGGGTCAAGGCAGCTTGGGCATTTGCCTAGTTTGCTGAAGCGGATTTCCGAAAACGGCACGGCCACGCCGTCAATCATCATGGCGGATTCTGGTGCTTTCGTTACCCCGCAAAGGCCACGGGTGTCAATGCGCTTGGGCACAAACTCTGTCGGGCTTGGGCAAGGCGGGCAAAGGCTGTTCAGTTTTGGAGGCTGGTAGGGCTTAACCGGATTATCAGCGGCTTCTTCGACCACAATATCAGGGGCAGCTTTAAAGCGGTCTCTGTCTAAACTCCAGTTGTTATAAACGCGGATGCAGAACCATTTCTCGGTATAGGTTTCCGGTTGGTTTAGCAGGTAAAGCCTAACCTTGAACTTCCATACCCTGCCCCATGCCTGTGCCGTGTCATCGTGGTTATCGCTGTACCAGTTCCAGCTCGGCGGTAAATCGGTATTGTGTTCAGAACAGTCTAGGTTGCCGACTTCGCCCATAATCACGCCGCTGGACATCAGGGTCAAACCGTCGGGCAGTTTCCCATCGACCAGTTCATATACTAGGGTCTCATGGCATTCAATCGGACGCTTGCGGGTTTGCAATGCTGCAGAGGTGTAATAGCCGAAACCCGTTAGGGCTTCCATGCGCGAGCTAGGGGTATAGCCTTGTCGGGTTGCCGTAATACTGCCCTTGATTGCAGTTTTAGGGTCGATATGCAGAAACACATCAACATCTGCCGGGATTTCTTTTGTGATAAGCGTATTGTGTTCGTATGAAACCGCTTGGCCAAATCCGATAAGCTTGCTGCCCTGCCTTTGGTAAAAGCTCAGGGTATAGTTGACCATATCGTACTCGGTAAGCAGGATACGGATGTTTAGGGTATCTGCCTGCCGTAAGCGGATGATGGCGGTAAAAGGCTTTCTTGGCTGCGCTTCAAACCTTAAAGGCGTGCCTATCTGCAGGGATGGATGGGTAATGCCCAATCGCAGGTCTCGAAGGATGTCTTGCAAAGCCATATCAATAACACCTGCCCTTCAAATCATGCCTAAACATTTTCTTTTCTACCGCTTGGATTTCATACTTGTTCTTGTCTTCATCGCCGTTTTCGTTGGCATACACGTATTCGTTATCCAAGCAGCCTTCTTCTAGGAACTCGACTTCGTACTTGATGGAAATCGCCACGGCCACCTGTTCGCCCATGTAAGACATCAGCGGGGGCTGATACAGGTCAGGTTCGACAATTTCGCCCGTATAGCTGGCAGATTTGAACTGTACCGTGGTTGATAATGCCACGCCGATATTGTGGCCAAACCCTGTTCTTGGTGCAAAGCTGTCAATGGTCAATACGGCTTGGGAAGTCTCGCCAAAGCATTGCTCGGTTTCAAACTGCGTATGGCGCTCTAAATCCCAGCGTACCTGCTCGCCTGTAATGCTTCTAATCGTAGTATCGTGGTCAGGATTGGGCGCATCCAGTTCAATGTCGGCTCGGTGAATATCCGGTATCAGGTTGCCAAAGGTAAGGCGGATATTCAAATCCTGATAGAAATCATTCAAGCGGATTTGGTCGCCCGCATAGCTTTCAGGTTCAAACTTAATCGGGTCGTACAAATCCACGAAGATTTGTTCGCCTAACCGGCTGTCGGTTTGGCCGTACCGTGGCGCAGTCAGCAAGGATACCGTGACCTTGGTTTCAACGTCTGTACTGCAGCGCCATCTTTGGTCTTCGTAATGCGCCAGTTCGATATTGAACACTTCGCCGTAGGTATGAATGTTTTTACAGCATTTGCAGAGGTCGAAGTGGGTTGTTTCGTAATCGAACGATACGTCGTTCCATGCGCCAAATACGCTTGGATAGGGATAAAACAGCGGGCTTCTTAAGGCATGCAGTGAAGCATTAACCTGTTCACCTAACAGGCTTTCTATCTGCAGGGGGATAGCCGGTGGAACTGACAGCGTGGCATCGGCTTGGATGCCTAATGATGTGCCTGCCTTGTAAACCGCTTCAGTTCGAATATCAACAAAGTTGGTTTGACTACCAACCTGCGTGTAAATCCAATCGGATTTATCAAGTATCCAATCGCCCGCCTTGGTTTCGCTGCCCGTATGGATGGCAGCTTCATACAGGATAAACGTCCAGCGGGTGTCAAACTTGGCTACATCGTAGCCGATATACGAACGGGCTTCGCCTAGCGGTATATCCCTAGGGATTTTTAAATCGTCGACCTTGGTTTCCGAACCGCCATAGGCACGGATATGGCGCAAGGCCACATGGGATAGTACCAGCGTTGACGCTTCGGTGTATTCGCCCAGTTCGGTCTTGGATTTCGGCAGCTCAACAGGCTTCAATACCTGCTTAGTGAGCTCAGGCTTATTGGATGCAAAGCCGTGGGCGCTATCGGGCTGGAAGTGTGGCGTGACCTGCAGGTTCGGTGTTACAAGGCTGCCTGTTTGAATATGTACCGATACAATCGGATTTGACTGCAGGGGCACTTTGTGAACTTCAGAACCGTGTTCTGATTTCGGGTCAAAGAATACGGTTGGGAACGCCTTTAGCTCAATCGCTATTGCGTGGCCGTTTGATTTTGATGCGGCTTCTAATAGGATTGATGTCGACAGCTTGATGACGATATTGTCGCCGTGGCTGCTCTTGATGTCCTGCAGGTAGGGGATGCGGGGAACTTCAAGCGTAAGCTTGTTGATGTCGTAGCCTAGGAAGGCTTCGCAGGGGAAGCCGGGCGTAACCTGTACAGTCGTTGAAGCGTAGAATCCGTGGCCGCTGTTGATAACGCTGAACTCTGCAGGTTCGAAGATGTAGGTATAGCTGCCCGCGAAGCTGCTTACATTGCCTAGGGGTAAACCGCATCCCGCATAGGGGAAGTTGAAGTCGTTTTCAGGTTCGGGATAATAGCGGCAATTGTGGTCGTAGTCATTCAGAGGAGTAGCCCGATACTCCCCGAATTCGATATTGCGCCAGTTATCCGCCATCTGTTACCCCTTACGGCTGGATGTCTAATTGTTCGTAGGGCACGATAAAGCCGTATGCCCTGAACTTGACTGTGGCATCGTGCTTATGGAAGGCAAATACATCCACGCGCTCGTTGCTTAGTAGGTCAAAGATGTAAACCCCTGTTACCGGATGCGACGTTACTTCGCCTAATAACTTACCGCTGTTATGGCTGTAGATGCGGATAGTGGCGTCGGTAGGGTTGCCCATTAGGGTTACAGTCCCGCGTATGCGGTAAACGGTATCGTAATTGCAATGGGCTTGAATCTTCTCGTTGGATAGTGCCCCGGGATAGGTAGTCAGCGTGGATAAATCTGCCGACAGGTAGTGATGATGGAAGGGGCTTGATAGGAAATGAACCCCGGTAGTACCGCTCTGTGGGTCTGCCCGGTGGTTATAGTCTTCCAGCACCATGTTGCCGTCAATCCAGACGCAATACTTGTCGCCCTGCTTGCGGATAACCAAGTGATGCCATTCGTTGAAGGTGATGCTATCGGCAATCGGGATTTGAATATCAGTAGACGCCAAATCCATTTCCATTGCCCCGCCTACCTGCTGGCCTCTGCGACTGTTAAACCATATCGTCAATTGTTCATAGGGAAACTGCGTGTGTGCTTGCTGAAACAACACGCCCCGGTTGGCATCGGAAGTTCTGAAGAAGAACTCGATTGTGTAATCACGATTAAGGTCAACCAGTTTGGTGTAATCCTGTGCCTGCGCCTTGATATGCGTGCCATTGGTAAAGCGTATCCCGCGCGTGCCCGTAATCTTGCCTATCTGCCTAGGCTCGGCATTGCGGTAATTGCCGATAATGTTTAGGCGGGCATTGTGTAAGGTTGATACCGTCATTTCGATATAGCCTTTAGACAAGGCATCGTCGTCAAAGCGGCAGTAATTGCTTGGGTTATCTACCCTAAGCATCTCGTCATAATTCCAAATGCGCCTAAACAGCTTAACGATTTCAAGGTCGGTTATGGCTCGGGTAAAAATGGCCACGGCATCGAAGTCATAGGTGCGTGTTAATCTGTCGCTGTACAGCTTGGTGGCATCGTAGGGCAAGGCCTGCCCGCCAAGAGTGAACTCTTTTGAACCTGCATCGATTGTAAAGTGGTTAACGTCGACAAGGTCGGAAATATCCTTGGATGCAATCAGGTTGCCGTCAATGAAGACTTCTAATATGTAATCCTTGAAGCGGATAACCAGCCAAGTTGGCCGTCCTGCCAAGCGGGCAGGGATGATTTCGCCATTCCCTGTTAATACGGGTTGGGCTAGGGGATGCAGTTTGATTTCCCAATGGCTAGATGTTGTCCAGTAATAGTGTTGGGCTAATGTGATAATCCCGCCGTGGCTAAACAGGATGTCGGTATAAGCCCCCCGACGCCACTTGCCGTCGGTATCTTGGTCATTGCCCCATTCAGCTTCACCACGGTTGACCAACATGGAATAAGTGAATTCCTTATTGCCGAAATTGTAGGCAAGGTTGTTCGGGATAGATACCATCGCTTTAGGGAAGCGGGAAAAACCTGCCCTTTCGGCTGGTTTGTTTGCCCCGGTAGGGCAGAACCTTAGTGAGTATTGGTCGAACTGGTCGAGTTCAATCAGGCTTCTACCGCCTGCCCTGTAACCTGCATAGACGTATTCGTTGCTCTCTTGGGTAATGATGCCGTCTTGATTGCGCATCTCGTCAATGATAACACCGCTATCAATGAAGCGCGTGCCCGTATTCCACACTTCGCCGTCAAAACTGATTAGCGTGGCGGGCTGCATATCCTGAAGTAATTGTTTAAATCCTGCCATTTGTACAAGGCCTCTTTAGTATCGCTATCAATATTTAAACAGGCAAACTTGGCGGAATTGGTTGAATGTGGTTAAACGCGGCAGAGAAATAAATCAAGGAATAGGCCACAGTCGCTTCACAATCGCCACAGATTGCGACGAAGGGGTTGAGGTAGGCTAGGGTATTACCCTAGGGGTTGAAGGCCTGAATTTCGCAGCTTTCGCCTTTCGCCTTTCGCGTATAAGAAAACCGCCATTGCTGGCGGTCTTGTAAATTGCTTTGGATTATTTCTGGCGCATGAAGGTTATGGAAGTATCATCTGCCCCTTTGACCCCAATATACCCCATATCGAACCCGTAATTTAAGATTTCGAACATCTTTTCTTCGGGAAGGTTAAAGAAGGTTTTAGCAAACATTGGGTCATCAACATCCTCGAATACTGGCAATACTGCATTTTTAAACCATTCTTGAGTATCAAATCCCATGCTACCCTCCCTAAGCTACGTTATGAAGAACAAGGCTGGTTTGGCTGAACCCGATAAAAACGGCATAACCCATTTCGTAGGCATACTCTGCAATATCGGCAATCTTTTCAGCGGGCAAATCGTAATAGGCTCGCATTTCCCCTTTCTCGGGCATGGCTTGTCGGTCAAACCATTCGGGGATATTGAACTCGGGTTTCTTAACAATGATGTGGTTGTCATTGCATCCAGCGTAAACAATGTATCCGTAAGAAATCAGGTAGGTTACAATTTCTGATATATGTTCTGCGGGAACGCTTAAAGCTTTCATTCGTCCTTCTTTGGGTAAATCTTGCTGTTTCATCCAATCGTGAGCGCTAAAGAGGTTGTTCATTTTCTGTTTCCTTTGTGTCAGTTGTTATCTATCACGGTTGCCATTATAGGCATATATTGATTTAAATGCAATATGGTTCATGCAAAGAATAAGTAAAATCCCCGCCAAATAGTATAACGGGGATTAATCATTAACATTCTATCGCTTTTGAAGCTGCTTTCTGATTTTCTAGTAAACCCCTAAAACTTAAGGATTTCCTTCTCGGCGGGTATCGGTTGAGCGTTGAGGGTGCAACCGATACCTACTCGAGTAATCATTAACATCTTATGTGTAAGCGATAATGCGCAGATTTTTAATCAGTGGTGGCACTGCGCTGTTTTTGCTACGCCCTACCAGTTTGACCTTGAACTCGCTAAACAAATGCTGTGCCCCGGTATGCGCTGGCAGCAAATCAGAAAGCAACAGGTCAATCTCAACCCTGTCGTCAATCGTAGCGCTGGTAGCAGTCTTATCATAGCCCGTTACCAGTATCCAAGGCGCTGCATTGATGTTATCCACGCCCAGCGTTTTCAGTTTGACATAGATGTCAATATCAGCATGAGCAGGCTTGAAGGCATCAAACCACAGGCGCAGGTCGGCTGCGGGGTTTTTCAGGATGGCAGTCTTGGTCACATAGGTAAAGTGTTCGCTCCCGCCTTCGGGGTTGGTCTCGGGTTTGAAGCGTCCGCTACCATTCGGGTTTCTGTCTAATAAGTCGGCAGTCGTCCAAGCCACGTCATTGCTGATACATACCGCGCTAAATGTATCGATATTGACTTGCGGGCTTAGGTATTTGCTGCCTTTCAGCTTGGCGGTAAGCTGGATAGACGCCCTGCCTGCCATACGCTCATTCTCGTTGACGGTGCTGGCAATCTTAATAGGCCTGTCAAGATAGCGGTCATCGTTCAAGTTGAATGTTTTGCGTGGCAGCACTGTGTAGTTATCGGATGCAAACAGGCTGTTGGCTTCACCATGCGATACCGCTTCAAAGCTCCATTCCTCTGTGCCGTCATGCAGCAGGCGAACCCCGCTGATATTCAGCATATCGGCTTTATGGTTAATCAAGGCGATACTGCCGGATGCGCCAAAGCGGCCAGTCTGCAAGGCTTGCTGGTTGACTTCAATCACAAAGGTTCGGCTGTCGTCTACACGTTTTACTTGGTGCTGCTTGTTCAGCAGTTCAAGCGGAATGCCGTTTGTAGCCAATGCGCCGATTTCATTTGTAAAGCGCCCTGCAGCCTGCTTGATGTCGTAGTCTTCTACCGCCAAATCAAGATAGGCTTTAAGCATATCCTTATTCCCCGCCTTGCGCAGATAGGGATTGGCAATGAAGGGGTCGTTATTGCTGATTACGCCTTCCAGCATGGCCAGCTTAACAATGGCGGATGTGGGCGTGGTGTACTCAATGGATTGTACCACGGCCTTAGCCCTGCCGTTATTAATCTGCAGTTCATGGCCGACCATCAGATGGCCGTTGGTCAGTTCAACGTGATATTCAAACTCGGGATACAGGCGCAGATTGAGCTTGTCACCTTCTACCAAGCCGTGGGGGTTCTTGGTATAAACACGCACCAAGTTGCTGTTGGCCTCGGTTTCAAACGGCGCATCTACCAGCGGGGCAAACTCTGCACCGCCGGATATGTCGAAGCGTACAGTCATGTCGGTAGAAGTGAACTCGCAGACATAGAGCTTGTACATGATGTCTTCGTACTGCTCGGCATTCCACGTGCTGCCGTTTTGGCTGCGGAAGGATGAACCCAATGTAACTTGAGTATCTACTACCTTGTTGGGCACGTTTACCGCAGTCTCTCCCAATTTGGCAACCCACACGCGGGTGGCAGGGCTTTCCCCGCCGATTACAAAGCAATACTCACGGCCTTTCTGCAATCTAACGGGCACGGGGAATACCACATGTTCGGCAGTCTTGGCATCCAAGCTGGCATGCAGCTTATCAGTCTGCAGCACGTTTTTGGATAACACAGTCTCTGTTGGATAACCGTTATCCATTTCGCGGATTTCCAGCCAAATCTCGTCGCCCTTGGCCAAGGCTTCAAAGTAAACATCGATTGCGCAGATGAAGCAGTCATAGTCGAACTTGAAGCTTTGCGCAATCGGGTCACGGCCACCGCCACGGCCACCACGGCCACCATTGCTTTCCCTTCGGAAGGTTCTAGAAGTCCGTGAAACGCTGGTATTGGTGCGGGTATTGGCACGGGTCTGCGTAACTTGCTGTTCATTGTAGGTAGCCGTGGCCACGTTCATGGTCAGGCCTTGGCGCTGCGTTTTCAACCCGCCTGCAAAGAACTGTGTCTCGGCATAACTGGTTTCGTTCTTTTCATCCTTGGTGTTCTGCGGGTCATTGGTAACTCTGACTTCTTTCGCCCCGGTAAAGAAGCGGTTGGCAGGGATATTGATAATCCCGCGCAATACACCTTCGGCATTGGATAGCAGCAGGTTATTGGTCACGGCATGCTGTACATCTTCGCTATTGCCTGTGGCCGTAGTCATGGCCGTTACGTTCTGATTGTCGAAGAAGACATAGAAGCGGGTATTGGGCGCAAGGCCTGCAGCCGTGAACTCAATTTGGGTTGCCCGCATATAGGGCATCATCTTCACATCGGTAACAGCGTCATAGCGGTAGGTATTAGTACGGCTTTCAATGCTGCCACGGGTTTCAGTTCGAGTGTCGATTGAGTTCGTGGTCGTGGTGGTAGTCGTGGTCGTCGTTTCGGTCGTGCTGCTGCCAAACGAACTTAGACGGCTGCCCCCGCTGGTTTCTCGGGTAGTGGTGGTTCGGGTGCTTTGGCCAGTTACCTGCGATTGCAATGTACCCAAGCCGCTATTAACCGTGCCATTGCCCTGCATGGTGCTGTTGGCGAATACCCAGTCGTTGAATGCCGAAACAATATTGTTTTGACGATTCACGATTTGCTTCAGGGCATCCACGCCGGTGTCAATATTGGCCACCATGTCGGGCTTGCGCTCTACATCAGCCCATGTATCCACGTTGGGCGTCAATACCAACTGGCCTACCTTGCGGTAAATCAGATAGGGGTTGATGGATAACGGCCTTGTGCCAAACGGCTGTTCATCGCCCAATACCTTTTTGAAAGGCAGCATGGCAATCCCTGCATTAACCACGGCGTTTTGTGATTCGGTTGGTTTGAACTCGGCCTTGCGGCTCACCATGGTATAGGTAGGGCGCAATTCCTTGCGGTTCTTGTCAATGGTGCAGCGATACTCGTGACTGGCGGTTTCGCCTGTTGAGTGTTTGCTGAAGTCGTCGACCATAAACCCGTTTTTGTAGCGGTCAAAGCCGTTGGAATCCTTAACGTTTGCCCCTGCAGCTTCGCTCTCGAGCATGGATAGGGATGTGTAGTATTCCAAGTTGTTGATACGGGTTTCCAGCCTGCCAATATCGCGCATGGTATAGCGTTTGTTCTCAATGCGCTTAACCTTGACATCTTGGTAGCTGTAGGTATAGGCCGGGATGGATACTTCATACAGCGGCATGATGTCGTCGGTTAAGTTGGTCGGCGGGGTCGGATTATCAGATGGCGTGCCGTATTCGTGGAAGAAGTGGCCATCGCGGTCAACGCACAAGTAATCGCGCCTGCCGACATAGTATTCAACATCAAATACCGCTGTTTCCTTGGTAGCGGGGATGGCTGCGTCCACGTTATCCAAATCCATAATTACAGGGCGGAAATCCAAGATGCGGTCGACGCTGTACACCTTGCCTGTATAGGATACGGCCACAGGCAGGTTGGCATAGGTAATACCGCTTTCTTCATCATCCAGCACCTGCTTGTAGCTGTCGATAGTGAAGTAGCCCGCGCTATTGGTGTCGCTGTGGTTGAAGTAGCGGATTTTAACCTCAATCATGTCGTGATTGTTGTTTACCTGCTTGCCCGCTTTCTGCTTGATGGCAGATTCTTTGTAGGCATAGTGGGTCACACCGTTATACAAATCGAAGTTGGCCGTAATATCGTCAAACTGCGCAGGCGTAGCGGCGTTATAGCTGTGGACGTACTCGATTTTGTAGGCATCTGCCCGCTGAACCTTAATCAAATCGTGGAAGTTGTTGGTATCGGTGCGCTTGATATTGGTAATGATGTGGGTGGCCGACTGCTTGGTCTTTTCCATCACATCCAAGCGCTGCAGGTTATGGATAACGTAAATGTCTTTGCCTGCATGAGTACCGCCTACATCAACAGACAGGGTAGTGCCTGCCGGGGTAACGGTATTGCTGTCAGCTTTGATGGATTGATAATTGCCCGCGCTGCCCACAATCAGGATGGTATCGCGGATATTGCTGTCAAATACGCCGTTATGGGTAGTGAACGTGTATTTGCCCTGCGCATCCAAGCTGGCTTTCAGTTTCACACGCATGGTGATATTGATACTGCCCCTAGTGTTATTGTCGCTGTCGCGCAATGATTTCACGTTGAGGTTGCTGGTATCAAAGAACAGGTTTTGTTCGGATTGGTTGTTTACCGTGAACTCACCATTTGGAACTGCTAGGAAGCGGGCAGTTTCATTGGATACGCATTTCACGGGATTTGCCCCTGCATTCATGGATAGGGCAGTCAGGTAATAGCGCCAAATCGGTTTATGCTGTGCATTTTCGCCGATATATACCGCATCGGTAACAATGGCCGAACCGACTACAGCGCCAGTCGGGGCGTCGCTATTCGGTTCGCCGTCATAGAACTGTACTTCCTTCATGGATACAATAGATTTACTGGAAGGATTGTTAGGCCATACGGAAAGGCCGTCCAGTGGAACCAAATCCATGTAGGCGCGCTCGGCAAAGTAGATACTGCCGTTTTGTATCTTGTTGGTGGTTCGGGCTTTGGGCACGTTGACAGTCGAATCGTAAATGGTCTCGGTGCGATAGCCTTTGACGTAGGCAATACCGCTGCCGATAACAGCCTGCAATAGTGATTCATCGCCGTCAAGCTTGAAGCCAACGTGGTCATTCACGCCGGATTTCTTGTGTTCGCGGTAGCGTACTTCAAACGGCACGACGGTATAGTTGCCGGATTCTTCATAGGTGCGCTTGGCCAGCGTATCCATTAAGTCGGCATACTGGAAGTCGGATTTCAAGAGCTGTACATAACCGTCTTCAATCACGGCCAGTTCAACAAACTGCGTGCCGTCTGCCACGGCATTATTGCGTTTTACCAAATTGAAATTGACCACAATGCGGTCAGCGCCACGGCTGGCTTCATTGGGATAACCCAAGGCATTGTCATACAGGGTCTGGTCTTCCTCGGCAGTGATGATTCGCTCGATTACATCAAAGCCGATTTTGCAGGTTACTGGAGCGCCGTATTTGCTGAATACCAATTGGGAAGCGGCTACGGATACGAAGAAGCCGTTATAGTAATAAACCCCGTCGGCCACGTTGAAGAACTTAGCGCCAAATGCGCAGGGGTCAATCTCGTTGACGTCATCTGCAGATTGCGGGCAGCTCGGGCAGCGTACCACTACCTTGTAAACGGTATTCAGGTTAGCGTCTTTAACCTTCAGGGTCTCGCCATTCAGGAAGCGGTGCTGTTGGCCGTCAATGCCTGTGGCGGTATAGAGTACAAACAGGGTTACGGGGTCGCTTTCTTCTTTAGGCGTCCAAGCATGCAGTTTGGCTTTAACCCCGCTGGTCTCGCCTTCCAATTCGATTCCCTGCTTGAAGAAATCCAGCTTGGTTGTATTGCCGTCGGCGTCTAGGTCTTTCAGGCGCACATATTCATGTTCGACAATGGCAATGCTGCCGTTTGAAACGCGGCTGCCGTTTTTGAATACATGGTCGGCAAACTTGCCAAGCTGGTCTTGGACAATCGATTGCGCTTCGTTGAGCTCCCTTGCCTGTACAGGACGCCCGGCAGCAAAGAGCACATGCTTGTGGTTCTTGCTGCCTGCATGGGTGTCGAAATACGGAGCTTGTTGCTTGTCAGTCATTGCATTACTCCAAAACAATAGTCAATGATAGGTTTTCTTCTTGCCCCGCCGTGCGCTGCTTGGCTGCAAAATCCTGTATCAGCAGGGGCAGGCCGGTCTTCTCGATAGTTTGGAAGGCGGGGTCGTTGTAATTGGGGTTCAAGGGGGCTGCATAGTATTGGGCAGATGCGGGTTTGCCTTTGGCGGTTAGGCCTGTGGCAATGGCCACATAATCATACTTGCTATTATCCCCGGCAGGGTCTATGTAGCCCGTAATATCGCTTACCGTGATATTTAACAATAGGGCATTGGTGTTGGATAGCATCACCCCGCTATTGCCGTCATTAAGGGTCACAGCCTTGGCCACTGCCCCTGCTTGGCCTGCAATGATGATAATCTCGGCATGGGTATAATCCTGCCCCTGATTGGTTACGGTATAGCCTGTGATTGCGCCGACGTTATCGATTACGGGTTCGGCTGTTGCTCCCGTGCCATCCCCGATTACAAATACCGTGGCATGGGTATAACCCGACCCTGTGGCTTGTCGGTTAATGGCAGTTACTTTGCCGGATGTGATGACGGCGTCAGCGGCTGCGCCTGTGCCCTGCGCATCTTTGTTTTGTACTGTGATGATGTCGCCGTGGTTGATTTGGTTATTGCTGCCGGATACCCAAATAGAACTGATTTTCTTGGCAGGATTAAGTTCTACCTTAACCCCTGCAGCGCTGGCCTTGGGTTCTACAAATTCGCCTTGCTGTTGGAGTAAGGCTACGTCGACCAATGTTTTCAGGCTGTCAAAGGCCAAGTCGTCGACAGGAACGTGGCTGTCACTGATAAAGCGGCTGTACAGGGTATCGACCTTGCCGATATAGCGCCAAATATACCCATCTAGGGTTTGGAAGTTATGCGTACCGTCTTCAGTTGGTTCTACTGTCGAAGCCCCGTCAGCTCTCACGCAAATGTATAACTGGTTTTGCGTATTGCGCAAGATAGTGGATAGGCTGGCCGTATAGACGGTATCCTTTACCCAAGCCGTGACCTTAGCGCCAAGGCGGGCATTTTCTGAATTGAGTTTCTGCGCATAGAAGGCATGCGGGATAGGCTGGCTGCTATCACGGCCAAACAGCAGATAGCTGTTTTTCATGTTGGGATAAATCCCGCGTACCGATTCGACGAAAATCCAAATCACCTTGCCGTCTGTCGCTTCGCCGTGAAGATGTATCGGGGGAACATCCCCGCATCGCCCGGCAATCTTGGCAATATACTTGTTCTGATTATGCAGGCGGATGTCGCCTAATACCACATCTTCGCCCTGCTTCCAATCGGCGGTTTCACGGCTGCCTAGGTTGCGTACAAAAGCGCTCAATAATCCTACAGTCAAATAGCCCGTCATGGTTTAGTATCCCTTCCTAACGTCGTCGGCCAATACAAGGTCGATTTCTGAAAATTTCAAGTGCATCTTAATGTGGCTTGGAAAGCCGTTGCGCATTACCGACATCATGCCTGCGCCTGTGTAATTAACATCAATCCCCGTAATCACGCAGCGCTTAAACTTGTGCATGTAGCGGTTTTCTTTGCCGCGCCACATGTAGGCAATTTCGACTTCATTGGGATAGCCCAAGAAAGACGGCTGGTCGGCAGCCGCGCCGGGTGGCAGGCTATGCGCCCTGAACTCGCGGATGATATTGTCGATTAAATCGCAATCTGATTCGACATGCGGGTAAAACGTAAAATCCATGGCGAAGGTTCGGAAGTCAACGCCACGGAAGAGCATAGTCAAATAGGGATTGCGCACCTGTCCGGATAACGCCCCGCGCAGTTGGTCGGCCGTGGCTCTACCGCCACCGTATTGCGCCATACTGGAAGCAGCGCCATAGGCCATATTCGAACCAAACAGCTTGACGGTATCCCATGCCCCGCCTGCGAGGGTTGAAAGAGACATGCCGTCTTTCTGTGCTACCATCTGCCCACCAATGAAGCCAAGCCGCTCGGTATCCCATGAAACGGTATTGGGATTGTTCAGGCTTTCTGGCATAAACAGGTTGATGGTCTGCAAAGGCGTGCTGTCTTTCGGCGACTTGCGCTTGTAGATGTCAAACTTAATCCATGCGGGGAAATGCGTTTCATCAAGGCTAATCCCCTGCGGATAGGTCAGTAATGCAGCCATAGGCCACTCTCCAATATAACTATTTTCCTTTATTTAGCAAGGATATAAAAATATTTTTAGTAAACTATATTGCATTTAAATCAATATAGGGTATAATGGCAACTGTAGTAGATAACCAACAACATAAAGGAAACAGAAATGAAAAACGTATTTCCCCAATTCGAACTCGGCTTTATGGCCGAGAAATCCCTGAAAGACGTAAACCCGTTTGACCGTGTCTATGAACTGATTAACAAACCATCTCCCACAGACAGTTTGAGTATAGCGTTCTTAGCTGGACAGCTTTCTTGCTACCTTAGCCTCTACATAACTGCTTTCAACGCTGTAAAAGGGAACGGAACATATACCGAAGATGAACTAGAAGCCGCCCACAATGTTGCTATTGAAAGCGATACCGCCGTTAAAGCCTACTTTGCCAGCCTCTACACTTCGGCCATTGCAGACTCGATTTGATAGCGAAAGCTGCCAAAAAGCCCCGATTAAGGGGCTTTTTGTTATGCAATATATTAATGATTGTTGAGGATGGGATGGGTTGTCCCTCAACAACCAACCCCATGCCGATTGAAACGAAAGCATTGATTTTTAAAGTAATCATGAATGTCAATGAATTTGTAGATAAATGTTAATGATTTATCAGGGTAGCCATACCATGCGAAAGCTCTCGAGTCGCACAGGCCTTAAATTCGGCGAAATTCACTTGTTCAACCCCTAGAGGTAGGCTAGGGTATTACCCTATAGCGTCGTCGCAATCTGTGGCCATCTGTGACCCGAGAAACGCTATGTTCAGATAAAAGTAAAACCCGCATTAAGCGGGTTTCTTTCGTCTTACTTTGACATCCTCCCCATCCTGAAGGCCGGGGATTTCTACGAGTTCCTACGCGAAGCGTGAGTTACTCTCAGTGGGTTCTTGCTGCTGATTGCTTTACTGCGCAATTCACTTCACAAGCTCTACGGACATGTCCTGCCCTGATGGCCGTGCATTATACACTATGGCTCTGTGAAATGCAATATGGTATCAAATACGAGACGATACGAAAGGTTTATGTTTTTATATCCTTGCCCTAGAGCTCTACAACTTGAATCTCGTAATCAAATTGCTGCTCTTCGTAAATCCCCAAGCGCTCTACAAACTGGTTATACAGGTAGTTCTTATGCTTCCTGCCCCTGCTCATATCATCAACAATGTCATACAGGGTGGCCTTGGTTTTACCATCGGCAATGCGCAATACACGGCCAATGGATTGCAGCAGTCGGATGACTGATTTGGTCGGGTGCGCCAGTATCAGGTTGTGAACATTCTTGACGTTAATCCCCGCGCTGAATGTGCCATAACTGGCAAACAATACGATATTGTCTTGCCCGGCAAACTTGGCGCGTATCAGTTCCCTTTCTTCTACAGGGGTCTCGCCTGATATGTAAAACACTTCTCTGTTATGCTTGGCGGCTATAGCCTTGGCCGCTTCAAACATCGGCTTGCCGTGGCCGTCTACAAAATTGAACAACACTAGCGTGTTATGGCTGCGTGTCATGGTCAGGTTTAATACGGCTTCCATCCGGGGCGGATAGGTGGTAATCACATCTATCTCTGCTAGGTATTTGGCCGTGCCCTGATTTCCGCCTTTGGGTATGGATAAGGCTTGTTTCAAGAAGGCATGGTCTTGATAGTCGTACATGATGCAGCGGATGTCAAGGCTGGCCAAGTTGCCGTCTTTCATCAATTGGCGGGTGCTGCGTGTCTTGATGATATTGCCAAACAGGGCGCGTAATTGCATTTCGTGGCATTTCGTGCCGTTCAATGTGCCTGTTAGGCCAAAACGCAGGATGTTGGTTTGTGCCATCTTGGTTATCATCCCGGATATGGATTTGCCGTCGGCCTTGTGGGCTTCGTCGCAGATATAGCATTCAAACTGGCGCAAGTAATCGGCAGGCTGCTTGTACATCGATTGCCAAGTGGATACCACTACCCGCTTATCGGTATTGGGGTCAATCCCATTATAGACCTTATGGCATTGCTCGGATACCTTGAAGGGGTCTGTGGGTTGCTCGTAATCGGCAAAATCCGATACCATTTGTTCAACCAGTTGGGTCGTCGGAACTGACAGCAGTATCTTGTAATCGGTATGTTCTAGTAAGAAACGGCACAGCATGAACTGGATTAGGGATTTGCCGCTGCCTGTCGGGGATAGGCATAGGGCGCGATTATTGACCATCATATCCTTAAAGGCATCGATTTGATAGTCGTATGGTTCGAACCTGCACCACTGGTCTTGCTTGGCTAGGAAGCTGTCTACATCGAAACGCTCAAGGAAGTTGCCGTTATGGGTATCAACGTGCAATGTATAGCCTTTGGATTGTGCCCATTGCATGAAAGGATAAATCAGGCCAAGCGGCAATAGCCCGATATGCGGGCTAAACAGCCTCAAATATCCATCCCATAAACCCATTTTGTACTTGGGCGTGAATTGGTAGCCATTAGGGCGGTAACTGAACTCGTCGCGTATTTCGCAGGCAATATCAGGGCTGCATAAGATACGGGCGTTTAGGCGATTAGCGAATGCTATTGTGATGTCTGTCATGATATGAAAAATTAAATGCCTTGCTGATACTTAATATACTCTATCGTATTGCGGATATGAAAGCTGCGCTGGGAAAGTTCTTTAAGGAAAGACTCAATTGCCGATATTTTCAGGGTCTGCGTATAAAGGCGGTTCTTCAAGGCATTAAGCTGCTTATCGCTATCCATCCAAATATTCAGGTCTTGCTTCAAAACCTTGTGATGCAGCGGCTCAGCCTTATAGGCTTCATCCGGCAGCTTGCCCATGTAATAGAGCTGGCGCTGCTTAACCAGTTCGGCAATTTCCACCTCTAGGCCTCTGGCTACGATACGCTCTTCAGATAAACGGCGTATCCATTTCCCATGTAATCGTGGCGCGTCTAAACCCGCCGTATCAAGGCGGGTTATGTCTATGATGCTGTCTTTTTCGATTTCTTCAAGGATTGCTTCCAGTTGCATTATTATCCCACACCCTGTAATAGTATTGGTAGGCAAATGTGGCGCTGCAGACCTGTACATCGGGTTCGACGACTGAAGTATCAAAGGATAGCTGTTCTAGGTCGGTAACGTGAGCGCCTACAAAGATGTAAGTTTTATGTAGTGTACTATTTTTCGTGTACAAATGCAAAGTTAAATCGCGCCACGTTTTCATCGGGGTATTAGACATCATGGTTTCCCGCATCCATTCGTGCAGGCGGTCTCTAACTTCGTTATTTTCGTCTGCTAGGAAGTCGACTACCAAGCGGTCATAGGTCGGGGTCTCGCCTGAAAATGCTGCAATGCCGTTTTGATAGGGTGTATCGATTGGGAGCAGGCGGACTGCCGGGAGCATGGTGCGCTGGATGGCGTAGTTGACATCGGATTCGAACGGTATAACCAAAACGCCTGCTTGGTTATCCATGTTGTTATATCGGTTATTGGCTGCCATAGTGAGTCCTTAGTCGACGTATTTGTGTCCCCAAGCGCCGATAACGATTTTATAGCGCTCGCCATTGCGTAGGTTATCCATCTGCAGAGTAAAGTCTGAAGTCTTGGCGCGTTTGGCCACGGCATACAGGGCAGTCTCTACACTGTCGTCTTGATGGGCGCGCCAGCTAATCCCATCAGGGTTGAAAACATTATCATAGGCTGCAAAAGCCTGCTTGATAACATTCAAGGTAAGTTTATCGGCACAGATGCGGTAGCGATAGGCATCATAGACGGAAATATCAAAGGTGTCGGTTGTCATGGATAGTGCTCCGTTGTTGCTGTTATGGCCTATTTAGGCAGCAAAAAGCCCCGCATTATGCAGGGCTGTTGGGATTAATCAGGTTTAACCGTTATTCCATAAATCGGCTACAAACTGGAAGAACTCTGTCAAATCCCGTTCTTGTACATACTCTTTCCCATAGCATTCGGTGAACACGGTTTGATAGGCTTGGTAAAGCTCTTCATGGATAACAGTAACACGGTTCTTTATCAGCTTGGCAATCTTCACAGCTCGTTCAAGCAAAATGTCGTAGATACCTTCTTCAGCGTAATCCATGGCAAGCGGGTGCAGGGCAGTATAGGCATGGTTCAGGTAATCGGCAAAATGGGCTTCCCATTCGCTTACTTCAGATGATGGTTCGACGAACAAATTATCCCATTCATCCATATACTGCAAAACGGTTTCGCGGGCGTTTTCGGGCAAGCGGTAAATCATAACCCCGTCTTTCATGTCGCAATCAGGCTGGAAGGCATAAACTTCAGCATCATCATTACTGCTTTGCAAAATCCAATTACTCATTTCAATTTCCTTTCTCATTCAATACAGCGTAATTATAACCCCATATTAAATTAAAATCAATACATCGCAATTAAAAAGCCCCGCATTATGCAGGGCTTCGTGATTAATCCAATTCGATTATATGTAGGCGCTCTATTGCTTCAGCCAAGATTAAAGGCGTGCCTGCCACGGGTTGGTGTTTCTTTCTAGGCAGCCAAGAAACCACGCGCAGGCGCTTGGGGCTTTCGTTAGTGAATACGTCAATAATCACGCCCCACTCTTCGGATTGGGAGTAAATTAGAACTTCCCGCTTAGGCGCTGATAAGGCAGCCCTGCCGATTTTATCAAGGATGCGGTAAAGGTCTTTGATGTGCATAAAACTGGATTTGGCAGCCCGGCGGGCAAAGCGGGCTTTTCCATGAACTGACCAGTCATAGAGAACTTGCTGGCCGTCAATCTTCAGCAAGAATTTCTTGTTTGCACCGTAATGGCGGTCAAACTTCAAGGCGTCTTTTTCGTCTTCTTCAAACTGCTCTTGACGGGATAACAGGCTTTCTTCTAGGTAGCGTACTGCTTCCTGTAGGATAAATTCGCGAAATGATGGCATAGGGCATTTCCTTAAGGCGTAATACCTTTATTTATGCAAAAAGCCCGCTTGATGGCGGGCTGTCGGGATTTATCGGATTACAGTTCATTCCACGTATCGACTACAAACTGGATGAATGCAATTCTGTCTTTGTAGAAGACTTCGTCTTCCCCAAAGGATTTTGCAAAGACATCTCGGTAGGCTTTATGCAGCGAAACAAAATCAACGGGATGTCCATCAAGCATGATGGCAATTTGAGACGCTTCGGATTCCCATTCATCGTAAACTCCCACTACCCCGTATGTACAAGGAACTAAGGCGGTATAGGCAGCATTGAAGAAGGTGGCAAACTCGTCGGCAAATTTGGAAACCCCTGTTTTAATCTTGGGGCATTTGGTTAATGCTTTGGCGACAAGTTCTTTGGCGTTGGGATGAAGCTTGTACATCCGAAGGATTCGTCCGTCTCCACTAACTAATTCAATTTCGTCAATCCGTTTCATTTCTGTCATGATATTTCCTTTCTCATTCATTACACCTTAATTATAACCCCATATTAAATTAAAATCAATATGGGGTTATTGTAAATTATTCTTTAATAATGCCTTCAGCCTTGGCCTGCCTGTAGGCAAACTCTGCTAGTTGGATGTAATCGGTATCGTTATCCATTACATGCGCCATATAGGTCAGCATGGAAGCAAAACAGGACAGGAATACATCATGGTCTTTGTTCTTGGTATAAACACCAACAGAACAATCACGAGTTCGCTTGGCCTTCTTGTACAAGCCTTCAGCGTTTTGCGGTAGCGAGTAAGTTTGCATAATAATCAACCCCAATTGTAAAGTTATCAGTAACAACCTGATAGAAACTATCCAGCCCTTCAACATCTTTCTTGCTGTAATAGTAATCGGCCTGCTTAGTCAAAGATACAATAAAAGCCTGTTTGATGTTTTCAAAGGTAGGCTTATCATCGGCCAAGTATAAAGCCGCCCTAGCGCTCTCTAGCTCGTAATTACCCCGCAAATGTGTTCTACAAGAAGGGGTCAATGGAAACACGGCCATCATGCAGGCATAGAAGTAAGATGCTATGGCAGTCGGTTTGTCGAGGACATCTTTGTATCCCAGCGCCTGTAATTGGTAAAGGCCTGTGGCCTTCATCGTCACCAGTATCTTTTCCCTAGATTCTTTCGAGACAATAGGGTTCATACAATCCTTTCAGGTTATCGGGTTTGGCCATTATAACAAAAACCGGACGCTTTGCGGGCATCCTGTGCGATTTATTGCTGTTCGGGTTTCTTTCTGCGCTTCCATTGTACTTTCAGGATTCGGATAATGCGCAGGCTGCAATACGACATGGCAAACAGGGCAATGATGGCAAAGGTTAGCAGGTAAGGAAACCATATAGGCATTAGTACCCATAACCACGGCCAGTCTAACGTGCCTGCAAATTTAGCCAATATCAGCAATGCTCCAAGGCCAAGATGGCAGCCTATCAGGATAGTAACAAGGTCGGGGCGTTTGAAAGTCATTCTTCTTTCTCCTTCTTGGTTAGAGCATTGGTTAAGCACTCTTGCAAGTATTTAGCGTTTTGCTGCCTTTTCAGCTTGCGCAGCTTTCTCACGGCCTTGGCGATTTTCAGGCTTTGAAGGAAAGGTAGATAAACCACTTGCCCTTCAAATTTGACCTCAACATCCAATAACATAATATTGGTAATATGCAGGTCTGTATCCTTGCAGTAACATGTATAGTCAGAAACCGTCCATTTATCCGGTTCTGCTAACAATTGCAGCAATAGCTCAACGGGATTCTTCTGCATGTCCTATAGTCCTTCTTTTATGGTTTCCAGCATTTCTTGCAGTCGTTTTTGTTCTGCCTTATCAGCCTGTTCGGCGTAATAAGCTTTCTTGGCAGCTTTAGCCTTGCGGGCTACCTTGGCTAGTTTCCACTTTTGAGTCAGGGTTAAATCCAATTCGTTGCCTTTATAGGCAGCAATGGCTAATAAATTGAAAAACCTAAAATCCACTGTCATGCTGAAACGGGCGCTAGACAATCTACCCCCGACTGTGGCATATTTGCAATAACTCCAGTTAAACGGGTCATCCAAAGTCTTCAGCAGATTATCAAACAATACGCTAGGCAAGGCCATATCATTTTCCCTTCTCGGCAAAGAAGGCCATCAGGTCTTTAACGCCATACATGAAAATACCGCCTTCTTTGGCATAAATTACTGGCACGCTTCTCGGAATAGGCAAGCCCTTAGCAGGGAACATTGCCTTGAATTCGTCGACGTCTAAGTCGTCGCCTAACTTGATGACGGTATAGCTTGCCTGATTGGATTTCAGGAAGCGCTCGGCAATTTCGCATTGCGGGCATTGCTGTTTTGAATACAAAATGAAACTCATGGGGTAATCCTTTCTAATGGCACATTTGCGCGTATCCCGTCATTGAAGCTGTAGTTGGGGTCGATAAAGCGCAAGGAAAATCTGTCTGTAATATTATCTGCAGGCCATTTGAATTCATACTTGCCTTCGGCGTCGGTATTGGCGTAAAACGTCAGATACTCATTCGACATCTTAGTGATTTCTACCGTTAAGCCGCTGTATGACTGGCCTTTGACTGTAATCTTACCATAGATGCGCCCATATGCGCCAGCTTTATCACCGGCAGAGTAGCCGCTTGTAATAGTCGGCGAGTTTGGTATAGCCTTGGCAGGCTTGTTGTATTGAAACTGCGAAGCCTTGAAAGCAGGGTCGTCGGCATCCTGATAAATTGCGTAGCCGATAATATCAATCCCGGATGGGTCGGGCTTGATGGATAGCTCAAGATACCCGGTGTCAAAGCTGTTGGTTTGGCCTAAGAAACTAAATCTATACCATTTCCACACGCCCTGTTCAGGGCTGTCCATGGATATTAAATTGTTTAACCGTGGCGGAGCATCGGATGCGTGGTTATAGCGCATCAAGAAGGCTATCATTGGATAGTTATTGGGCACACCTGGGGCGAAGGTATAAAATTGTGCCCCGTAAGATTGATACCATGAGCTCTGGCCTTTGTTGACTACTCGCAGGAAATCTGGCTTAATTTCAAAACTATAGTAATAGTTGCCTGTACTGTTACCTAATTGCGGTTGATAGTTTCTCCTAAAATCAACCCATCTTACATATTTTCTAGGTGGCATATTTGGCATACTTGGATAATTTTCAATCATGCCTTGCGCTGGTTCGGATTGTGTGAAATCGGTAACGCCCCAATCAATATCCTGCAGGCTGATATAGCTGGGCGAATTATAGCCGATACTATCACTGCTCCAGTAATAACCCTGTTCAAACTTGTACAGGGTATCATCGCAGCGGCTCAAATAAGCGGATTGCCTAGCCACGCCGGGCAGGCATATCTGCAGGGATTCTGCGGAGCTTACAACATATGTACCGCCCCCGATAATGTCTTCAGTTGCATAATAGGAAGCATTAGATGTCAAGAAGCCGCCTTGTGAAGCACCACCGCCTAGGTTTTCTTCAAAATTAACATTTTTCTTCAACACCCCTGCTTTGTTCAATGTTACAAAACGCTCTTTTGGATAATTATTTGATTGCTGCCAATAATCAAAGCGCAGGCCTGCAGTCTGCCAGCTCGTGTAATCGCTGCTATTATCGGTATTATCCGGTAACAATAACCTATCGGCGTCTATGAAACCGAAACCATACATACCCCAATAATAGGCATTGGATTGGTATTGCCCAGAGAAAGGGCTTGGCACAAATACCGTGTTGAAGTAAATCCAATTGCCATCAGATGCAAACGACTTGAAAGCACATTTATGGGATTTGTTTAGCCAATCTGCCGTCATGTTGGTTCGGCTAAGTTCTGCAGAATTGCTATAGATACCATACCATTTGTTTCCACCGTCAATACTGATTTTGATATATTCGGCATTGAACTTGGCTTGGGTTTGAGTATTGGCCGTGCGCATATTGGAAAAATCCCACATGATGGCATTGCCGTGTCGGCGGTCTTTAACGGTAAAGCGCTTGTTAGGCGTATCCAAGCTTACCGCTTCAAACCCTAGGCCGTTGACATGGACTGCCCCGGCAGGCACGTTGCCTTCAAGTGTGATATGCGTGTAGGTATAGTGTAATACCCGGGTAGTTACGCCACTGATAGTCAGTAGGCAGCCATTACTGAAATGCTCGGGATTTTGGATTGTGCCTGTAGTCGTGTTTTTCTCGGCGTCATATACAGGATTACCGAACTGCTTTGTTGTGTCGAAGCCGTCGGTGAATACCTTGTACATGGATTCAAGCCACGTATCGGTATAGATTAACGGCACGTGGCTGTGGCAATCCGCAGGCAGCAGATTGTCAAACATTCTCATACTGAAGATATTAACCATAATGTATCTATCCTATCGGAAACCATTGCCCGTATCGGCCATACGAGTTTTGGTCATAATAAGGCTGGTAAATCATGAAGGCGGGTTTATTATTGTCTTCTACCAGTTTACCCGTGTCTTTGTTCATGCCAGACATTGAATTGAAAACTATGTAGGGATATTGCAGGGTTATGGTATCAACTATGTTCAAACCAGGCAATTGCCTACGCCATCTAAACAAAGATTGCCTAGTGAACACGGTTGGATTATCCGTGAAAAACGGTTTATATGTTGTGCCACCTGAAACAGAGTTCGGTGAAGCATTAAACGGGTAAACAATGTTGCCGTTATTGATAACATAAACCTGTTCGTCTTGCTCAATCAGAGTATGGATACGGTGATTACCGTCATTACGATAGCCTACGCTAAAAAATATCAGGCTGTTCTCGCTGGCCAAGAAGTACCAGCGGTTCAGACTGTAGCTCAAGTGTCTATCTGCATAGGTGTTATAGTAAAAACCAGTATTAAACTGATACGACGCTTCGGTAGGATACACTATAAAAAACCCTCTACTCGTGTTGTTCAACAAGTAGATAACTAGGCTTTTCCAGCGGAAATATAGCTTATCAGCCGACACGCTAATCGGTTCAATCGGCAAGGGGCTGATATTAACCGCTTGGCTGCCTGTTTTGAACTCGCCAGACAATACTTCTACCGTGATTTTGTCGGCTGCAATCGCTTCAATCTTTAACCGAGCAGCATACTTGCCGTCGACATACAAATCCAGCGCATTGTAAACGGTATAGTAAGTTGTATCAACCACCTTGATATCATAGCGCTTGCTGCCTAAATCCGTGACTTCTGTGATGGCTTGGTAATTAATACGCTTGTTCAAGACTTGCCACAAGTTGAAGTAACCTTGGAAAGTCGCCTGTTCAAACAGCAATGCTTTCTGTTCAGCAGCCGTCAAAGGCCTAACCGCGCCATCTTCAAAAATGTTCTTGGCGTTAATGGTATTGAAGGCCGGGGCGTGTTTCTGGTAGCCATATAATGCTAGGGGCTTGTGTTTGAGTATCATAACTGAAAATATACCTTACAAACTTGTTCAGACGTAGAATCGTTATATTTGCTGGCCAATACGGAAGCCAAGTAATCTTTACCGTCGATTACTTCAAATTTCATCCACTCAAACGCATTATCCATGCGGATAGGCATAAATCCGGTATAGGCTATCGGGAATTGCGCATAGCGCATGCCGCGCCAAGCCGTAACAGCGGAATACTGTGAAACCTTCGGTATCAATTCACTGTAAAGTGGTTCAATATAATTTATCCCGCCAACCCATCGCAAGTGAAAAGTATTGGCCACTATCGAGCTACTAATCCCGGTAGACATATCTAAATTTATCGAAGTATTGCCGATAAAGTTAATACCATCCAAATACTCAAACTGTGTCAACGTAGTCACGCCAATCCCGCCAATCCCAGCCCAATAATTCGCAGCGGTAAACATATTCATGGTATACATGGTTGAATAATAATCTTGCTGCCAGCGCTGCTTATCCATGTAGTTGGTATTAACATGCGCTCCAAACGGCAGGCCTGCCAAAAAGGCAATGTCTTTGCCGTCGATTGTTTGCGTGATACCCATGCCATACAAGGCGCATGTCGAATATCTGAAGTTACTAATTTGCGATTGATTAGGGCAAATCCCCAAATACACGAACTTATCGGATGCAATCAGTGCCCAAGACGACGATTGGGTATGGTTGTACCTTTGCGGGATGACCACTGAACTTGATACAACCATATCTTTTCCCAAATTGGCCGTGATGAAAATATTATTGTGGCTAGTCAAAGGCGTAAAGCGGTTATTGTTATAGTTTTCGACTACGGATTTACCGTCTTCCCATCGACGCAGCATAATGGGCTGCATCACTAGGTCTCTAACAAACCATGGCGCGCTTCTATCCTTTTGCTGGATAGCCGGATTCCATTCGGTAGTCAAATCATCCTGAATACCTGTAGTCGGTAAACCACGGCGAATCAGGAAGCATTGATGATGTCCTTTCGGGCGCAGTACCATGTCGTTTTGCGATTTATGCGGGCGTTCCCATCCGCCGGAAACCAGTTGAATTTTACCGGATACAGCCGCTTCGGCCTTATCGGTCAAGGTAACACCATAATCCGGTTTCATCTTGATTTTCGTGCCTGATACATCCAATACTCGGTATTGTCCGTTCAAGCCGTCAATCCCTTTAATTTCAACAAGCGTGAAATAGCCGTACTTGGCAGCATCTGCAGCGGTCAGAGTAACTGTCAAGCGGTTATCTGCCACGGCTGCCTTGGTAATACTGTGTTCTTCAAAGCCAGTGTACAATACCTGTTCCATCACATCGTACAGGCTATACCCGTCTTTAGCGGCTGTGACAGTACCCGCCTTATAGGTTTCATTTGTGAAAAATATCTGCATTATCAAACGCCTTTAAGGTTGTTTTCCCTATTTAGCCATTATATCAGGCAGAAAAAATGCCCCGCTTTTGGCGGGGCTAAGGTTTCTCTACACAAAGGAAACGATATGAGAAACTTAAGGACCAACAGAAAGAAAAATCATGTCTATCAAATCAGGTTACTGCTTTCCACTATTTAAACCAGTTAAGGTGCGGGAGGGTGTAATGCAGGGCAATGGATAACCGCTGCAATTTATTCGGGTGCTGTTCCCCCATCCCCATTAAAATGCGTGGAATTGTTGGTTGGAAGCTAGGGAGATAAGCTAGAACGCAACGTCGAGATGGACAGGAGAAACGTTGCATTGCCGCTATCAGGAGAAAGGAGGAAATCCAATAACAGCGGCTTCCCAACCAACGTGGCAAATGATACTACAGGCGCTTTTAAAATGCAAGCGTTTTTGTTGAGTTTTTTACCAGTACAAAACGGATGTCGCCCGTGTACATCTTCAGGTCTTCGACAAACGGCTTTCTTTCCCCCGTTTTAACATCATGCAGCATGACGCGCCCTGTTTCTTTATGCAGGCCACGCCACAGGTTAAGGCCGTCCAGTTTCAAGGCCGGGCTGCTATAGACATCGCTGTCGTTGGATAAGGCAAGATAGGCCATAGTCGCAATACCACATCTCCTGAAATCCGGATGCGTGGCCACCATCTTAACAACCCTGCCGTTTAACTTGGCATCCCATTCGGTAAGCATGGTGAATACAACAATATCGCTGCATTCGCCGATAATCTTACCGCCATTGGCCATTGTATAGTAATAAACCAAACCGTAGTCAATCCAATCGCGGTAATAAGCGGGGTTGCCTACAGGATTGTCAAGCTCGGGCATGGCTTCCTGCAGGTCTACCCAATCAAAGTGTGTGCTGTCAAGTAAAGGCATCTTATATTTCCCAAATACCGTCATCAGGGCTGGTCATAATCATAATGAGATGGTAAACCAAGTCTTCGAGTTCGGGATAGCGGGTTTTGCGGATGCGCCAAATCCATTCCCGGTTGCCGTATTCAATGACGATAAACCACCAAACATCATCTTGGCCGACGCCGAAGTTATCGTAAACAATATCATACTCGTCAAATATCAGGCTTAGTGTGGCACAAACTTCTTCAAGAGTAATCATCAATAATCCTTTCCAATGCACAGGCCAAGCGCTTGTCGAAGTTTGGCGTGTAGTTGTTGGTAATAGTGAAATCGGCTTCAAAGGCCATCTTTTCGGATTCGTGGTTGATAGCAGTTGAATGGCGCTGGTCAATTGCGGTAATCCTGATAATCTTGCCTTGCATGGATTGTATCCACTTGGCTTCATCGGGGAAACGGCAGTCAGTGATAATCAGGCAATCATCCTTGGGGATATTACTGTAATGCTCGGCCATACAGTCAACCCATATGGATTCTTTAACCAGCTTACGACCCCATTCAGTACCAAGGGTCTGCAATAGATGGCGCAGGGATACTCCTAGCCCGGATATAACAGCTTCCTTGTTTTCACGCTGCGAATAGTGATTGATGTCAACCCCTAAGGCTTCCAGCATCCGGTAAATCGGATGGGCAAAGCTGTGGGTATGGCAGTTGATTCCATAATGTAGCAGCATCATGGCAAGCTTGGCAGCGGCGTAATCCTTACCCGCTCCCGCCTTGCCTGTCAGGGCAATAATCATTGGTTATCTCCAATCTGTGATTGATGGCCATATTGTAGCATGGATGGCGGATACGGAAACAGCCCCATAGGGCTGTCGTATGATTAGCGCAAGCGGCTACCGCAATTCACGCAGAAATCTTTAAAACCCGTGACCCCGCATTTCGGGCATTGCTTTGGCGATATATCAACGGGGCTTAGGCATTTGCTGCATTGCTTGGCATAGGGATTGAGTTCGCTGTTGCATCTCGGACATCTTCTAGCAGGGGTAGTCATCATCGGATTCCTTACGGGGCTAATCAACACGATTTAATTATAGCGCAATATTGAAAAATATGCTATATTGCCGTCGTGCAATGCGCCAAAGCATTTCTAAATCTTGCGCCACAAGCCCGTGATTGCATCGGGTAATAGGGTAGTACCAGCCTACCGCGCCATCGCAATCTGTGGCCATCTGTGACCCGAGAAACGCTATATTTTACTTGAAAGGATATACTATGCAACACAAAGAATCATCATTATTTGAAATCCACGGAGACAACAACACGTTTATCAAACTGTACCCGTCAGGCATTGAAGTTGCCAATACCAGCGAAAGCATAACTTATATCCCATTAAGTCACGTCGAACTACGGGCATTAGCCAACGAAATCAACAAAAACACGAAAGCCGCTATGGTTGCCCGTGCCATCGCTGAATTGAAAAACACCAAGCCCGCCGAACTGAAAGGCCTGCTTACCCTGTTTGATATGATGGATGCCGATACCATAGCCAATATCTACTATGGCAAGCTCGACGAAATCGTCACTCCCGAAACCAAGTATCGGCTGGTCATGGCCATCAACAACCAAGCCAGCGCCATTGAAATTCGTGAAAAGGATGAATACAATGCAATTCTTTCCGCTTGATAATGACGACCGCCTGAAGCCGTCTGTCGCCAAAACCCTCGCCATCCTGATTGCCCATGATGCCCTTAGCGGTGAAGTAAAGCTGGCCAATGGCCAAGGCATCAAGGCCAAGATGGAAATGATTAACTATTTCAAGCCTAATCCCTATCTGATTAATGGCAAATATTACTATCCCAATCTGCGCATCCATGAAGGCGGATTAAGCCCGGATGATATTGTTGGCGTCTTCTTTCAACGCGATTGGGAAATACTGCATTTGATGGATGCGGCTTATACTATGGGTAAAGCTGAAGGCCTTGCCCAATTTCACCCTATGAAGGAATCCCAATCATGAAGAAACCATTGTTTGCAGTTACCCGCCCTTACGGCGCATCCTTGAACCTGTATGGCGCAGATGATGAACAAGCCCGTGTTGAAATCCATACCACGGAAATTGATTCGGTATTTTCATTGAATCCTGTTGAAATGTTGGATTTCGGCAATCAGATGACTAAGCTGGCCAACGAGCTGTTGCTGGCCGAAGCCATCGATACTGCATTCAGTATGCGGGATGAAGACGACAGGTTTGCCGTCTTGCGCGAACTCGGTTCGGTTCAAGAAGTGGCTGCCAAGTACAACAGCTTCAATACGCTGCATATTGAAAAACTGTCAGACTTTGACCGTGCAGTGGTCTTGGCCGTGGGCATGGCCTATCGTGATGTATTGCAGTCCTACCTGCATACAGATGAATAAGGCTTGATAAAACAATCCCCGCGTAATGCGGGGATTTTCGTGTCTAGATAATCAGCTTGATATAAGATTGTTCGCCGTCAACTTCTTCTTGGCCATCTAAATCCCTTAAGCCCTGCATAGCCACTTCATACAGCATCTTAGACAGGTTCTTCTGCGATACAGGCCTATCCATATCCAAGACTTCCCGAACTTCGTATTCAGGCTTGCCTATCAGCTTCAGTCCGATTTCAAAGCGGTATTTCCGGGGCTTGGCCAGTATCTTCTTGTTCTTCAGCGGGTCGGCAAAATCGCCAAACATCTGCGCCGTGGCCTTGAACTCTTCATAGGTATCTGCGCCTATCAAGGGAAATACGGCATAGCCGTGATAAGGTTTGGCAGGCCGTTTCTTTCGTGTTTGCGCCATATTGCTGTCTCACTGCATCAACAAGGTCACAAATAGGTTGCCCTTAACCAATGGCTTGTCCATGCTTTCCGGCAGCTTCTCGCGTATCAGGCGGGCAATCTCTTCAGGCTTGAAGGTAGGGAAGCCCGGCATATCGGCAGCCTTGTTCAGTTTCCTTGCAAGGATAACGCCCGCAAACAGAGCTCTAAATCCTAGGCCGTCCATAGAAGCCTTTACCGATTGCATAGACATATCCGGGGTCTCAAGATTAGCCAGCAGGTTTTCCAAGGCCTGCATGCGTGGCGGGGTCAGGTATTGTCTAACGGTTTTCATTTGGCGGGTTTCCTTTGCTGTTGTTTGGCTTTTCTTTGTTGAGCGGCTTTGCGCTGTGCTTCACGCTGTTTCACTTTAGAAAGTGTTTTCGGCTGTCCTCCACATCTTTTCACAGGTTTCGCCCCAACAGGTTTGTTTTTGCGCCCCTTACTCTTTTTACTTGGTGCTAAAAGTTGGCAGAAAGTAGCAGGGTTAATATGCAATTTCCGGCGCAAAACTGATTGATACTGGTTATACAGTAATTCAAACCGTCGCTCGTCTGTACCCATAGAACGGGCTTTATGGGATTGCAGCCATTTCTGATAAGACTTCCAAACCAACAGGGCATATTTCTGATTATCCGGGTCAAGCTGTTTGAAATCCAATGTATCAGGCAAAGACGCCCCGCGCTTAATCGCATAAAAGAAAGTCAAGATGGCTGCATTGCAAGGCAGTTCAATCACATCGTCTTCAGACATCGGCGTTGGTTTCACCGGCTGCCCCTTAACGCCCTTTATCAAATCTTCGAATAGGTGGAAAGTAGATACAGACTTATGATGCTGTCCCCATTGTTTAATCAAGACAGCCGCAATTTCCTGTTTATCCATACCTTCAAACACATCTTGACGGATAGCGGCATAGAAAGAACGGGTGGCGCTTCTAACGGCAGCCGCTTCAAGTTCGTTGTCAATATCCGCATGCACAGGTTTACCCAAATAGGCATTTAATACCATATGGAAAATACGGCGCTTCATGGTATAACTGTAGATGGCTTTGCTGTCGGCCTTGCGTTTTTTCGGGTTCGGTTTAAATTGACGCATATCAATAGCTCCTCACGATAACATCACTTGATAAAATGTAGACTGCATATCTTCCAAATCAGATACACGGCGGATAATATCGAACCGAGCTTCAGGAAAATACCCGGTAATCAAATCTGCCCGCTGTACAGGGGTCAAGATAGCTTCACGGTATTCAATCCCGTTTTCTTCGCATAGATACTTGGAGAATTGAATAGGCGGTAAACCTGCCCTAGCGTAAACCTTATTCAACTCCTTAATATCCCGCAATACATGCCCATGGATTTTACCACAGGCCTTCGCTACATCACGGCTCGACGTCGATTCGCTAGGCAAAGTCAAATTCAACCATTCACGAGTTTCCATCATTATTCCTTTCAATCAGGGTTATCAATAGTTTCCCGGCAGTATAACAGAAATCAGGCTTGTTTCCTATAGGCACAACACGCCCGTTAAGGGAAAGGGGGATATAGGGGGTATGGGTTATTCCTTACAAGGCACTACGTCTCCTATAGTCACAGTGAGGGGCTTTTAGGCCTGCAGGGGTTTCACAACCACGGCATCTATCAGCGCTGTCGCGCAAAATTTGCCAAAAACACCCGTGAAGAATCTTAAAAGACTATAAAAATTCTCGAGAACGGGATTCGTAGTGTTCATTTACCACGGGATGCGAAGGGGCGTTAGCCCCGTAGCGTCTCGTGGTAAATGTATATTACTAACTATCCCGTTCTCAAGTTCTATAAAAATCCGAATGTACTTCAACAACCGAATGTATAAAAATCACTATAGGTAAATTTGTGAAGCGACAACTATCTAACTTGCTGAAGGGGCGTTAGCCCCGAAAGCAAGTTACTAGGTGTCGGCTGAAGGGGCGTTAGCCCCGAAAGCCATCACTAAGTCAATCATGGTTATGCACTCAATCTCACGCGTAGCGTGAATGATTTGCAGATTTCCTTCAGGAATCCGTCAAACACCGTTGAAACTCAACATGTACAAAAATCACGAGGAATCACAAGGAATCCTAAAGAGTCCTTAAGATTTCTATTCAAACCCAACTCAACTTCAACTTATTCAATCTTCAGAAACCCTAATAGCTAGGGATGCGAAGCAGCCCTAGCTCATTAGCGCGAAGCGCCACTTGAGGAATCCTTAAGAGTCCTTAAGATTTCTGTTAAAACCTAATCTACCAAATCAACCCTAGCGGTTGCTCAAATCTGTTTCACGCTTCGCGTGCCCAACTTTTGTGATTTCTGATTCTATCGGCAGGCAGGCTTTCGGGGCTAACGCCCCTTCAGCCCACCTGCCTTACGGATTGCTTCGGGGCTAACGCCCCTTCGCAACCCGTAGTTGGTGGTGTACCTGATTGTTATCTACAAGTGAACTAGTGTTTATCTACATTCAGTCCTTAAAGATTCCTTATCATTCCTGAAGGCCGTGTTATTGATTAGATATGTATTACCTACAGCTTCAGGGCTAAAGCCCTTTCGCCGTAGGTAATACACACTACGCAACACGGCATTAAAGATTTCTTTATGTGTCTTTATTATTCTTTGTGATTCCTTAAGTTCATTTTGAAGAGTCTTTTTAGATACCTGCAATTCTTGCAGGCATTCCAACCCTCTCGGAGCGAAATTAATCAGGGGAAATTGTAAAGGGTCTTTACAATTAGAAATTGAAGTAATCGATATAAATTTGAAACAAGAACAAAAAAACACTTGATTTTTCAATCAAGTGTTTCGATTTAAATTACGAATCCTACAGATACAATTATCCTATAGTAGGTGCAAGAATCACGAGCTTTTGTAAAGAAACATTTACAATTAGAAATTAAATTTTTGTACTGCTAATACTACTAATTCCTAATAATCCTAGCTCGCTTAACGACTCCTGCTTTAGGACGGGGATTATTCCGTTGCTGGGTCTGAGATGCTGAAAGTTGTTACAGCGGGGTGGCGGTCATCATGTACACCCACTATCTCATCACTCTCGAAGCTACTAATGCGGCGCGTTCCGACTTTCCGCTTGGATTATCTGCGCCTTGTAATCTGCCCCTCGGCTTCATGGTGCCGACCTTCGCTAAAGGTTCGCTTCCCATGCTGTGCAGGGTAATTCCTCCTGCAGTTTAGTAGGCCTCTCCTACCATATTCGCTTCAATGACTCCTCCTTCCCATTGACCTTGCTTTCCAAGGGGAAGGTAGATACGCATAACCTAATTTCGGTATCCGGGAAATCAGTACAACGCTATACGCATCTGTCGCAACTCTGCTCGCGGGCTTCTCTAACCAAGATTGTGTCGTTAGAACGTCGAACGGCTTGTGAACTTCTACATGGATACTTCCCATGCGCTTCAGGTGGTTAGTCCGAAACTTCGCCGACGTTTGATTAGTTGTCCCTCTTCATCATGCCCTCCCTGACATAGGAAGGCCAAGCTTGCAGAATCTTTCTCGACTTGGGGTTTTTGGGAGTTTTTGATACGGGGCTACCCGTAAAAGAAATTTGCTTTAGGGCTTTATGGGTTTTTGCAGGCTGCCAGTCCAGCACTCGATTAACACCGTCACAACCACACGGGAGAACGGATTAACGGCAGGAAACGGATTCCAAGTTTCAGCAAACTCCTCCCGATTGTTACCTTCAATGGCAGCCCCGTAACCACTATGCCTATATACGGGTCAGCTTTTAATGTCATTGCTGCACATCGATACTGCGTGATAACAATCCAACTTGTTTATCATCCGGAGCTACCCGGATGAATGCCACCTCGCCTGATACATTTCAATCTTTCGCGTTCGCCAGCATCCTGTATCCGATACTGCAATACAAAACACCGCTAGGTGGAAGCTGCCTAATTAAAGAGCGATTGTACTAGTAGAAGGTTTGTCTTACGACAGGCAGCTTATCGGTAAGCTTCTTACTAGCTCCAGCGTGCTTCTGCACACTCGGATTTAAACGGTTTAATCATACCCTTATTTATATAAAAAGTCAATCTGTAAAGGGGTTACTAAGGTAAAATCTCGTTAAATGCAACTGTATGTATATTATGCTACACGCTTTTGGAAATCATGAAGCATATCTTCTATTTGAAAACAAGAGTTTACCTTAGTCAATCCTAAGAAATTGGTAAATGCGCCTGCGACACGAAGTTCATCAACAGTCAAAAATTCTTGTAGCTTATTGGTTACAGCTACAGCTCCAAACACGTTGATTAGGGTAATCAACTGATTGAGCGCCAGCCGGTGGTTGATGTTGCCATTGTTTAGATAGCGCCGGATGCAGCGGCGAAACACCATGAACCGCTGGCAGTCCGTAATCAATGCAGCCCTATCCACCGCCGTATGGATGGCAGGATAGTATTGTCGCAAATCGGCAGCCAAATCTTGCAGGTTCATGGTGTTCCTATCTTACGTTATTGCAGGGTAATGGTAAAGGCTACAGGCACTTCATGCACGATGCCGTTTACAGTAAACAGCAGGGTTTCTTCGACGTCTACCTTGTCAACGTCTTTAGCCCATTCTTTGCGGCGTACTGTAGCGGCGACATCACGGCTTTTGGTAACTTCGGTATCCCCGGCAAGAGTGATGGTGTATTGTTCGGTTTCGATGTCTTCCAGTTTGATTTCCGCTGTCAGGCCTTCGCCGATAGTCAGGCTGCCAAATTTCAGCGAGCGGAAATTGCTAGGCGCTTTCAGGTACAGCGGGTCAAACTTGCCCTCATAGGCGGTAAACACCACGCCTTGGCCTTGCTGTTTTAAGGTGTCGCCCGTAAAATAGCCATAGGCAGCCACCAAGACTTCGCCTGTACGGCTATCTACCCATCCGCGAATATCCTTGACGGCGTGTTCATTGGGCTGAATTTCCATGTAGTTGATTGCCATAATCAAAACTCCCTTAAAATGGATTGAAAATGATACCTTTGTTTATACAACACAAATATTTATTGCTACTTTCGCCACAGCTTAAGCTGTTCGATAAAGCAAGGAGCGGCCTGTATAACTTCAGATGCCCGTATTGCGGCGACAGCAAGACCAATCCACACAAGCGCCGGGGCTATATCTACAAGAAGAAGGATACCCTGAACTACAAGTGCCATAATTGCGGGGTATCAACCAGCTTTCAAAACTTCCTGAAAGACCATGACGACAGACTGTACAGGGAAATGCTGTTAGAGTCTTTCGGCAAGCCCAAGCATGAAACCAAACTGGAAGCATCCGATGTGGCGACCACTACCCAATCGCTATTGACGGCGCAGCATCATATCCTGCAGCATTATCAGCGCATCACACCCAATAGCGGCATCCAATCAGAGTATCTGCAAGGCCGTGCTTTTACCCCTGCAATGATGGCACGGTTTTACAGTATCCCGGATGCCGATGAACTGATTAGGCGCATCTATACTGTACACAAGATGATTGGCAAATTTAAAGGTATCCCTGCAGTCGGGATACCCTACTTTGACGGTAATGCCTTGGCCTATTTCCAAATCCGATTGCTGCAAGGCAAAATACGCTACCTGACAATGGAGGTAGACGGCGGATGCAAATTGTTTGGCCTGCCGGATATTGACCCTAGTAAAAGAGTGTCAGTGCTTGAAGGCGCATTCGATAGTGTGTTTGTACATAATGCCGTGGCCAACGGCGGGGCAGCCGATACGGGAAACCTGCAGCGCTTGAAGGGAATGGATGTCAGGTTTATCTATGACAGCGACTACCGCTACAATCCTGACATTAAGAAGCAGGTGGCTAATCGCATCAAGGAAGGCTATAGCGTGGTATTGTATGGCAAAGACTTCCAGTACAAGGATTTAAACGAAGCAGTTATGGCCGGGATGGGCGTTGTCGAGCTTAACGATTACTTGGATGCGCATACCTTTTCCGGCATGCGGGCGCAATTAGAGTTATCGCGGCTAGGTAAATAATGCCAATATAGCGTTTCTCGGGTCACAGATGGCCACAGATTGCGACGAAGGGGTTAGGTAATACCCTAGCCTACCTCTAGGGGTTGACACCCATTAAAACGCGAAATCTAACGATTTTGCGTTTTTCGTTTAACTGCGCTACAATATGCCCCACTTTTGTTAGATTGGAAATCATCCAAATGTTACTCATTGACTTTTATAACGTGGTATCGGCTGCCGTGCACAGCGTGCATGGCGAAGATAAAACACCTCCCAACCTTGAAACGGTCAGAACCTGTGCCGTTAATGCCTGCCTGTACTACATGCAGAAACTGAAACGTTACAGCGCCAACACAGTCATTGCCTTTGATGGCAAGGATAACTGGCGCAGTAGCGTTTTTCCCAATTACAAGCAGCAGCGCAAGAAACAGCGCGAGAAACGCGAGTTTGACTATGCCCTGTATTATCAGAGCTTGGAAGCCGTGAAAATCGAACTGGCTGCCGTGATGCCCTGCAAATGTATTGAAGTTGCCTATGCGGAAGCTGACGATATTATCAGCGTCTTAGCCCGTATCGGCGCTCATAATGAACCAGTTTGCATTGTATCCAGTGACAAAGACTTTGTGCATCTGCAGGCTATCCATACCCCCCACCCGATTACGCAGTTTAGCCCCTATAAGGACGACTATATCGACGAAGCCAGTTTGGCCTTGCCTTTAGAGTTACATGTGGTTGGCGGAGATAGCGGCGACGGCATCCCCAATATCTTTTCAGACGATGACGTGTTCTTGGTAGAAGGCAAGCGGCAAAAACCGTTTACCAAAACCAAGAAAGAAGAAGTAATGGCAATCGGCCTTGAGAAGTATCGGGAAGTGATTACTGAAGAGATGCGCGTGAAGCTCGACAGAAACCGCCAGCTTATCGACCTGACCAAAATCCCACAGGATATTAGCGATGCCATCCTGCAGAAATACATTCAAACCAAACCCGCCAGCGGTATGCTGATGAACTACCTTGTACAGCACCGCATGTCTTCAATCATTGACAGATTCGGAGGTCAGTTATGACGACCTATGTGCAAAAGCGCTGCAAGGCATGCAATGAATTTATCAGACACGGTTGGGATATATGGAGTAGAGTGTGAAGCAGACCAATTAATGTTAAATTTAGCCAATTTTTAAAAACTGAAACCTAAAAATGTTGATACACAAAGCCTTCAAGTTTGAACTGATGCCTACCGGAGAACAAATCCGCAGATTTAAGCAATTCTGCGGTTGTTCCCGTTTCGTGTTTAATCGGGCGTTGGCTTATCGAAATGAGCAGTATGAAGTTGATAAGAGTGTTAAGTTTAGCTATGTTAAACTGGCAAATCTGTTGCCTGTATGGAAAAACGAATTGGTTTGGCTAAAAGATTGTCATAGCCAAGTTCTCCAACAATCTTTGAAAGATTTGGAAGCCAGTTTCAAAAACTTTTTCTCTAAACGTTTGGATTTTCCAAAATTCAAACGTAAGGGAGAAAAAGAAAGCTTCAGGTTTCCGCAAGGCTGCAAACTAGAACAACACAATAATCGCATCTATTTGCCGAAAATCGGTTGGGTTAGATACCGTAACAGTCGTGATGTAGTTGGTCAAATTAAAAATGTAACCGTTAGTCAAAAATGCGGTAAATGGTATGTTTCCATTCAAACAGAGATTGAGATGGAAACGCCAATCCCCAAAGGTGGAGAAATTGGTATTGATATGGGTATCGTTAGGTTTGCAACACTTTCAAACGGTGAATATTTTGAGCCAATCAATGCCTTTAAAACCTATAAGGGGAAATTAGCAAAATTACAGAAACGTTTGAAAAACAAAACCAAAGGCAGTCATAACTGGCTGAAATTAAAAGCTAAGATTGCCAGATTGCATCATAAAATCAGTAATACTAGAAAAGACTACTTACACAAAATCAGCAACAAGATAAGCAAAAACCACGCTATTGTTTACGTTGAGGATTTGCAGGTAGCGAATATGACCAAATCCGCTAAAGGTACAGTTGAACAACCCGGTAAAAACGTGAAGCAGAAATCAGGTTTGAATAGGGCTATCCTAGACCAAGCTTGGTATGAGTTTCGCCGTCAATTGACATACAAACTAGCATGGAATGGCGGGTTTTTAGTAGCAGTGCCACCTCAGAATACCAGTAGAACCTGTCCTTCTTGTGGTTATACCGCTAAAGAAAACCGTAAAACCCAATCGGAGTTTGAATGTGTTGACTGTGGTTATACAGAAAACGCTGATTTGGTAGGGGCAATCAATATCTTAAACCGTGGGCAGGCTATTTTAGCTGTCTAAACACTTAATCAGGGCAGGGCATGCCCGTAGCGTCTGTGAAGTGAACTGCGCAGTGAGGCGGTCAGCAGCAGAAACCCACTGAAGCGAGATTAATCGCAGTAAGAATTTCCATCCTTCGGGATGAGGAGGATGCCAACATGGTAGATAAGGAACACCGGTATACTGGTTATATGCCTGCATGCGGGTACAATTGGAGCTATCTCGAGTGGGTAAATAACGCATATATATCATATAGTTGAGTTATAATATATGACAATTCTCAAGTAACTATGAGGCATAAAAATATTAGTTTTTTAATCCATTGCCAATGAAAATTTTAGAAAGAGCGCAATTATGAGTCGTATTACATATTCCCAAGTTAGATGTCCAGCTTGCAACAAATATGTGATGGTGTTGAAAGATAAAATGTACGAGCCGTTTGTTTGTAAAGAATGTGGAGAAGAAGTTCAGCTAATTAATTATGCTGATAAATCCTCGTCGTTATACGGAGGCGGATGTCCTAGTATTATTTCTGACCGCGCAAGTGCAAATAGGCGCATGTCTTCCGAGTTCCGCGACAGTGTTTTGAATCCGATTATGAATCAGAGAGGTGCTGTAAATGAAATTAGAAAATATGGTTAAGATTTGTTCAGAAAATGATTGTTGTTTTTATGGTTAAGGGATGACAATAAGATGATTTGGTTAGCTATTGCAATCGGCACGGCGTTATCGCAGCATCCCAAGCCGCATCAACCCAACCACCATCCCAAAGCCTTGCAGGCCACGCCTATCCGCCACAGCAATGCGGAAATCCATTGCGTCGCCCGGGCAATCTATTTTGAAGCTCGGGGCGAACCGCAATCTTGCAGGGAAAAGGTTGCCCATGTTATCGTCAACCGCATGCGCCACAGGATGTTTCCCAACAGCGCCTGCAATGTGGTTTACCAGCGCAATCAATTTGAATGGGTCAAATACAATCCTCAAGTAAGAGACCACGTGGCCTATCAGCAGGCCATTAAAGATGCCACGGCAGTTTTGCAGGGCAAGCGCGATACAACGAATGGCGCACAGTTTTTCAGCACAGGCTACCGTTTTAGAAATACCCGCCAAGTAGACAGATGCGGTGGTCACGTTTTCTTCAGGACTACTTTGACATGACACCTGACAATAGTTACAGCGAAGAGTTATTCGGCATCCTAAACCGCATTGTGCAAAAGAAGCGGTGCACCATGATTGAAGCCGTATTGGATGTTGCCCGCGAACTGGATGTGGATGTCGAAGATTTTGTCAACTGCTTGGGCGAACCGCTAAAGAATGCCTTGCGTGAAGAAGCGATACAGCAGGGCATGGTCAGGAAATGCGCCTTGCCAACGACTGCCCGCCTAACCGATTTTTGAGGAGCGGCGATATGGACGAACTAACCAAGCTGCTCATCAACAATACCTACCTGTGCTTCTTGGATTATGTGGCCATCAAGCTCTATTTCCAAGACAAGCTTGATTGGGATATTAAAGGCAACCCCCCGGTAAATATCCCGATGCAGTCTTTTTACAAGCGTCATGATTGCAAGGCCTTCAAAGGCGTGGTAGATCGGCATAAGAACGACAGGGAAAGCTGGCGACAGTTTTTCATTTCCCTGTTCATCTATGACGATACCGCTTATGTCAGGGATGCGCTGGATTATCCCGACGGCTTGCTGAACTTTCACAAAATCCGAATGGCAATGCTTGAGTCGCTGTATCCCGTCTTCAAACTGGATATAGGCAGGATACAGAGCTACTTGTCAATCGAGAAACAGGATTTTATGGATTTCATCAAGCCTAGAACCTCCAGCCCCGATATATTAACCAGCGCAGGGGCAACAGGTATCAGCCTTGAGACCATTGCATTGCTTGACAGGGTATTTGCCTTTACCGATATTGCTACAGTATCGCCCCGCTGGGATGTACAGCGGCGCAAAATTAAAAAGTACGGCTTGCTACTCCCCTTTGAATGGGGTAGAATTAAGCCCATTTTAGACGAACTCATTTCTCAACCCCTTTAAGGAGGATTTCATAATGTCTTTTGCAGACTTGAAAAATCGCGGCAAAAACTTTGCCGCTTTGGTAGACAAAGTGAACAACAATAACAAGAACTTCGACGACCCGCGTGAGTGGGTATTGACCCGCGACAGCAAAACGGGCAACGGCGAAGCGGTTATTCGTTTCTTGCCTGAAACCAACGGCAGCGAGAACCCGTTTGTGCTGCAGTATAGCCACGGCTTTCAAGGCAAAGGCGGTTGGTATATCGAGAACTGCCCGAGCACTATCGGCGGGGATTGCCCGGTATGCGAAGCCAACAATACCGCTTGGGAAGCAGGCGATAAAGCTACTGCCCGCAATCGCGCCCGTCGTAAAAACTACTACGCCAACATCTATGTGGTAAATGACCCGGCGCATCCTGAAAACAATGGCAAGGTTTTCCTGTTCCGCTTCGGTAAATTCATCTTGGAGATGATTGCCAAGAAAATCAAACCCGAGTTTGAGTCCGACCAGCCTGTAAACGTATTTGACCTGTGGGAAGGCTGCAATCTGCGCTTGCGTGCCCGCATCAACAAAGAATCGGGTTTTGTAACCTATGATAGCAGCGTATGGGAATTGCCTAGCCAGTTACTGCCAACCGATGCCGAGCTTGAAGAAGTATGGAAGCAGCAATACCGCTTGGAAGAATTTACCGATACCGATAAGTTCAAAGCTTATGGAGAACTGAAAGCCCGCTTTAACCGCGTACTGGGTTTGGCTGAAACCGCCGATGATGGCGAAGACGATGCAGTAGAAACCCCGATGCCAAGCAGCAACCCTGCAGCCCGCTTTAATCAACAGCCCGCTCAAGAAGCGCCTGTAGCCCACAGCGCCCCGTTGAGCAGCGAACCGATTGAAGCGCAGCCTGTACAATCTTCAACACCACAAGCTGCCCCTGCAGCGGCTTCGCAATCTGAAGAAGATGAACTGGCCAAATATCGTCAGATGCTGGGCATGTAATACAAAACCATGCTATAATCGCAGCCTGTTAATACAGGTTGCGATTTTTTTAATATGGCTACGATTCATTACCTAGGCAAATCCTTCGAGACATCCGTTTACAGCGGAACAGTTTATCCTGATGTAGCGGCGCAGATACGCGCCGAGTTTTATCCCGAGTACAGCTTGGCTGATGTGCAGCGCCAGCTTTACGAAATCCTCTACCGTAACGGCAATGATACAGGCATCATCAATGCCTATTACTTTGCTCGCCTGATGGGCGATGTAGGCCTTGATAGGGCTGCCTATACAATTAACGAAATTCTGCAATCCGATGAATGGTGCAGTTGGATGTGGGAATATATCCAGCGTAAACCCAAAGTGTTTCCACCAAGCGACCCGCTGATTAAGAATGTTCATGCCTTGATGCGTATCGGCATGTCTTCCTATACGGGCAAGATTACCAATTTCCCGTTTGCCGAATGCAAACGCTTACTGCTTAAGTATCGCGCCCATAAGACCAACCTGTATATCGACACATCTTGTGGCTGGGGCGTTAGGATGCTGGCAGCCGCTGCCGTCGGCCTAGACTACGTTGGTTTCGACGTTAATCCGCCCCTGATTGAAAACCTGAACAGGCTTGGCAGGGAAATTCAAAAGCTGAAGCCTGTCTGGCAGTTTGAAGTGATACCCCATGGCAGCGAGTATTTGGAAGAACGCCTAATCGGCAAAGCCGATATTATGCTGACCAGCCCACCATACTTCATCCTTGAAGATTATCGCAAAGGCGAGCAATCCTGCAGGCCTGATACAGATTACCAAGCATGGGTCGAATCCTTCTTGAAGCCGACATTAGATAACAGCTTTCAATATGCAGCGCCAGATACATGCGTTTTGTTCAATATCAAAGACTACAAGAAATACCCGATGGAAACCGATAGCGTTAATCATGCCAAGGCTAGGGGTTGGATGGTATCAAAAGATACCTTGAGCAATTCTGCCCGAGTAACCAAGCGCCGGGGCGAACATAATATCAATTCGGCAGATGAAAACGTGTTCGTGTTTCACAGGCACGACCTATCCAAACCCACATCTTCATTGGGAGACATGTTTTAATGGTAGCCATAGTTCATCAAGGCCGTAGTGTTGAATTTGGGATGTACAGTGGCACAATCTATCCTGATTTCATTCAATATGTCAGGGATAACGTTTATCCCAAGATTGATATTGCCGATGTCAGAAAGCAGCTCTATGACGTAGTCGTCAGGGGCAAGACCAACAGCCATAACCTAATCAACGGCTACTGGTTTGCCAAGCTGCAGGGCGATGTACGATTAGACAGGGCTTTCTACAGCCCCAATGACTTTCTGTTATCCGATGAATGGGTATCGGCAATGAAGGAATACATTGAAGCCAAGCCCAAGACCTTCACGCCATCCAACCCGCTAATGGTCAATGTCCACAAGTTTCTGAAGATTTCCCTGTTTAGGATTGTCGGCGGGGCAACCAATTTCCCATTAACAGAATGCGTGAGACTGCTTACCAAGTATCGCAGGCCATCCACTAACACTTATATTGATACTTCTTGCGGATGGGGTGTCAGGATGCTTGCCGCTGCAGTATTGGATTTGGATTACATAGGTTTTGAAGTCAACCCGCCATTAATTGCCAACCTGAATGAACTTGGCCAAGAAATCCAGCGTTTCAAGCCGAATTGGAAGTTCGAAGTCATCCCGCATGGCAGTGAATACTATGAACCGAGATTGGAATGCAAGGCTGAAATCATGCTGACAAGTCCGCCATACTTCATCCTTGAAGACTACAAGAACGGCGAACAATCCTGCAGGCCTGACACGGATTTTGATACATGGTGCGAATCCTTCTTGTATCCAACCCTAGATAACAGCTTTAGGTATGCAGCGCCGGATACATGCGTGATAATCAATATCAAGAACTACAAAGAATTTGACATGGAAGACCGCTGTATCCAGTATGCCGAATCGAAAGGCTATCAAACCACTTTGGATACGCTGGCCATTTCCCAGCGCGTGATAGCCGGGGAAATCCGTTCAAGCAATGAACGTGTTTTTGTTTTTCACAAGCATCCCTTGAACCCCAAAACCGCATTAGATGATTTGTTTTAACCCTGAAAGGAAATAATCATGCATCACTTTATTATCGACATTGAAACGCTTGGCTTGGAAACCGATGCCCCGGTAGCATCCATAGCCTGTACCCCGATTGATTTCGCTCAACACGAAGCTTACAGCACATATGTGAATACCACCTTCAGCCTGAAGCTGGATTGGCAAAAACAAATCCGAGATAAAACCCACAAGCCAGATGAAGCCACCATGGCTTGGTGGGCGAAGCAATCGGATGAAGCGCGGCGATATATCCAACCGCTGCCATCCGACGTTACCCTGAAAGACGGCCTGAAGTTCTTAAACGATTTCCTAACCAACCATCACGGATTTACCAAGGATAGCTGGATTTGCAGCAGGGGCATGGCCTTTGATTTTGCCATCCTTGACAGAAATTACCGCCTATATAATATTAAGCCCGCTATCCCCTATAACAAGCAGCGCGACATTCGAACCATGATTGATTGCCTGCAGGGCAGTAATAACGGCTACTATGAGGCCAAGGCCAAACTTGACGAACCTTGTATCAAGCATGTGGCCTTGTATGATGCCGCTTATGACGCTTTTGCGCTGTAAGAACTGATTGAGAGTCTGCGATGAACTTCATTGACGATGACGAAATAGACAATCCCGCCCCGATATTTGCCCCGATGGAACTTCGTGCCGAAAGGCGCAAGATTTGCCAAGAGTGTGAACACAGAGCACCTATCCTGAAGATATGCAGGCAATGCGGCTGCGTGATTAAATCTAAGACTACCTTCAGCGCCAGCAAATGCCCGCTAGGCAAGTGGTAGAGTTTAATAAATATCCTATAGTTAATAGACACTATAGGATATTTTCACATGGCGCTGGCATTTGCAGATTTGGCTAAATCTTTAGATTTGTTTGAAGTTACCCGAGACAACTCACGGGCTGGCATCTTAGAAGAAGCGCTTATCCAACTGGCTAATCAGAAAGACAGCCATTTTGGTCAAGTAGTAATACTGGCAGGCGGGGCTGGTAGCGGCAAAGGCACGATTTTGAAGAACCTGCTTGACATCAAAGGTAAGGTATTTGATGTCGACGAATTGAAATCGTGGATGACACGCATCACCGAATGGCGCAAGGAGTTACAAAAGGCCTTGCCCGGGGTTGATTTAGATAAGCCGGATTGGCTGTCTAACCCCGATAACGTTTCGACTGCCCATGGGGTAGCAAAGAAACTCGGTATTGAAGGCCGACAGAAGAATACCGTATTTGACAGCGTTATGCTGGCCGACCCTAGACGCAAGCCCAACCTGATATTTGACGTTACCTTGAAAGAGTACAGCAAGCTTGAAGATATTATCAAGTATGTAACAGATGCCGGGTATCAGAAACAGAATGTTCATATTGTATGGGTATTGTCCGAATTAGAAGCGGCGATTAGAAATAACAGTAATAGAAGCCGGGTTGTTTCTGATGATGTTTTACTTGATACACATCATGGCGCAGCGGCCACAATGGCTGACATTGTCGGGAAAGGCGCGATGCTACAGAGTAAGATGGACGGGAATATTGTTGTTGCGTTCAATACTTTTGTCGAGTTTAATCATCCCGATAACGATGTGAAAATGGCGACGAAAAAAGTTGGAGGCAAAGCGGCGCAATATGTTACAAAGGCGATGTATGTGTTTTTGAAGAAAAGAGGGCAGCGAGTTCTGAAACTGTCTGAAATCAAGAAAGAAATGCAGCAGAAAATTTTGGACACTGTGCCAAAAGAAGAGCTGAGCAAATGGCAGGCGTTATAATTTACATTGTTTAACTGTTCTCACATCTAGCATTTAAATGCAATATTGCCTTATAATGCAGGTGTGAGAAAAAAATGATTGAAGAAAGGACGCCAAGATGGAAATTTCTGAATTGATGCTTTACGACAGTTCGCGCAGTTTGCCTTATCAAGAGCGTTTGAACTATCTTTCCTCGAATTGGGATGCCGAACAAGAAGAAGAACTTTTCGATAAAATCAGGGGAATTGGGAAATGGGTAAACTTCCCAGATAAGAGCCGCTTGTTTATCCCCCGTATCCCTTTTGACTTGCTGAAAAAGATTTCAATTGGGAAAGATAAATTCGGGTTCGACAATTTCCGCGAAGAAGATTGCCGAGATTTGATAGCTCGTGAAGGATTGTAACAACGATTGAAAGGCTGCATACTGCAGCCTTTTATTTTTTAGGAAATTATTATGTGGAGGTCTAAACCGAGAAAATACGGAAATTATCCTGATTATGCCGAAACAGCGCAGTTTCAAATTTTGCCACAACATGATACCTATCAAGCCAAACTTGATGCCGTTCAAAATATGCCTAGCTATGTTTCAACGAGCGACGAGTGTGTTAATGAATTTTCCGGTAAAGAAGGCCGTTGGATTAAATTTTGTGATGATAGTTACTTGTTTGTAGCAAAGTAAACTAACCAAAACGGAGGATATTATGAGTACGTCATTTACCATTGCCGATATGATGGAATATAACAGCTATCATAGATTGCCTTATCAAGAACGTCTTGATTATCTAAGAAATAACTGTAGCGTAACTATTGAACCAGAAATTTTTGATTCTTATCGAGGAATTGGGCGTTGGGTTTGGTATTCAGATGGTAGCGGATGGTTTGAGATGCGAATCCCGCACAAAATGTTACAAGACATCATGTATGATAAAGATAAATATGGAGGACCAATTTATCGCGAGGAAGATTGTCGCGCTTTGATTGCCAAACATGGCCTATAAGGCCTTTCCCAGTTTTAACAAGAACAAAACCCCCGCCATTCTAGCGGGGTTTACTGCATCCTAAACATCAATCGATATAAACATTATCTGTCCAGTTCTTCAGCACTGCTTCGGCATCCTTCAGGCTTCCACCATCTTCAATGATTTTCTTAGCTTTCGCTCCGGCAGCAGATTTGGCGTAGTTACTGGCGCTGGTATAGGCATCCGCTTTATGCCATACGGCAGCGCGGGGATATTTCTTACAAAGTTCGTCAATGATTTTATCCCAATCCTTCGTAGCGCGGAAAACACTGACCCCTGATTCGATGGCGCGGCGACGGCTATGATAGGCTTCATTGGATTCGCGGTAAGCGATTTCCAGTTCTTCTAATCCCGGCACTTTGGCGCGTCTGGCTTTTGTTGCTTCCGCAGAGGCTTTCCAGCGGGCAAGCTGTTCTTCCTTCTCCATTTTCAACCACTTTTCGGAACTTATTTTATCTAAGGCGATGGCTTGGTTATTGCCTATCCCAAAGCAAACCAAACCTTTTTGAACCCTAACAATATCGTAGGCAAACTCTTTACCACCACTTCCGTATATTTTCTTTTTCTTGGTATCGATTTCGATGTCGTTACCTTTAAAGGTTTTGAATTTCAACATGATTTCTTCTTTCTAGTATGGGTTATCAACAAGTTTGATTATACGCCATATTGTATTTAAATCAATATATCAATAGTAAAGATTGGTTAAACCTTACAATACTGCCTGCGCTGGTAGTATTATTTAGGCCTGTTACCGATACCAAGGATTTTCAGAATGTCTTATGATTTGAAATGCGATATTGAGTTTTGGGCAAACCAAGAGAACTTCCATTATCCGGTATATACCCGCGAAGAATTGAAAGAGCGTATTGCATTCCTTGATAGGCAGATGGAACAGAATGCCTGCGCTTATGCTTACGTTAAACTGGCGGGGCGATTGTTTGCCCGCTTCAACAAGTTTTACAGTTTGAACGAAGTTAAAGACTTTGTAGGGTTATACCAAGCCGTTTATGATGAGATGTGGTTGCATCAAAAGTATATTGAAGCATTGGAACGAGCTCTTGAGCTGTACGAACAAGAAATCAAAACATAGGCCACAGTCGCTTCACAATCGCCACAGATTGCGATGACGCTATAGGGTAATACCCTAGCCTGCTCTCGATGTTTCAACCCCCTTAAAACGCGAAAATAACGCTTTCGCATATCGACTACTTTTAACCGTAATGGAGAACAATAATGTCAGACCTAAAATCGCCCCCTGCATTTCCTACCACGACTTCAAACCATACTTTTAAAGATAACGCGGGGATGAGCCTGCGGGATTACTTTGCAGGACAAGTAATGGGGTCGCTTCAAACCTATTTCAGCAACAGCCTAGCCTTGGTTCGCCACCCTGAAGCAGTAGCCAAATGGGCTTATAAAATTGCTGACGCGATGCTCGAAGCCCGTGAGAAGAATGATTAACCCGATTGCTACCGATGACCGCGATTTGATATAATTGCGGGCATTGTTTTATCAAGAAAGGAAACGGAAATGCCGAAATTACCTGCCGAGCTGTGGTATCTGCAGCAAGCCTACGAACGCAATTATCATGAATGGCATAACGCCTTCAAGGCTGCCTATGATGTTGATAGGGAAGCCGCTTTGACCATCTTGTTATGGAGTAGGGATGTGAAAGGCCTTGGCCGTCGCAGCCCGTTTCGCTCGTCTGTAAGATGGCTGATTAAACACCATCCGGCAGATGCCGAGCTTGTGATTAGGCAAATCCCGCTTATCGGCTGCTATAGCGACTTGCTGCATTATGTCAACAGCCCAATGGGCAAGCTGGTTACATCCATGATTAAGGCTGAACTGGATGCAGGGAATCCCCTGATGGCTAAATGGCTGTCTAGGAAAGGCTATACCGCCTACAAGATTGCCCGTAAGTTAGGTATGTCGCCCAAGCAGTACAGGAAGCGCATTGTATCCCTTAACGATACCTTGGAAGCCAAACTTACCCGCAAGGATTACCGCCAAATCGACCCGTTAAGCGAACCTATGAATGCCATCAAGCATCACAGGAATATCCTATGGCACAAATACTGCAAGCAGATGGGCAAGCGCTTAAGGAATTATCCCGAAGTAGACGGCGAGAAGGTATTAACCGAGCGAGATTTGCCTTATAGCTTTCCAAGCCACTCAACAGTCGTGCCGATTATCAATACTAGCGCGGCAATGGATAGTTTAAACAGGCCGTCAAGCCCGATGCTTAAAGCCCTATGGATTATGAAAGCCGCATTGCAAACAACAAGCAGCTTTGCCGTATTCGGCGGGCGTAATATCCACGATGCAGGCCAAGAAGATTTTGCCAGTATCATTAAGCGCGTGATGCAGCCTAGGATGAATCACCGGGTAGATGTAACCGGATGGGCAGAGCAATTGGCCGAGAAAGGCGAGAAACCTGATTACTTGCTGATTATCGGCGACCGCTATATCGATGATGCAGGGGTTAGTGTGCATTACGGTAGATTAAGCACATTGTTTAACGGCAAACCCCCGCAAATCGTTTACTGGCGCTTAAACGCCAAACGCGGCTATCCCATCTATACCAAACGCGGCGTCATCTGCGTGGATGGCTATAACCCCATTATTGCGCAGACAGTGTTTGATATGGATTTGACCAATCCCCGCTGTTTGCTGAATACGCTAATCAAGCGATACATGCCACTGGCGTAATATGTTAATGATTACTCGAGTAGGTATCGGTTGCACCCTCAACAACCAACCGATACCTGCTCGAACAGAAATCCTTGCAATTTAACCAGTTGCAAGGATTTCCAAAAATCAAAGAATTTCCGATAGAATGTTAATGATTAAGGTTGAAACACTATGAAACTGAAGATTGTAAGCGATTTGCACATTGAATTTCTTGGCAAGGCCATCCCCGAAGCCTTCCATGACGTATATGGCAAATATCTAACCAACCACGAACAAGCCGATACCCTGATTATTGCGGGCGACCTTGCCCCTGCTTCGATGTTGCCCAATCTGCATGACTATCTAGCCCAATACATCAAGCAGTACAAACATGTTATCTACGTTGCAGGCAATCACGAGTATTACGGGGTAACCCTGCTGCAAGGCAACACGTTTTGCCAATCCTTCGCTGATAGATTTCCAAACATGCACTATTTGGATTGCACTGCCATAGAGCTTGACGGTATTAACTTTATCGGCGCTCCGCTATGGTTTCCCAAGCCTTCCCCTGTAGAAGCTGTACGCCTGCAGGGCATGCTTAACGACCTGCACATGATTCACGACTTGAAAGGCTTTATCGATATTGATGTTCAATGGAGCTTGGCTGTTGAAGCCATCCAGTATCACGCCAAACCGGATATGAAGAATGTATTGATTACGCATCACGCCCCTACAGAGCGCATATCAAATGAACTTGGCTACAGTAGCAGCGTAGGCTTTGGCGCAGAACTGCCTTTTGATACATCCAACATCACGGCCATGATTTGCGGGCATATCCATGCAAGGGGCGTCTTCCAAACCAGCCAAGGAAATCACGTTTACGTAAACGCCTTTGGCTACTTTGGCCATCAAGAACTCAACGACTTGCCGCTCTGCATAGAAGTTTAACGCGGATTTACATATAGGGGATATTGATTTAAATGCAATATCCCCTTATAATATCCTCGTACTGATAAAGAAAGGAACTGACATGAAACTGCGTTATGTACTGCTTGCCCTGATTGCTGCCTTAGCCTGCTTTGCCGTTAGCGGTTATGACGACTTCGACGGAGCGATGCAAGAACAAGAGCGTTATTGCGCTGCCGTGAAAAACGGGGAACACGCCGATTACAAAGGTTACTATCAAAAAGTATGTGTGGAACAAAACCAACAGCGCTAAATCAAAAACAAAGAAATCCCTGCCCAAGCGGCGGGGATTTTTGCTATACTATAGGCTACTGTAAGTAAACCATCCATCATCAACCTTTTTACAAGGAGCAATATATGAACAGAAGAATCATGCGCGGTATGGCCGAGCTGTTATCAAGCCTTCTCGGCGCAAGCGTATTCCGCAAAGAAGAAGAGTGGGATGCCTTGGGTAACGCGATGCTGATTGTATCCGGTAGCGGCAATGCCACGCCAGAAACCATGTTCGGCGAGTTTTTGTTCCAGCTCAAAAACAAAGGCATTACCTTTGCCGATAAAGAAGGCGTTAGCTACCTGCAGCAAAACGCCGAGTTCAAACGCCTATGGGAAGCCTGCTATCAGGTAACACGGGTGTTATCATGACCTATATCAAGCGCGAGAAATTTATCCTGCGCCATCTAACTATCATTGACGGTAATACCGCCTATGGCCACAGCGCCTACTTCGACCCGATGGTTGACAGTAAGCTGCCCGTATCCGGGGAAGTCAATGCAAAAGAAATGGCAAGCCTGTTACAGCAAGGCTTACCTTTCCAGTTTCCAGAATTTAACGGCACGACCATCTTGTTCAGTTTAGCAGGCAGCGATAAAGGCGTATCGGCTGCAATGTATATCACGGCATACGACAAGGATTATCGCGCAGATTGTGCCGACTGTATGGCAGCAATCGACGAAATCAGCAAGCGCCTTGAACATCTGTCCAGAACCCGTCATCCGGCCATCACGCTGTCGGTTATTGAGAACTTCATCTATACCAATACCCCGCTGCTTCAGCAAGCGCATATTGCCAAGGCCAAGATTATGTTGGCAGATGGGCGTGGTCTAGCGGTTGCAGTTCCGTATCATCCGGAAACAGCATAGCGATAAGTTCGTTAATCGCATTCTTTGATTTCTGCATGTCTGCCCGGTAGCTTTCGCGCCGGGCTTGTATTTTGCGCACGATATTTTCCGTTTGACTCAATGCCAAGGCAATCTCGTCGTCGGTATAGACTTTGTTTTCTTCGTGGGTTAAAGCGTTCATAATTGTACTCCCAAATCTGCCAGTTTCTTCACAAGCTCGTCGTTTTTCTTAATCTGCCTAACCAAATCATTGCGCACAGCCACCAACTGATTGTGCATGGATTGGATGATATTGTTTAGGATTTTGACCTGTATAAGCAGGGTATCGATGTCTTGCGATAACTGGTTGTTCTTCAGGGTAGCTTCGCTATAGTCGCTCTGTACCGCATTCAGCATTGCCCGTAATTTGATTTCATTATCCAGTGATTGCTGGCGGGAACTCTCTAGCTGCTGAATGAATTTGTATTCAGTATCGTTTTTACTGATTTCCAGTTTGTCGTGCGATAATTTGTTGCGCAGCAAAAAATAACCCGCCACGCTAGTACCAAGCGCCGTCATGATGGGCTGTATCAAGTCTTGAACAATTTGTAAGCTTATCCCTGACGAAGCCATTTACGCCATCCCTTCGGTTTTGGTATAATCTTCTTCATATCCGTAATTTCCTGTTCGATTGTTGAAATGCGAGAGGCCAGCGAATTTACGGCGCTGATGTTTTGTTCCAGTTGCGCAAGCAGCGTAGCCAAATCCGCGACCTGAACGCTGACGGCAATGCGGTTATCGTCCATGCTTGCGTTTTCCCTTAATGTGCGATTTTGTTTATTAACTTTATTTAATGCCATGATTTATCTTTTAGAGCGAGGATTGCTATGACCTTTGACGAAATTAAAGACGCCCATCCGGCCAAACCCTACCTTGACCACGGCTTTGTGGCGCTGACAGGACTGTTTGGCAATGATGTATCAATCGAAGAATTTGCCCGCATGAGCTACGGCGACGGCACAAGAAGTATTAACGATACAAGAAACTTGCTGCGCTATCTGATGCGCCACGGCCATACCAGCCCCTTTGAAGCCGTAATCGCCAAGTTTCATGTCAAAATCCCGATTCAGGTTGCCCGGCAATTGATGCGCCACCGCACCTTCAGCTTCAACGAAATGTCAGGTCGTTACTCCGTCATGAGCACCGGCAGCTACATCCCGCCAAAGAACAGGATGAACCCGCAGTCAACCACCAACAAGCAGGGTAGCGAAGAAATCGAACTGCCTAACAGTTTAGGCCTGCAAAGCCGCTTTGTTGATGTCGCTGCCTATACCGAATCTAAGTATTACAAACTGCTCAACGACAATGTATCCCGCGAAGTAGCCCGTGGCTTGTTGACACTCAATACCTATACTGAGATTGCCTTCGTGGCCGACATCAAAAACCTGTTCCACTTCCTGCGCCTGCGCTTGGACAGCCATGCCCAACTTGAAATCCGATTGCTGGCTGAAGCCATCTATGCCTTGCTGGAAGAATCAGGCAAGCTGCAAATCACACTGGAAGCCTTTAACGACTACGCCCTGCACGGCCAATCGCTGTCACGTATTGAATCGGAAATCCTGAAGGCAGTATTACATAGCAATCCCGATACCGTTCAGGCTTTATGCGAAGCCGTGGAAGTCAACCCAAGTCTGTCAAGCCGTGAGAAGACAGAGTTCTATGCCAAACTGGCCGTGGAAACCAAATCATGAGCGCTTGGCTGTTGCACGTCTTTGGCGGGCTGCTTATCAGCCTGACTATTATCGGCGTGATTTTATACATTGCAGCAAATCTGAAGGATATGGAGGACTGATATGTTAGTACCAACCACGACAGCGCTGTACTTCAAAGACCCCGACAAATATCCGCCACCAAGACATAACAAGCTGATACTGCTTTCCCGTTATGGCGTGGCCAGTATCGGCACATTTGCCAAAGGCTTTCATGTTGGTTGGGTAGAACTGCCGAAAATCCCTGAAGCTATCGAGGAAAAGATGTTTACCAGCCAAAGATAAATCGTAAAGTTATGTAATCCCTAGCCTAACGACTAGGGATTTTTGCTATTATTTGGTTTGTATTAAAAAGCGAAGGAAACCCGAATATGATTATCGAAGAAAAGAACCCGCTATTAGGTAGCACCCTGCATGGTGAAACCAAGAATTTCAGTATTGCCGCTAATCCCAAGGCGTATCAGGTATTGACTAGCAACCTGTATAGCGACAAGATTGGTTCGATTGTTAGAGAACTGACTTGCAATGCCGTAGATAGCCACGTCGCTGCTGGCCATAGACAACCAGTCAAAATCACGCTGCCTTCATTGGATAACTTTGAATTTACCGTCGAGGATTTCGGCGTAGGCTTATCCAAAGAAGAATTGCTGCATGTTTATACCACCTTCTTCAAATCATCCAAAACCAATACCAACGAGCAGATGGGCGGTTTCGGCCTAGGCAGTAAAACTCCGCTATCCTATACCAATGCCTTTACTGTCAGAGCTCGCAAAGACGGCCAAGAAGTAAACGCCATGTGCTTCAAAGGTCCTGATGGCCTACCCCAAATAACCATCATGGGCGAGAAGGCTACAACCGAACCCAACGGACTCAAAGTATCCGTGCCCGTAGAAGGCCAAGACGCCCGCCGTTTTGTCCATTCTGTGGCCAACCAACTGTACTGGCTGGATATGCCGTTAGAAATCATCAACGGCGATTTTCGCGACAGTTTCAAATCCCGCGAACAAGATGTGGCCAAGCTGAAGAAAGACGGCATTGCCTTTGACGTACCCAATGCCCCTGCAAACCGTTCTGTAAACGTGGTAATCGGCGGGGTTGCTTACGGTATATCCAATATGCACATCAAAAATTGCCCGTGGATACACGCCCTGCGCACCGAGTTGTTTATCGAATGCCCAATCGGTTATTTGGATTTGACTGCGGGACGCGAAGAGATTTCATACGATGATACAACCATTGCCCGCTTAGACGAACTCTTGGCCAAAACAAATGAACAACTGAAAAACCTGTACAAGCGCGAAGACTATGCCACGCCAGTTGATTACTTGGCAGATATTGACGATACCTTCCGCAATGTATCTTCTACCAAAGCATTTCAAGCTGAATGCACTTGGCTGGATACCCATGTGATGTGCATCCGCGAAGAAAACGGCAACTTCCAAAGAACCGCTGGCAAGAAGATTGCCTTTACTTCGCCGTTTAACCTGATGCTTAGTATTGCCCGCTCCATGAAGGCAATTGATAAACGGGGTAAGCGCCAAATCGAATATATCGTGATGCCGAACCCGTTTAAGATGACGCCAAACCGTGTTCGCGGGTATCGTCGGGCAGGCACAAACTTCACTGTCGTGGTTTGCCGTGATGATTTGGCAATGGCGAAATCAATTATTGGCGACGGTATCGAAACACAGTATGCCGATGTAATGCGCCTAACCAAGCCAACGCCAGCCCCGCTGCCAAAAGAGGAAGAACGTTTTTGGATTCCTGAAGTTCATCCGATTAAAACAACCTATTACCATTTCAGGGACGATAACTTTTCACAATTATTGCCGACGCAGTTTGACCGCCAAGAGCTGTTGCTATTGGGCTTCAGTTTCCGCCAAATCCCCCGCAAACTGGAAAAGCGCATTAGACGCCTTGGTTACAAGCATATCGCCGAGTTCAACCCCAAGCTGATTAGTAAGGGGTGTATTGCCAAGTATGCCAATAAAAACGGGATTTGTTTTGCCGATGGCTACCCGGTAAACCTGCTGATGCCCAAAATCTATGCAGCGGTAAATCTCGTTTATCCCACAGAAGACAAACGGGATTTTGATTTTGAACATTTGCACAAATTGCTGAACTTCCCGACAAACACGGTTTACAAGGAATTGTTAAAGAATGCCAACTTGAACATGTATCCGAGCTACGGCAGGATATACGACTACGACCGATACAAAGTATTAACCAAAGCTGCCGACCTTGGCCTTGTAGAGACCCCTGAAGCTGTAGTACAATATCTTGAGTACGTTAAAAATGTAATTCAAAATCACGAATTTACCGCCTTGCTGCTATTATCGGATTTGATTAAATGGCGTAAGGAATTGGAAATACCCGCTGCCTACCTGATTAAAGGCTGGCGCGAACGGAATTTTGAATTATTGCAAAACCTAGCCTGTTAAGGATTAAACCATGTCAGAAAAATTTACCTACGAACAAAAGCTGGAAATCGGTAAGGTGTATGCAGAGCGCACCGAAGATACCCCGGCACAGGAAATCGCCGATGTTTACGGCATCACCACCCGCTCTTGCCAGCGCTATGCAGTGTTGTACAAAAAGCATTTGGCCGAGCAGCCCAAGGCCAAGCCAGTGAAGACTGCTGCTAAGGCTAAACCTGACAAACCTGCCAAGAAGGCTGAACCTGTAAAGGCGAAAGCCCCCGCTAAAGCCAAGGCCGAACCTGCCAAGCCCAAAGCCAAGAAGGCAGCCCCGAAAAACCCCGCTGCCCCGAAACGCCATTATCGCTACAGCTACATGGATTTCGGCCATCAAATCTATGTCGCCCGACAGGAACTGGATAACGAGCCGACTGTGCGCATTATCCAGAAATCAGATGCAGCGGCTTTCGCAGCGGCAACAGCCTTAATCCGCGAAGGCGTGCCCGCCAATAGCAGCAAATGGGCAATGCTGTTTGAAGATGCCCTGACCAATGAAGTTAAGGCCAAGACCAGCGACCGCGTAACGGTAAAAGGTAATGAAGTATTTGTTGACGGCATTGCAGTAAAAGACGATATTGCCATTGCCCTGCTTGCCCGTTTCCGCGAAGGCATGAAAGACGAACTGGCTTCATTGCTGGCCTTCATGGATAAGCTGAAAGAAAACCCGTCTAAGCTTGCCCGCGAACATCTTTGGGCGTTTATGGCACACAACGACATCCAAGTATTGCCCGACGGTGATGTTCAGGCTTGGAAGGTAGTTCGCTACAATTACTTGGATTGTCATAGCGGCACGATGGATAACAGCGTAGGCACTACCGTATCCATGCCACGCGAAGATGTAGTGGAAGACCCGCATCAAACTTGTAGCGCCGGGCTGCATGTCTGCGCAAAATCCTACATCCCGCATTTTGCCCGTAGCACGAACCGCGTGGTAGCCGTTAAGGTTAATCCGAAAGACTTTGTGTCTATCCCGGTAGACTACGACGGCGCGAAAGCACGCGTTTGCCGTTATGTGGTAACAGAGGATGTGACAATAGATTTCCGCCCGTAACACCAATCGCGCCTAAATAGTAATAATCCCAATACGGAGACAACCCCATGTTTACAACTATCTTAGGCGCGGTTAAACTTTGGCGCAAAGAGATTGCCATTTTCCTAGTCGTCATGTCGATGTACACGGTATGGTATCTTGACCGCCAAGCCCAATTCCGCGAAGGCAAGCAGGTGGCCACTCAAGAATTAACGGCCAAGCTGCAAACCGAGCGGGAAATCCATGAACGCCATATCCAGCAAATCAACGCCAACGCAAATGCCCGCATCCGCAATATGCAGGCACAAGTAGAAAGGGAACGCCATGAAACTCAACGCAGTATTGGCCGTATGCGCTCTGAGCTTGACAGCCTGCGCGGCTACGCCCAGCGTCAAATTTACACCCTCGAAAATCCCGACGGCACCTCAACCACCGTCCGCCTTGATGGCAAAACCGCTGCCCGAGGCTGGCAGCTTTTCCAACAGTGCGCGACAAGATATGCTAGAGTGGCAGAAATAGCCGACCGCCAGCGGGACGACCTTGCTGAATGGAAAGGCTACGGTTCGGCAATCCAGCAATACAATGCCGAAATTTCCAAACTTAACCGCGAGAATGAATCAAAATGAACTTAACTGAAACCATCCGCCAAGCAGCCCGAGCTTGGTTTGAAGCCAACAACGCCAACGAGCAGGTTGCCTACCATCAAGCCCGCACTGCGCAATTCCATGTAGTTCGCAAGTATGCGCCGGATTTCGTAGAACTGCTCGGTTTGGATATGACTAAAGAATCCGATATGCACCTCTATCAGGCCTGTGTCGATTCCTTCTTGGAAGAATGCTTCCACTTGGTAGAAGACTAAAACACCCTTGGGATGGGTAAGGCAAAACCCCCTAATCTTGAGTAATCGGGATTAGGGGGTTTCTTTTATGCGCTATAATCATTCGTTCTCGGCAATGTACTGTCGCAAGGCAATTTCAAATACGGCTGAAGCGAAGTCAACCAGCGCGTTATCCTTGCTATCGGCTTCGGCAACCATTGCGGGGTTATCCAAACCACCGTTGAACACTAATTGACCGAAATGGCAAGTGAAATGCGAGCGGGCAAATGCAGCGGCTCGTATCTTGTCTTCAACGCTTTCTGGCAAATCGGCAATGCTGGCGCAGTAGAACGGGCAGTCTTCCCACATTTCATCTTCAGGGGTAAGGGATTTGGCAATATCGCAAAGCGTTTCATAACGGGCATTGAAATCGGCGATGTGTTGGATTAGCGACATGATGTTTCCTTTCTGTTTCCATGCTTCGCATTATAGGCCTATATTGATTTAAATGCAATATGCGACAATGTAAAGATTGCTTCGAGTCGCTTTCGCATCACAAACGCGAAATTCAGGCCTTCAACCCATAGAGATAGGCTAGGGTATTACCCTAGGGCTTCATCGCAATCTGTGGCCATCTGTGACCCGAGAAATTGCATTGACAGAAAACTATGTTATACTGTGTTGAAACACACGCGAAAGGGAAGCCCATATGGCGCATTATGTTGATAAGCAGAAACTGCACGAAGAAATCCTGAAATATCAGGCCGAACTCAAGGAAGCCGAAGAGAAAGGCCTGCCTGAACCGAAAGCCAACCGTTATATTGCCCAAGCCATCCTTGATATGGTCAAGGGTATGGGACAGAAATTTAATTACCGTGATTATACTTGGCTCGATGAAATGCAGGGAGCGGCCATCATATCTTGCGTAAAGGCCATCAAGAAGTATGACCCTGCAAGAAGCAATAATCCGTTTGGCTTCCTTGACCAGTGTATCGCGTGGGCATTCCATGCCGTAATCAAAGAAGAAAATACAAGGGCTGCCCGCAAGGTAGAGATGATGCGGGATATGACTACCGATTACTTCAGCCGTGCCCCAGATGGCACGGAGTTCATGATACCCCGAGAAGAATTACTGAAGATGCTAGACTAGTAAAGATGTTAATGATTACTCAATGGCGATGGCGTTGACCCTCAACAACCAACCCCATGCCGAATCAAACGAAAGTATTGATTTTTAAAGCAATCGTGAATTGCTTTGAATTTGTAGATAGATGTTAATGATTGACCTAAATCTAACACGGTTTTCCTTCCTGTGCCCAAAATTTAGGCAAAATCTAGCAGAACTCCTATGTAATATCTTAATGATTACCAAGAAAAGATGGGGTTGACCCTCAACAACCAACCCCATGCCAACCCAAATAAAGTTGCTGAATTTTAAACAGTTTTCTAAAATGCTCATTTTTCGATATAGTTGTTAATGATTGTCTAGAACCCATACAATATCCCTTTCACGGATAGGCAATCCCCGCAAATCCTGCTACAATCGACATACTTTTTACATCTCCACGAGGAGCTTTTCCATTATGGCCAAGATTGCCATTATTACCGACACCCATTTCGGGGCATCCAAATCCGACGAATGGTTACTGCAAAAGCAGATGGATTTCATCCAAGGCACATTCTTCCCTTCCCTAGTAGAACATCATATTTTCGACGTTATCCATATGGGCGACGTCTTCGATAACCGCCAAAACCTGAACACCAAGATGCTGGATACCGTTTACAGCGGCTTCTTTGCGCCCCTGCGCGATAGCGGGGTAAATCTGCGCATCCTGCTTGGCAATCATGACATCTACTACAAAAACACCAACCGCTATCACAGCCTGTTCCCGCTGCCGGATATTTTCGACAATGTTACCCTGCTTGATTGCTTCGATGATTACATGATTGCAGGCGAGCCGTTTGCAGCCTTCCCATGGATTAACCATGATAATCTTGAACAGGCTTTGCATCATGCCAAGACATCCCATGCCCGCTATGCCGTAGGGCATACCAATATTATCGGCTTTGAGATGCAGCGCGGGCGCTTGGCCGATTACGGCCTGACAGCCGAGACCTTTAAAAACTTTGAATTGTTCTTGACTGGCCACTTCCACTTAAGAAGCCGTAAAGGCAATATCGTCTATACGGGCAACCCCTATTACCTGACATGGGCTGATTACAATACTGAGAAAGGCTTTGCCATCTTGGATACCGAGACTGGCGAGCTATCCTATATCGCCAATCCAAACGACCCTTATGCCCGCCTGCAGTATGAAGCTATAGACCACTCAACCTTCGACCCGGCTGCCTATCAAGGCAAGATACTTGAATTACAGGTTAAGGATTTCGCCGTATCTGACCACGCAGAGTTCCGCGTATTGGTAGATGAACTGCAAAAGGCCTGTTACAAATTCAATGTGGTAGTTCAATCCAATATTGAAACGGTATCTGATTTATCCGAAGCGGTAAAGCTTGACAGTAATGGTGGGATTAGTGCAAAAGACACCATCTTGGCCTGTATTGACGGCATTGAAGTTCAAGGCATGGATAAATCCCGCATCAAATCCATTTTGGGTAAGCTGTACGAAGGGGCACAGGCATGAGTAACCACATTACATTTAAAAAACTGACCTACCGCAATATCCTGTCTGTAGGCGCAATGCCCATCACGTTAGATTTAACCAAAAGCCCAACCACTGCCATCCTTGGGGCAAACGGTCAAGGCAAATCCGTATTCTTGGAAGCGCTGGCCTTTGTACTGTATGGCAAGCCTTATAGGGATGTGACCAAAGGCAAACTGGTCAATAACAAAAACAACAAAGACCTCCACGTCGAGGTCGAGTTTGAAATTGGGCAATCCTCCATCATTGTTCAGCGCGGCATCAAGCCCGACGTGTTTAATATCCTGATTGACGGCAAACTGGTCGACCAAAATGCCAGCGCCAAGGATTATCAAGCATATCTCGAAGATAACTTACTGCGCATGGATTTTGATACCTTTAAGCAGTTAGTGCTTATCGGCAAGACTTCCTATGTCCCCTTCATGCGCTTAAATGCGCCAAAGCGCCGGGCATTTGTTGAATCCGTGTTATCGCTGGATGTGTTTGCCAAGATGACGGCACTTCATAAAACACAGAGCGCCGAGACCCTGAAGCTGGCCAATGACGCCAATGCCGATTTGCAATACTTGCAAGGCCAAGTATCCGCCACAAAGACTATGATTGCGCGTATCATTGAAGAAGCCGCAAAGGCTGCCCAAGACCGCAGCGCAGAGTATAAGGCCGATATGCAGCGCCTGATTGCTAGGGTTGAAGAACAGAAAGCGGCTATCCAAGATTTAACTGCCAAGCGGGCAGCGATTAACTTAGAATCAGTCAAGGCTATGCGCGAATCGGTAGATAAGGAAAAGACTGCCAGCAGTCATGAAATCGGCAAGCTGCAAATCCGCAAGGCAGACGTCGATACCCGTCGGGCATTTATTCGCGACAATAACACATGCCCAACCTGCAGCCAGCAAATCGACAGGGGCTTTAAAGAAAACTACCTGATGGAACTGGATACCCAAGCGGAAAACTACGAAGATACCCTACAGCGGCGATACAAAGAATATGACCGCCTGCAGGCCGAGCTTAAAGAGAAAGACGAGCTCATCCAGCAAGCCGCTCGGATGGACGACCTTTTGCGCAGCCTGAAGCAATCCAACCAATCCCTGTTGAAGAATATGGCTGATATTGCTGCCAAGCTTAATGCCCCGGCAACCGCCACGGCAGATACCACCAAAGATGAAGCCAAACTGAAAGAACTTGAACAGGCCGTCGCCACTAAGCGCGAAGAACTGAATGCCCTGCAGGCCGAGGTCGAATACAATAACATGGTTGCCAAGCTGCTCAAGGATAGCGGCATCAAGGCCGTGATTATTGAACAGTTTATTCCCACCATCAATAATACGATTAACCTTTATCTGCAAAAACTGGGCTTGTTTGCCACGTTTAGTATCAACAACCAGTTTGAAGAAGAAATTAAGATGCGCGGCTTTGAGCCGATGCAGTATAATCAACTATCCGAAGGCGAAAAACTGCGCTTTGATATGGCCGTTATGCTGGCTTGGCGCGATATGGCAAGGCTGAAATCCAATATGTCTTGCAACCTGCTCATCATGGACGAGGTATTTGACAGCAGCCTTGACCAAGAAGGCGTCACCGCTTTTGCAGACCTGCTAAAATTACTTGGCGGGCTGAATGTGTTTGTGATTACACACACCCCCGAAAAACTGGCCGACAGTTTCCGTTCCTTTATCCGTTTCCAGCGGGTAGAGGGCTTTACCACCCTAGCCCCTGTTAGCGGCTTTTAATCTTGTACTTGGAGTTTATCCTTATGAAAATCTCACAGAAAACCCTCGAAATCCTGAAGAATTTTTCCGGCATCAATAACAGCATCTTCATTAAGAAGGGCAGCCGCTTGGCGGTTAAATCATTCGGCAATACCATTGTCGGCCTGACCCCGATTGAAGACGAGTTTCCGGTAGATTTTGCCGTGATTGATATGTCAGAGTTCCTGAACGTAGTATCTTCATTCGACGACCCCGAGTTCGAGTTTGAAGAGCGCTGCGTGAAAATCAGCGGGGATAATCGAACCGTTACCTACTATTACGGCAGTCAAGCCTACCTCGAGAGCGCCAACGTTATCCCGAAACGCGATACCCTGCCGGATTTGAACAATATCGTGGCAGCCTTCACGCTGTCTGAACACGATTTGAACAATATCCGCAAAACCGCTGCCATCCTGCGATTGGAGCGTATCGGTATCAGCAAAACAGGGGTTCGCTTGTTCACGCCCAACAAGCCTACCAGTAACGAAGTAAAATTCGACATCCCGGTAGAATGCCAAACCGAAGATGAATATCAATGCAATATCGATTTGCTGAAGATGATTCCCGACACCTATACGGTGCGCATTCAAAACGGCGATTTGGTAGTCTTTGAGCGCACCGATGGCTTGGCCTATGTAGTTGGCTTGGAGCGCAAATAATCATGACTACCGTTCTTCATAATCCCCGCGAATTCTTGTTCGTGGAAAAATACCGCCCGCAAACCTTGGATGATTGTATTTTGCCAGAAAGAATCCTGAAGCCGTTTCGGGAAATGGTTAAAAAAGGCGAAATAATCAATACTTTGCTAGTTGGCACGGGTGGTGTGGGTAAAACCACCGTCGCCAAAGCCTTGTGCAAAGAATTGGGATGCGACTATATCGTCATCAACTGTTCTGAAAACGGCAATATTGACACCCTGCGCACTACCATTAGAGAGTTTGCATCTACCGTATCGCTGGACGGTGGGATAAAAGTTGTTATCATGGACGAGTCGGATGGTTTAACGTCAACTACCCAACAAGCACTGCGTAACTTCATTGAAGAGTTTTCGGTAAACTGCCGTTTTATCTTTACCGCCAACTTCAAGAACAAAATCATTGAGCCGCTGCATAGCCGCTTGCTCGAGTTTGATTTCACATTAACCAAAGAAGAAAAGCCCGCTATCCTGATGGCATGGGTTAAACGCCTGACCCAAATCATGCAGCAGGAAGGTATTCAATACGACCCCGAATTGCTGACCAAGGTGGCCGTGCATTTCTTCCCCGATTTCCGCAAAACCCTGAACAATATCCAGCGGTACAGCCAAAGCGGCACATTGGAAATCGGCGCATTGGGTATGGCCAGTTCGGAAATGGTTGACGTTATCTACGAGATGCTCAAGGGCAAGAAGTTTTCCGATATGCGCAAGTGGGTAGCCGAGAACCCCGACACCGACATCAACGTACTAGGCCGCTCCCTGTATAACCATATCGACCAGTATGTACAGCCTGCCAGCATCCCGCAATTCATCTTGCATTTCAACGACTACCAGCATAAGAACGCCATGGTAGTCAACAAAGAAATCAACCTGATGGCCTTCCTAACTGAGCTGATGGCAGACTTGCAATACATCTAAGGGGGGATGGATTATGTCGCTATCGCCTTTTGATATTGCCAAGAACATCAACACGCAGGCAGGTATCCTACCGCTTGAAGAAGTATCCGGTAGCGATTACATGTTGAATGCCATTTACTCGAATACCAAGGACACGGTATTTGCAGCCAATGAAGCCAACAAGTTTGGTTATCATTTGCCCAAGGATGCGACGTATCGCTTCTATTATCACTTGCTGCCAAAGAATCCACGCCGTTACGGCAAATGGCATAAGCGCCCTGTGGTAGACGACGATATTAAGCTGATTAAACAGGTTTACGGCTACAATACCGAGCGGGCATTGGAAGTATTGCCCATGCTGCAGTCTAATCTACCTACCTTGCGTGAGTATGCCTTTCAAGGAGGGTTTGGACGATGACAGATGTTGTACTATGGGAAATCGAACCCCTTAGCAAGCGCGAGCTGATTACGCTTAGGGAAACCCTGCGCCGTATCGGCCTGATGAAGTTTGTCAAAGGTGAAGGTTATACCCTGCATAGGATGTGTTACTGCTACATAGTCGGCAAGCGCCAATACCTATGCCATGCCAAGCAGTTCAGAGCTTTGAAGCGGGGCAATCAGCCTATCCCCGAACTTGATGAAGATGAAAAGCAGTATTTGGAAAACATTGTTCATCTGCTCCATAGATGGGGTTTGGCAACCGTATATGGCACACCGCAGTTCCGCGACAGCCATAAAGTAAACGTGGTCAAGTATCACGATTTTCGTAAATTTAATTATGATGGAGGATTATCATGAATCATCTTTGGACTATCACTAAATGCAAACCGAATGCCATTGCGCCCAAGAAGGCCACTCAAGACAGTTTTGCCTTTGACCTGTCGGCCTGTATCAACAGCGGGGATTATGTGCCCGTATGGTTTGACGATAACCACAAGACTATCGTTGAGACCAAGGTATTGCCTGAAACGGGCGAACTGGGTTTTTGGTTGGAACCGAACGGCCGTGCCTGCATCCCCACAGGCCTGAAGTTCAATATTGCTGCCGGATACGGCGTATTGATTGTGCCCCGTAGCGGCTTGGCCTTGAAGCACGGCTTATCCCTGATTAACTGCGTGGGCGTGATTGATGCCGATTACCACGAAGAAGTTGGTATTACCCTATTCAATACCACCCGCCAGCGCCAGTTCATCCCCCACGGCACACGCCTGTGCCAAGCCTTCTTGTCGAAGATGGAAGGCGATGCTTTGGAAATTGCCGAGGGCGAAGAAGCCAAACCTGCCAAAGGCGGGCGCAAAGGCGGATTCGGCAGCACCGGCACGAAGGCCTTGGAAACTGAAGCAATGGAAAGCGTTGAAGAAGACAAGCCTAAAGGCAGACGTAGTGCCGGGACTACCACGCCTTATGAAACCCGTTTAGACACCGCTGAAGAGGTTGCCAAAGATGAATGATGTAATCCTATTGCTGACACAGCAGGGCGCAATTATTGGCCAAGTGATTAACCGCAATCTTGACAATGAAGTTGAATTGGCCAACCCCGTATTGGTCAATCGCAGCATGAATCAAGTGATGTTTGTGCCTTTGCTGGATATGACCGAAGAAACTAGTATCACGGTATCCGCCAAAGACTGCCTGTTTGGTTTCAAAGAGTATACGCCCATCCCGCAAGTGGCCGAACAATATCGGCAGATGTTCAGCAAAATTGTCGCCCCACAACAATCCATTATCGCCCCGCGATAAACGCCGATAAAGAAACATCCCTATCCAAGCGGTAGGGATGTTTTTACAGATATAGGCCACAGACGCTTCACAATCGCCACAGATTGCGACGACGCTATAGGGTAATACCCTAGCCTAGCTCTGGCGTTTAACGCGCTGACTTCGCGTTTGTGAAGCAGTATCGGCCAATTGCTGAACTTCAACGGCTTCCGCTTCTTCAGCGGGGATTTCTTCAGGTTCTTCTTCAACCGCTTCTTCATCTTCAGGCAAGGCAGGCTGTTTATTGCCCAACCGAGTAGAAATCCACTTGGCAGCCGTAGCATGTCCGGCCACTGTGCCCAAGTAAATCAGCCAAAGTTCAGGCAGCACATGCGTGCGTTCAGGGTCAAAGTTAATCTTGAGCAGCGATATGGTCGTTACTGTATAGGCCACGTTAGACCAAAATTTGGTATGCGATACCTTATTGCCCGCTGCATCTGATGTAATCAAATCCGACATATCCTTGCCAGCAGCGGCGCGGTAAAATACAATAAGCAGATACACGGTAGTGGCCACGGCAAAGCCGACACCAAAGCCCTGTATCAAATCCGACATTTGCGAAAGGTATTTATCCATGAGCAGTCCATTCTATACGAATGTGAGTATCCAAAAAAACAAGGTAGTGCACCGATTTGTCGACAAGCACGGAAACAGGCAAATCGAAGTCGTACCCCATCAATTCAATTTATTTATCAAAGCTAAGGAGACTGACGAACCCGATAGTTTTTCTTTATATGGCGACGCCCTGAAGCGCAAGGTATTTGATAGCAACCGTGAGATGCGCGAATACGTCAAAGAGTACAACGACCTCTTCGACATCTACGGCATGCAGGATGCCTACATCCAGTTCATTGCCGATACCTACCCTGAAGAAGAGATTGCATTTGATATGCAATATATCAGGATTGCCAATATCGATATTGAAACTGAAATCGGCAAAGGCTTTCCCAAGCCCCAAGAAGCGGCACAGCAGGTAAACTCCATCACAGTTCGAATGATTGGTAGTCAAAACAGCATCACGTTTACCACGTTAGATTACCGCCCCGAACTGGATACCATGAAAGATGATTGCAGCGAAGTAATCGTCTGCAAGGATGAAGTTGAATTGTTTAAGAAATTCTTAAACTTATGGCAATATCTAAGCCCGGATGCTGTATCCGGATGGAATTGTGTACCACTGACTAACACTGTTTGGAAGCCAACCTTTATTGATACGATGAAATGTGTTAAACCAAAAGATATTTTGGTTGATAGCGGGCTAATACATAAATTCCCGATAACACAAAAACGTGTTGTGAAAACCCGGTTGGATAACGGGCGCGACATTTTGTCTTCTAAAGACCATATTTTTCCGATTTGGTATTTGCCGAAAGGAAAATATATCAACAATGATGTACAAAATCTTATATATGCTGAAAAACGTATAGAAGACATTCAACTGTTGTTAAAAAACAACAATGTTTATATGTCACAGCCTTTACATGAAAATACAAACCCCGATTTAACGTGGCGGAAATTGGCGTTGAATAATTTGGATTGGTTTCATGATAGAGGAATTGTTATTACATGGCGTCCTTCCACTAGCTTGGTAAAAAAAGTTTCTGCCGTGTTAGGATACCCGGCAAGAGAAACCCATCATACACTCGAGTTATGGAATAGTTTCACTATTGCAAACTTATTGAGCGAAGAAGAAGTTATCCAAGAATTAACAACGGTTGATATTATTGGGTTTGCCCCTATTAAACATAAACATTGGATGATTAGAAAAAACGCCGATGATGTTTTAACCGATGATGAATTGTGGTTCATGGGTATGTGGTTTACTGATGGAACGTCGACATATAAAACAGAATGTTCGATTAGTAATACTAATCAATCTATTATAGATAGGCTTGTCAATTTTTTGGGCGTTTCTTCGTGGAAATCTAACCGCGATTATGATGCAAACGTGCAATGGGTTAAATTTGGCCTATCTAGGTATTGGTTGTATAAAACGTTTATATATCAAGATTTGCCAGCCCGTTCTAAAAAGCTCCCAAACATGCGATTTTTGTCCATGTTATCAAAAAGGCAGTTTTGCGCATTTTTAGCCGGGCTTATTGACGGGGATGGATATAATTCAGACAAGGCTGTTAGTTTTGCATCTATCCGTCGTGAAGAAGTTTCATCATCATTGGCTGAACTATTGCAGTGGAATGGATTTTTTTCAATCGTTGATGATAACGGGGTAAGGATTTACATTGATGACCAATCGTTTACGACAAACGTCATTGCTAAGTACAAACTCCCGAACGGCAAATCTAGCGCATATCGCGCCCATACATCTAATAGTCGTAGGTGGTTGGGGGATGGTGAATATGTTTTAGTGCGCGAAATAATTCAAACAGATGATGTTGTGCCAATGTGTGATATTTTGACCACAACGCATTTTTTTGTTAGCAATGGGTTCAAAACTCATAACTGTAACCGCTTTGACTTCCCATTCTTAATCAACCGTGGCCTGAAGATAGTACCTGATGACATCTACAAGCTATCGCCCATTTACAAGCATGTTTACGGCAGCCCCTTCAGGGATGTATCACGATTTGAAGGCAAGCCTGAAGGCAGCATCTATGAAATTGCAGGCTTAGACCTACTTGACTATCACGACCTGTACAAGAAGTTCAATTACGATACCCTGCCGGATTACAAGCTTGAAACGGTAGCACAGCACGAGCTGGGCAAAGGTAAACTGGATTATTGCGGGTTTGACAGTCTGAAAGAGTTTTACTTGGGCAATCCCACTATGTTTGTCAGGTATAACATCCGCGACGTGGCCTTGATTAACGAGTTAGACGAAAAATTGAAATACCTGTATTTGGTCTATACCGTGGCCTATCAGGGGCATGTTAATCCAACTCACATATTTGGTGAGGTCAAATACTGGGATTGCGTGGTTTATAACGAGCTGAAGCGGGCAGGGATACAGATACCGCCGAATCGGCAAAAGCAGAAACAGCCGTTTGTCGGCGCATTTGTAAATGATGTGATAGTGGGCAAATCCCGTTGGGTGGTGGCCTTCGATTTGACTTCCCTAAACTGATATGGGGCTTCTAGTGGTAACACTAGTCGAATAACCTACTTAATTGCTGGGAACTCTTGTATAACAAGACAATCAGCAGCAATTCCTGATAGGGGTTGTTCAACGACTATCGAAAGACAGCGAATGCTGAATCGAGTAGAGTACCTGCCAAGTGGTGGGGAAACAGTAGGATACTGCGTAAGCAGTATATGATATAGTCTGAACTTACAGGTGACTGTAAGCAGCGCGTAATGGCGCGGATTAGGATTAACGACCCTGATTGAACATATTTGGTATCCAATGGTCATCAAGCAATACAATATCAGCCCCGAAACATTGCGCCATCCTAGCCAAATGCGGGAAGGCCTGATTGACGAACTTGTGGCATGCAAGCCCGATATACCCGAATTACTTGAAGCCAAGCGCCTAGGCTATGCCATGACGGCCAACGGCGCGATGTTTGATAAATCCCGTCTTGGGTGGTTTCCCAAGATTATTCAGAAATTCTTTGATAAGCGCGTGGCTTACAAGAAGGAAATGAAGACTCACGCGAAAAAGCTTGAACTGATTGCCAAAGAACTTTCAAGAAGGGGGCTACATGTTTGACTATCAAAAGATTTTGTGTGATTTTGCCGTTGATGATAGATATTTTCGTCGATATGTGAAAATGGTTTCATGGGCACACACGATTGATTGGGGAGACGAAGATGTTGAATTTCATCACATCTTACCCAAATCCATTTTTCCGCTATACAAGGATTACCCTAAGAATATTGTGAAAGTATCCAAGCGGGTTCATTATTTGCTTCATTACTTGTTATACAAACTATCCCTTCAAGATAGCATGTTGATGGCGTTACAAATAACGGCAGCAAGATGTGGTTATACCAAGTCAGTGTTGTATCAAAGCATTGCGTTAAGTTTTCAGAAATTACAAGAATCCCGGCGTCATTGGTATAATGTTCATACTGGCGAACATGTATTTGCAGTACATAAGCCAACAGACGATTTTATCAATGCTGCGCCAGAGTGCGGAAAAGGTAAGCCCATTGGATACAAACAATGGGTGTACAATCCTAGTACAAACGAACAACGCGTTATCTTAAACGGAGACGATATTCCCGATGGGTTTGTTCGAGGGAGGGTAAAATCTTCGTCGTTTGATGGATGGCATGCCGTTAATCAATTGATAAAAGTTTATGATTTTAAAGAAAAGCGCTGTGTTTTAACCGATACTGTTTATCATTGGCAAGAACCTGATATTGGCCGAGCCATATCAGAAACCGATAATGTGTATATTTCCAAAGATGGCCATATTTCTTTAATACCTACTAGGCTGTTTCCGTGGTTAAAGTTTGGCGGGAAAGGGAAGTATCGCCGGGAAATTACGGATATAATCAAGCCCCCGCACTGGAATATGAGCGAATCTGTAAAAGAGTTTTCGCAGAAGTTTCATGGGATGAGGTATATTGATGCCTTAGAATGTAAAACTTTGACAATAAAGGATTTTATCTATCATGACGGATATAGAACTATCAACACTTAGTGACGATGAATTGATAGCGTTGTATAAACAAGAAGAAGCGGCTATAGCCGTCTATGATGCTCGCCAAATGGCCGTGAAAATTGCCATTAACTCCCTAAACTGATATGGGGCTTTAACGGGAAACCGTTATTGACAAACTATCCTTAAACGGGAAAATCCTACAGGGATAATCTACCGTGCTAAATCGCTGAAAAGCGTAAAAGCCTAACGACTATCGAAAGACAGCGAAAGCTGAATCGAGTAGAGTACCTGCCAAGCGGCGGGGAAAAGGGATAGAACCTAATCAAGCAGATGCTTGTATGGTTGTGATATAGTCTGATACCCGTGGCAACATGGGAAACACGAAAGCGACAAATGGGTTAGCGACCTATTTGAACACATTGATACGGCGCACTAGGCAACGAAGGATTCCGCTATTACAATCACAGTATGGCCGAAGGGATTACGACTTCGGGCCAGCTTGCCAGCCGCTATATTGAGCGCAAGGTGGTTGAATTACTGAACAAGATGCTGGGAAAAGACAAACCTGCAGAAGAGTGGGTGGTCGCCGGGGATACGGATAGCGTCGATGGTGATTCTGTTATTGTAGTTAATGGGCAATCCATTACTATTGCCGAATTTTTCCAACAATATCAAGATAGCCTTATTGACGGCGATGGGAAAACTGAATTTGTTTGTCAAGTCAATGATGGTAGTCGCGCATTGGCATTTGACACAAAAGCGAACCATCCCGCATCTGCGCCTATATCGTATGTTATGCGTCATAAAGTAAAAAAACGAATGTATCGTATAACATCTAATGGGCAATCAGTTATTGTTACGGCTGACCATAGTTTGATTGTGTTACGGGGCGAACAGTATATTGATTGCACCCCGTCGCAGCTTCAAGCTGGTGATAAGATTGTTCAAATCGGGGGATGATATGGATTCTTTGTTAAAAAATTATTTGCGCCATTGGTGCGAAACCAATAATCATGATGTTCATAGAACTTTTAAAAAAGTTCAATTTTGGTTGGATAATGGGATTGTTTCGCTTGATATACCATCAATTATGGCTAGGCTGGAAAAGTCTTTAACGCTACCAGCTAGTGCAACACTTGAAAAGATGATTGTTGATTATGGCGATGATTTGGGAAGGATTAAATGGGACGAATATTGCGAACAACAGCGCGTAACCAATACCAAAGAATACAAGATGCGTGTTCATGGTATGACGAGCGAGGAAGTGGATGCTTATAACTTATCCCGTGCTTGTACAGAAAAATTGTTTATCGAACGCCACGGCCTTGAAGAAGGGAAGCGACGATGGCAAGAATATTGTGATAGGCAGCGATACGCTGGCAATCAATTGGATTATTTTATCGAGAAGTATGGGGCGATTGAAGGCCAGCGGCGGTATAAACATGTCAATCTGATGAAATCACACACTATTGAAGCATATCGCATCCGGTATGGAGAAGAAGCTGAAGCAAAACTAGAAGAGTATTATCGCAACAAGCCATTTTCAAGCCAGTATATTAGCGCTGCAAGTTCGGCCTTTTTAGATAGGCTTGAATCATTGCTAACAGATAATGAGCGCCAACACGGTTATCGTGAATATGTTGTCTATGACGATTCTGTTGGCGGGATACTGATTTATGATTACGTTAATACTGCGCTTCAACTATGTATCGAGTATAACGGGGTATATTGGCACGGAGACCCTTATGTTTATGGTATAGATGCTGTGTTACGGGATACCCATGTCCAAGACCTTTGGCAAAAAGATGTGTCCAAAATGCGGGTATTATTTGATAATCGTGATATTAAGCAATATTATATTGTTTGGGAATTTCGAGAACCAACAAATGATGCTTTACAGGAGCTATTAGATGGATTACGCAATAACAGATGATTTTGTCGTAGAAGATTTAGGCGTCCAAGAACTAGATGTCTACGACATTGAGGTTGAAGGCCATCATAACTTTTTTGCCAATGGGATATTGGTACATAATTCGCGCTATTTCACGCTTGAACATATCGTCGACAAACTAACCGCTGGCCAAGACTACCCGTTATCCAAACTGGTTGACCTTGTTGATGCCATAGCGGCGCAATCGATTGAACCGCATATCGAGAAATCTTATGAAGAATTGGCCGACTACTTGGGAGCTTATACCAATGCTATGTCGATGAAGCGTGAAGTTATCGCCGACGTCGGGATATGGCGTGCCAAGAAGAATTACATCTTAAGAGTACACGACAATGAAGGCGTAAGGTATGCCGAACCCCACATTAAGATGATGGGTATTGAAACGGCTCGGTCAGAACTTCCCGACTTCGCAAGGGCGGAAATGATTGAATGCCTGAAGCTGATACTGGATGATGACAAGGAAGCAGAGCTCCAACAACGCCTTGAAACCTTCCATGAGTATTTCATCAAGCGTCCGCCAAATGATATTGCCCGCAATAAGGGCGTCAATGGAATTGAAGAGTGGAGTAACGGCTTGGTGGCCAAACCACGCGCCCCGTTCAATGTCAGGGCAAGCGTATCATTTAACAGGCTGCGTCAAGAGAAGAAGCTGTTTGATATTGCCCCGATAGAATCCGGCGACAAGGTCAAGATTATCCGCTTAACCGAACCCAACCCCACGGGCTATTACTATTTTGCTTACAAGGATGATTTACCGCCGGAGATGGGCTTGCATGATTATATTGACTATGAAGGTCAGTATGAACAAATGTTCTTATCGCCCATCAAATCCTTTACCGATTTGCTGGGCTGGAAAACTGAAGCGTCGGCCTTGGATGACTTCTTTTAATCTGCTATAATGCAGCCCGTAAATAACCACGGTGGCGTGCCCAACCGGTGCGCCACCTATTTTTGCATCTATATCTCAAGGAGTAGCCATGTCAGATTTACTCAACAAGCTAAAGGCCAGTACAAAAAACAAGCTGGTAAACGTATTATCCGAATCCGATGTGTTCAATGTTAAGGATTGCGCCACGACCCCTATCCCGGCATTGAACCTAATCCTATCCGGCGATGTATTGGGCGGATTGCCGACAGGCATCACGACCATTGCCGCACCATCTGCCCACTTCAAAACCATCTTGGGCTTGTTTATGGTTGCATCCTATATGCGCAAGTATGATGACGCCGTTTGCATCTTCTACGATTCAGAGGGTGGTGTAACCCAGCAAACATTCGAGTCCATGGGCGTTTCTGCCGACCGCATCCTGCATGTGCCCGTGAGCGATATTGGCCAGTTAAGAACCGAGATTACAAACCATCTGATTAACATCAACCGTGGCGACCACGTGATTATCTTTATCGACAGTATCGGCATGCTGCCAAGCCTGAAGGAAGTATCAGACGCCGAAGACGGCAAGAACGTGGCAGATATGACCCGGGCTAAGGATATGGGCAGCCTGTTCAGGATTATGAATGCCAAATCGGTTGTGTTGAATATCCCGATTGTGGTCATTAACGCTGTTTATCAGACTTTAGAGATGTATAGCCGAACTGAAATGAAGGGAGGCAATTCGGCGAGATATTCAAGTCAACAAATTCTGTACATTAGCAAGGCTAAGGATAAAGACGGCGATGAATTGCTTGGCTACCGCTTTAGGATTACTGCCAACAAATCCCGCTATGTCAGAGAAGGTGAGTCAATCCCGCTTATGGTATCCTTTGAAAACGGTATCAGTAAGTGGAGCGGCATGTTTGAACTTGCCCAAGAGTTCGGCTGGATTGTTTCTGAAACACGCGGCTGGTATCAGCTCTGCAATAAGAAGACAGGCGAAATCCTGCCAGACAAATACCGTGCCAAAGACCTAGTCGACAACGGCGAGATTTACCTGCGCTTATTTGCATGGGGTTTGGCCGATGAATTGAAAGCCCATTACACGCTTTCGTATAAAGCAACCTTCCAAGGGGATTTTGAAATTGACTACAGCAAAGCAGCAAGCGAAGAAAAATAGGCTGAACTGGCGGGAAAGCTTGGGATTCATTACGCTGCAGCCCGGCCAAGTATTGAACAGCCGGGGCGAAGTGATTGAACAGACCATCTACCCGTTAAGCGTGATGATATTCTGCAAATCGCTGGCCAAGGATATAGGCGGGTATTGCATCCGCATCTGTTACCACGGCGAAGAAGCCGAATACATTGTAGGATGGGACAGTTATTTGACACGCAGTGATTACGCCCTGCATGCCCTGCATCAAATCCTGTTATATATCCCCGATGGGATACGCATTGAGCTAGTGCATAACAGCGCGGCGATTAGAGACGTATTAGATGGCACATCCGAAGAATGGGAAACCCTGTTCAAGTTTGCCAGCCTTAACGCCACGGCGCGATGCAAAGACCATATCTACGCCAGCCATGCCCTGAAAGAAACCAACCCCGATGCGGTAGAAACCCTGAAGGCCTTGGCTGCTATGCTTGAATACAGCTTTGCAGCCGATAAGCAGCTAGTTCATACCACAGATTTTGAAGGCATCCTGACCAGACGCGAGCGTTTGATACAGGAAGCCGATAGAAAGGAACAAGAAGATGATGCAGATTGAATTGAGAGAGAAACCATCCAATGCCACGCTGGTATTAACACAGGGACAGAGCCAAGGTGAACCTGTTTTCCGTTTTGCAATGGCTGCCCATGGTAAAGAAGGCACGTTTTACTTTGCAGGTCAAGACAAATCATTGGTCGACATCACGATTTGGATTAAATCATTGCTGGCCGATGATGCAAAGGTTATCCATAACTCCGACGTGCTGCCCCTGCAGAACGAGTTATTTCAGCATGCAGATGTCAACAGCGACTATCCCCTGCTATCCAACATCATTGTCTATACAAGACGCAAACGCCTGACCAAATGGCTGACCTACAATCTGCTATCCCTGAAAACCGAAAGCGATGTGAATTTGCTGACGCCGATTTACGACGAAGAAGGCAACGAGGTATTGCCGGATACCAGCCTTGAAGACCCGATAGATGTGTTTAACGATATGGTGGATAGGATTAAACGCTCTGAAGAAGCTGCCCTAGCCCGTAACCCGATATTGTCGACCTTGATGTAATATCGGGAGTTAGCAACATGTCTATCTCCCAAGAACAGATTATCCTAGCGGCACTGTGTCGTGATAAATCCTTTACCACATTAGCTGCGCCGTTTCTCAAACCCGATTATTTTACAGACGAAGCAGACAATACAGTCTACGAAGCCATCAATGCCTACATAGCGACTTACGATGCCTTGCCATCCGAAGCGGCTTTGCTGTACGAAGTAACCAAAGGCGAAATACCGCCCGAAAAGAAGGCAGAGCTCGAAGGCTATGTGGCCGATTTGTACAAGATGGATTTGCCGACGGCAGAATGGTTGAAAGACCACGCAGAGAAGTTTTGCCGTGAAAAGGCTGCTTATAATGCCATTATGACTTCTATCGCCATCTATAACGGCGATGAGAAGAAGCTGAAGCCTGAAATCATCCCCGATATGCTTAGGGATGCGGTTAATATCACGTTTGACGTATCAATCGGCCATGACTGGCTGGAAGATGCGGCTGCCCGCTACGAATACTATACAAACCCGATTGCAAGAGTACCTTTCCAACTGGATGTCTTTAACAGGATTACAGGCGGGGGTGTGCCACGTAAGACCTTGAATATTGTGGCTGCAGGGATTAACGCTGGTAAAACGGGGTTCATGTGTAACCTAGCTGCAGGCTATGTTAAGGCTGGATACAATGTACTGTATATCACGCTTGAGATGGCCGAAGAAGAAATTAGCCGACGCATTGACGCCAACCTGCTAAACGTGCCCATGGATAGATTGCCCAAGATTGGCAAAACCGAGTTTCTTAACCAGATTGATTACATCAAGCAAAAGGGATACGGCAAGCTAATCTTGAAACAGTATGAAGCGGGTATAGGCCATTCAGGGCATTTCCGTCACATTATCCGAGAATTGAAGGCCAAGCGGGGGTTGGATATTGACGTAATGTTTGTCGATTACCTAGGCATTTGCGCCAGCGCTTTAATTAGCCACGGCAAATCCAACAGCTATGAATATCAAAAGTTCATTGCCCAAGAGCTACGCAATATCGGGATTACGCATGATATGGTGGTTTGGACGGGTGTGCAGTTTAATAGGCAGGGCGCTAGAAGCACCGACAACTCGATGGAAGATGTGGCGGACTCTCACGGCGTCCCCGCAACCGCTGATTTCATGTTAGCCCTAACCCGCACCGACGAACTGGATGAAATGAATCAGGTTATGTGCAAGCAAATCAAATCCCGTTATGGCGACAAATCCGAGTTACTGCGCTTCGTGGTTGGCGTCAACCAAGCCCGCCAGCAATACTACGATGTCGAGAACCCCGCATTATCCAAACTGAAAAACGCCGAGACCAAACGGATTGAAGCCGATGCGGGGTCATTCAAGACAGGCGGAACTGCAGCACGTTTTGCCAATTTGCTGTAAATAGGGTTATCTACATAACCAGTAAAGGAAATATCATGTCTGATTATCAGTTCAAACACAAACCCCTGCATGAAAACGTATTGCGCACTGCAGGCCTGCGCAGTAAGAAGTCGGCCATGTTTGGGATGGTTCGAACCAACAAAGACGGCAGCCCGAGACCGCACCAAGGTATCGACCTAGCTGTCGACAATGGCTACAGGGTCTATGCCGTTGATGACGGGGTAATCGCCGATGTAGCCCGTGGCAATGACGGTTATGGCTGGACAGTAACCCTGAAGATTAAAGACGGCCTGTATGCCTTCTATGCCCACCTATCTAGTATCAAATGCCAAGTTGGCCAGCAGGTAAAAGCAGGCGACCGCATTGCATTAACCGGAAGCACTGGCAATGCAAAAGGCATGATTAACAAGGCCAAGGGCAGTCATCTCCACTTTGAAGTTCGAACCAGCGTTAAACCCGGCCTTGGCCTTCGTGGCAGGCTTGACCCGCTTGATTACTTCAAACTCGACGATGATGTATAATAATCACATTAAAGTTTTCCAACAACCCCGAAAGGGAATTTAACCATGACTCAACGTAAATCACAATCTACCCACTATGAAACCCGTATTTGCCGCGATGCGCTGAATGCCTTTGACGTGTATTGCAGCAAAATCTACAATCAGAAATCCTTGGCCAATCCGTCAGGCAACGGCATGCGCTGCGTATTGCACGGCGTCTATACCACCGACATCAACGGCACGCTGGCCAAGCTGAACAGCCGCTTGCCCAAGGGCTACGAACTGATTATTGAGGACAAATACCGCGACGTATTCTTCAACCTGCTCCTGAAATGCACCAAGCGTACCCGCAAGCCTGTACAAGTAAAAGCCCCGGTAGCCGCCCCGAAAGGTAAGCGCGTTTCCCAACCGAAAGCCCCGGTAAAGGCCAAGGCAGCCAAGAAATCCGCTGCCAAGAAAGCGGCAAAGCCTAAAACCAAGTAACCCGAAAGAAACCGCCAAGCCGCAAAAAGGTTTGGCGGTTTTGTTTTGCTTGCGCTATAATGGCAACCCTGATTAACCCGTTAAAGATATTTCACGATGACACCAATACCATCCGCAGAGGCTATGCGGGAATTGGCTACCAGTAAGCGCAGTATCGACGAACGAACAACCAAATGGCTGCATGAAACATGTGTTAAGGCCATTTGCGAACAAGCTGACGACGGATACTTGTCTGCCACTATCCCGTTATTGCCCAATCTAAACCCCGAATTGATTATCCAAGCCCTAAGTGACAAGGGGTATGCAGCATCTATCACGTCAGCACCCGACGGGCGCTGGCAAAATTACCGATTAATTGTTTCATGGAAGGAAGAAAAATGACCAACAAATACCGTGTTTTATACAATGAAGAAGGCCGCTTTACCCCTGAAGCCGCTAAGATTATCCGGAGCTACCTGATGGGTAGCCCGTTTACAACAACCTTTGTTTTATCCAACAGGGATACCGTACCATTCAAGGTAACAGCATCCTACCGCGACAAATCTCTTGAAATTGGCGGTCGTCGCTATGACTACAATCTGATTTGTTACGAGGGCAAGGAATATGACATTGTTGACCTTGAATCAGAGTTCTTGATGGATGACATCCTAGAAGAAATCCGAATCGGCACAGACAATCCGCCAAGCCTGCCCTGCTTTGCAAGAAACCGCTATACAGGTGTTTTGTATTACTTCTACGAACCGTTGGGCTGCATCCATGCCACGCTAGGCTGGCCGGGCGTTGATTTACCGCCTATCTATGACGAGCAGTGGGAAATTATCCCGTTTGATAAAGTACCCGGCGCGATTGAACGGGAAAACGGTCTTGTCATTGCAGGGCAAACCCGTGGCAACAGCGAATAAGATTTACCAAATCTTTACAAAAAAGGATATTGCTTTAAATGCAATATCCTTTTATCATATCCCCGTGAAATGCTTAACAGTAAAGGAAATCAAGAAATGCAAAACTATATCAGAACTGCTCTTGACCATATCCAAACCATGCGCCGTGTAGGACGCGACCATGCTTCAATTGCCGTTATCCCTAGCGAGTATAGTATCGGATATATCGCTGCCCGCATTGCCGCTGCAGGGTATACCGTAGCAGTAACCAAAGCCCGTAATATCCATGTTGCTTGGTAAGGGGGTAGGCTAGGGTATTACCCCATCCCTTAATCGCAATCTGTGGCCATCTGTGACCCGAGAAACGCTATATTTGAAAAAGGATGTATGATGCAAAACGGAAAACTAAGAGATTGTTGCCCACATTGCGGGCGGGTATCTGCCCCGCATGAAAACTACTGCGCCAATTGCGGTAGCCGCTTGCGCCCGCCTGCCAAGTTTTGCCCCAAGCATGGAAAGATGGGCGGTAATTATTGCGTTGTTTGCGGTACAAGATTAATCACTGAAGAAAGGAATAGATAATGGAACTCCAACAACCCCAACAACTGAACTATGAAGGCCAGCCATTGCTCTTTACGGCCAAACTAGCGAAACAGTTCGGTAAGATTGAACCCGATACAGTGTTACCGCCCAACCTTTGGTGTCAGATGGTAGCCCTATCCAATATCAAACAAGTAGCCTTGGCAGGCATTAACGCAATGGCTTTGACATTGCCCGCGTATTACGACCCGCTGGAAATCCAAAGCATCTTCGTCGCTGCAGGCTACAAAGTAACGCTGGGCAAAGAGCGCCGCATGCTTATCCAATGGGGTCGCTTGAAAGAAAGCGTAGAAAGCATGCTGTATCCTCCGCAGAAAGATGCAGACGAATATTTCGGTTAATCGGAGAACCAATCATGATACCTTATGCCAGCCAAGTTCGCTTTATCTACAAGACCAGACAGAAGCTTGATTACTTGCCTATCAGAAACAGTGAGTGGTATGTCATGGTAGCATTGGCCATTACCAAGGCAGTTAATCATAGAAAGACATTAGCCATCATTGAAGCGCCAATGGGCGTTGATGTGGTAGAAGCCAAAGAGCATTTGCAGGGTGCGGGCTACCATGTATCTGTAGATGAGTACCGAGTTTTCACGATTTCATGGGCTTAAACCTTAGCAGAAACTGCCACGGAACTAAAAATCCGTGGCAGTTTTATTACTCTGGTCTCGAACCTGAAAGCTACGAAATGCTAAAACAGGCCGATTACAGGCTTATCCAAGCCCACCACAAACCAGTAAAACCATAATCTGCCAATCTAATCAGGTAGCCTTAAAAGAAACTGCTAAGGATTTAAAGTTCCTTAGCAGTTTTATTACTCTGGTCTCGAACCCGAAAGCTACGAAATGCTAAATTGTGTTCTTTCAGCCAAGCCCACATAGTTTTTCGGATACCAGTTGCCGTTGATGTTTTCGTTGAACCACCCTTCAGGTTGTTCTAGGATATTGAAGCCGAATTGGTATTTGACCTCAAGATAATTCATATCCCGTTCTGTAGTACACACCGCCAGTATTTCACGCCTGAAGGCATCAACGCCTTTTTCCTTGACCAAATCCTTCAAGGCCACACAAGACGACCAGTAATGCTTCCAATCTGATTCCTTGACTACCTTGGCACGTTTCCCGGCCTGCTTGCGCTTAAACCAAAATACCTTCTTGCCAAGGTAGCGTTTACCCGTTTCAAGTTCGGTAATCAGGTAAACAAATCCGAATGCCCCTTCAGGCACAGTATCAAAAGGTTTCCCGTTAAACAGCCACGGGTTTAAGTAAGGCTTTTCCTTACCTCTTGCCATAAGGTTTCTCCACAATGGTTCGAGCTTCGCCACGGTTATCATCCAGCGTAGCCCAGTATTTGTATGAAAAGGTCACTGTCACGTTTTGCACGGCATTATTACCGTAACTCAAGTCAACGCTGGCCAATGTTAATGGATAGGCTTCAATCAGCTTCACGCCGTAAGCGTCATTCCCTTCCCTATCCAATGCCCATATATGCACATCCGATGTGAACTCTGAATAGAAGTTCAGGGTATTGTCGTGGATATTGACCACGGCATTTTGCCAAATATCGAAGTAACGCCGCGTATTGAGCGTACTATCGGCATAGAAGGTCATGGTCACCGGGTTATACATCTGACTGTAAGGGACGCGGTATGGCATGACCATCTGCTTGTGTTCATAGCTCTGCAGCATCCTATCCGGGAACATGGCGCTGTGACACATAATATTGATTGCGCCAGTGCCATTATACAGGCTTTGGGATTGCCTGATTCGTCCCTGTTCTGACTGGTCATTGGTAATCCTGCCCGTATTGGGCACGCCTTTAGGCAGGTTAAACTCCATCCTGTATTTGTTAGGGATGGATATACCGCGCTGCATTTCGCTGAACAGCTTCAGCACTGACATATCTGCTTTTGCCATTATTTGTATCTCCTAGCGTCTTTCCAAACAGTAGAATCCGGGGCTTTCTTGAATTGCTGTGTCGGCAGGAAGGCCACTTCTTCCCAAAAGCTCGAATTTACGCGCATGATTTTGGATTGAACATGGCTGGCTAAGTATCGCTTAATGCAATGCTGAAAGAAGGGCACTTGCGACAGCCTAGACAGCATCTTGTATGACAGATGCATATAGGTGCGCCTGCCATTCCCGCCTGTACGGATTGTCTTGCTGTACTCCATCAACTTATCAAGCAGTTTTGCCCGCAAGATGGGCGGTAAGTAATGCAGGTTCAACCCGAGCCAGCCATCTGCATACACGTTAATACAGACAATCAGCGGGAAAGCATCCCAGTAAGGCAGCTTCTCTTTTGTCTTGGCATCATAGACATACTGATACATCCCACCGATATACATTTTCTGACGGCTGGATACCGCTGTGGCCACATTGCGTTCATCATGACTACCGCCTGCATCACGCAGCTTGCTTAGATACCAGCGCAGGCTGCTGTCGGCACGTTTCTTCAGACGGCCTTGTCTAGTAGCAATGCGAACTTTCTTTTCAATCGCATTCTTCTCTTCCGGCGCTGCAGCCGTAGAAGCAGATTTTGGTTGCTTTGGCGCTACCTTGGTTAATTTTGGTTTGGCCGTCTTTGCCGCTGCAGCCTTGGCCGTTTTAACTGGCTTGGTATCCTTGGCAGTACGCAAAGGCTTAGTGTCTTTTGCAGTACGCTTTGGCTTGGTATCCTTGGCAGTCTTGGCCTTGGTTTCTTTGGGTGCAGCTTCAGGCTTGGCCTTGGCAGCCTTCTCGGCTTCCTTGGCCTTTTTGGATTTAATCGGGTCAACCCGTTTCAGCTTGGGCTTTTCCGGCTCTTTAACCGCTTTCGGCTTAGGCTGTGGCAAATCCATCCGCTTCAGCTTCACATGCGGTTTGGCCTTATTGGGCTGCTTCAGCTTGATTTTTAGCTTTGGCTTCTTCGCGCCTGTTACTTCATCTTCAATATCTGCCATATCATTAACATTCTATCTAAAATCCTAGGATTTCTAGGATTGTTGGTAACTGTTTGTGGGATAAGGATTTCTGTTCAACGGGGTATCGGTTGGTTGTTGAGGGTTCAACCCATCCCATCCTCAATAATCATTAACATATTTCACTAATCCTGCATCCCCGCTATCTGATATTTAAATACTGTTAGATATACCCCCTATAGGATACTACCGATGGCAGTCAATCCATTTTTTGACAGGCTGGAAGCGCATAACGAACAAGCGCTGTTTGCCGACCTAGTCGACGAAGACATCCAAATCAGCGGCTTTGACGTAACCTACATCCACCGCAGCGAGTTTGCAGTCGACGAAATCTTTACCGAAGCCAAGGCATCCAAGTTCAAAGACTCTTTTGTTATTGAAGCTAGCATTAGCGATAACGTAACAGGCTGGCAGGGCACAAACGAGTTCATGAACCAGTTTGGCCTGAATATCGACAATACGGGCAGCATCAAGATTTCTCAACGCCGCTGGCAGGAAACACAGGCTGAACGGGCATCTCAAGGCCTGAAGGTATTGGAGCGCCCGCTAGAAGGCGACTTGGTTTACTTTGGTTATGGCCACGCCACCTTTACCAATAACCTGTTTATCATCAACCACGTTGATTTTGCAGATACCAACTGGCAGCATGGCCGGGCTTTCCTGTATCGCCTGCAGGTAACTAATTACACGCCGAACTATAACGAGAAAATCGAAACGCCGATATTTGACAGTATCCCCGAGCTTACAGAACAGTTTGCCGCGATGGATTACTACAATGATTTGGCCACACAGAACCAAGAAGTCCAAGACAAGGCCGATACGCTTGTTAAGTTTGACGAGAAGAATCCGTTTGGAGGAACCTAATGCACACCGCCCTAACCACCCCCTTCTATCACGAAACCATTAAGCGGGTAGTCGTGATATTCGGCACAGTTTTTAACAGCCTGCATGTAGTTGATGATTTTAATCAAATCCGCAAAGTGCCGCTGTACTATGCTGCTAGAGACAAGTTCGTCAATTTCCAACAAGAGCGCCCCGACCTGTATAACATCAAGACAGAGCAATCCCTGCCTAGGATGGCGTATTACATGACGGGTATTGCCTATGCCCCGCAAAGGATGACTGACAAGCGGCAGCGCTTGGAAAGCCACGATACCAAGACAGTTCAGTTTAACCGCGTGCCTTATGACTTTACCTTCGAGCTGTATGTAAAGACCCTGCGCTTTGAAGAAAGCCTGAAGGTAGTCGAACAAATCCTGCCTTTGTTCAAACCGAGCTTTAACGTAACAGCCGATGATGTAGACGGCATGGGCTTCCGCAATGACTACACCATCACGCTCAACAGCTCGGGCTATGAAGATACATGGGAAGGCGAATACAGCCAGCCCCGTTCGGTATTGTGGACACTATCTTTTACCGTGCAAGGCTACCTGTACAGCCCAAATGAAACGGCTAACCGTATTAAAGAAACCATCCTGCATCTTGGCGCAACTGATTACAGCAAAATCTACGAAACCCTAACGGCTGAAGTTATCCCAAGGGAAGCCAACAAGACAGACCCCCACAGGATTGAAGAACATGTTATCAAGGTAGACCCCGATGAGTAACTACGTCGACCCCATTTCCAAATCGCTAAACGCGGCCACGCCGATTGCCCCGCCCGCCCCGGTAGTGAAAGAACATACTGAAGAAGCGGATTTTATGAGCAAGGTTCAGGCCTTCCGCAATCAGATGGCTACCAATGCCACGCTGGATTACAAGGATGCCCGTCACAATATCCGCCTGCTTATACAGGGCGCAATGGATGCCTTCCCGGATGTCGTGGGCGCAGTCGAAGAAACAAGAAGCGACAAGGCCATTATCGCGCTTAATGGCTTCTTGAAGACTGTAACAGAGATGAACCAGCTCTTAGTTTCTTTGAACTCTTCAGTAACCAAAGAACAAAGAACCACGCAGCAACCCAATATCCAAGCTCAGACGGCCAACGTTGTTATCCAAGCCGATACATCCGATGCCTATCAGGCTGCCGTGGAAAGCCCCAAAGACAGATTTAATATAGACAATGATGATTAAAGACGGCCAAATCGACAAGAAAAACCTGTGCTACATGAACCAGCGCAATTTGAAACGCGCAGGGGTATTGATACCGCTTACCAAGGCACAGGATACTGAGCTCAAGAAATGCGCTAAAGACATTCTTTACTTTGTCGCCAACTATGTGAAAATCCTAGATTTGGACGGCGGGTTTACCCTGTTCAAGATGCGGGATTATCAGAAAGAGTTCATTTCTACCTGCTACAGCAACCGCTTTGTGATTTCCATGATGGCTAGGCAGATGGGCAAGACCACGACTGTCGTGGCCTATTTGCTTCATCAAGCCTTAACCCGTAGGGATATACGCATTTCCATCCTATCCAACAAAGCCGATTCGAGCCTTGACGTAATCGACAGGCTGAAACGCGCCTATGAAGCCTTGCCGTGGTATATGCAGGTTGGCGTGAAAGAGTGGAACAAATACAGCGTCGAATTGGGTAATGGCGCGAAGATTGTTGCCGCTGCCACTTCTTCATCATCCATTCGTGGCCGTAGTTTCCACATTGTTTACTTGGATGAGTTTGCCCACGTCGAAAATGATGTGGCCTTCTATACTTCTACCTATCCGGTAATTTCATCCGGTAAAACCACGCAGGTTATCATTACCAGTACGCCTAACGGTATGAACCTGTTCTACAAGCTGTGGGTCGAAGCAGAAGAAAAACGCAATAAGTTTATTCCGCTGCTCTACGATTACACGCATAATCCGAACTATGACGAAGAATGGCTGGCTGATACGAAATCTAATATGACGCCGCAAGAGTTCGCACAGGAATTCGAATGCGCCTTCTTGGGTTCGGCTGCCACGCTATTGTCAGGACCGACCTTGCGCAGATTGGCCATTAAAACCCCGCTGCCCGAATTTACTTCAGACAAGATTAGTGTGTATGAAGAACCGAAACCAGACCATGTCTATGTGGCCGTAGCCGATGTGGCAGAAGGCACAGGCAACGACAGCAGCGTGGTATCGGTCTTTGATGTTACCGCTATGCCCTACAGGCACGTGGCCGTCTATCGCAATAACCTGATAACCCCGCTGCCATTCGCTGACGAAGTATTCAAGATTGCCAAGGCCTACAATGACGCATGGCTGGCCGTAGAAACCAACAGCATAGGCAACGGCGTGGCACAGACCTTATGGATGGATTACGAGTATGAAAACCTGATTTGCTATGACGCCACCAAAGGCGATATACGTTTCAGCCCACAGAACTTGGGCATCCGCACTACCAAGAAAACGAAGTCTATAGGCTGCAGCAATCTGAAGACGCTTATGGAAACGCAATGCCTGATAACTAATGATGCCGCTGCCATTACCGAACTAACTACCTTTGTGAAGAAGGGAAGCAGTTACCAAGCAGACAACAATAAGCACGACGATGTTGTGATGACGCTGGTACTGTTTGCATTACTGACAACCACGCCCTACTTCAGAGACAGCTTCAATGACGCTCCAAAGGCCATACGCAATCTAAGCGCTCAAGCGATGGATGAAGAACCCCTGTTTATGTTTGTGGTCAACGGGATTGACCAAGACGATACTTGGAATGATTCTTCAGGCGTGTATTACGTTTGATACGCGCCAATGCGAAAACGCCCCGAAAAGGGCGTTTTTTTGTTTGAGGTAGGCTAGGGTATTACCCCAATGCTTCGTCGCAATCTGTGGCGATTGTGAAGCGACTGTGGGGCATTAGAAGAAATCGGCTACTGTATCGCATGCTTTATATTGGTATTGATGGGTATCGATTAAATCCAGTATTTCGCCAGTATCGATGTCATGCAATACATTGTTAAGCAGTTTATACCGCTCAACTTCTTCTCTTGGCGTATAGACATCCAACAATTCTTCATCTGTAGCCGGATTAACCGACGAATTCTCTTCGGCCACAGATTTGCGCAATATCCGCAATACTTGGTTTTGGTAGGCATCTGCAGGTAATGTTTCAAATCCCCATTGGTCTAACAAGTACGCATCCATGCAGCATTTCCAGCATGATAGGCAGCGGTTTGGCGGGATAATCATGCTGTACTTGCCTGCCATAGTTTCGCGAACCTTGTTTCTGTGTCTATCGGGTATCAGGCAAGATTGAGTGTGTTTGACCCAATCCATGTGCTTGTGATAAAGATAGGCCTTGGCATGATGTGTGGTTCTAAACGGCGATGTGATATAGCGCAAAGCGGGGAAGGTAGCCTTAACCGCCTTCACAAAAGCCTTGATGATTTCATCCGAATCTGACAGGTTGAGCTTGGGATTGGCAATAGCCAGCGAATCGCTACGAAAACAACCAAGGCTGAAAATGTGATAATTATTGGCTATCATGTAGTCAATCATCATGGCCATAATCAATTGGTCTTTCACGACAGACTCGCTGGTAGGCGAATCATATTCGCATTTGCCTGCATACGCGATTTTATGGCTTATCAGCTTCAACCCGGTTTTATCGGCAAATTGTTCAGCCACCATCTGTTCTACCGGATACGACGCATTGAACCCCTTGGCGCGGTATAACTGGCGACAGATATTGCTGTCGATAAAGTAGGCAGCCGTGGCAGCGCTATCTTTACCGCCGCTGAAACCAAGGATAACGGTTTTATTGTCATCATGCAGTTCGACGGCAGGCAGTTTGATACAGTAATCTTTCTCGCATAGCGGTTGGCCACAGGCCGTATAGATTAAGTCTAGGTATTCATCCCATGATGTATTAGGCACTTTTAATTTGCTTGGAAACGGCATAACAGACAATTCTTGATACAAATAAAGCATGTAATCTGTATATGCGCCGTATCCATAACTTTGCGGTTTGACGGTAATCATCTTAAATCCCGTGTGTGGAAAGTGAGCTATTCTAACATAATCAATAAATAACTTATAGCTAATTTCCAAATCCGATTTAATTTACCGAGGACAAAAACCATGAGTAGAGCACCGGGTGTTTTAATCCGCGAAATCGACCTTACTGGCAGCGTGCCTGCCGTCGGCACTTCCGCCGGGGCAACTGTAGGCGACTTCACTTGGGGCGCAGCCTATCAGCGCGTGCGCGTATCTGATGACAACGAACTGGCTGCCACTTTCGGCAAGCCTACCGACCGCAATTATGTTTCATGGCTGTCGGCCAAATCCTTCTTGGCCTATACTGGCATGCTGTATATTGTGCGCGTGGTAGATAGCACTGCCAAGAATGCCACTGGCGACGGCGCAGGCTTGCTGATTAAAAACCAGCAGGAATTTAATGCCGTTAATGACGACACTGGCACTCACGCTGCCAAGCTGTTTGCAGCCCGTTATGCAGGCGCATTGGGCAACAGTATCGCCATTTCCATTGCCGATGCCAAAAACTTTGAGAAATGGGAATACGCCGACGAGTTCGACGCTGCCCCTGCTACTTCAGAACACGCCGCATCCGTAGGCGCGAAGTATGACGAAGTTCATGTGGTAGTCATTGACAAGCTTGGCCTGTTCACTGGCGTGGTTGGCGCAATCTTGGAAACCTACCCCTTCCTATCCAAAGCCCGTGATGCCAAAGGCCTTGATGGTGCTCCCATCTACTATGCCGCTGTACTGAACGAGCAATCCAAATACGTTTACTTCTTCGGCCATCCGATTACTGCCAACTATCACGATAACACCGGTGATTACACCGATGCTACCGACGCATGGGGTAGCAAACTGGTAGTCAACGGCGAAGCCAAGAAGTTCAAAGTCCTGAAGAAACAGGATGACGATAACCACCACGGCTATTACACCAAATTGGAAGGCGGTAATGACGGCGGTATCCCGGATGCGCAAGAAATCATCCAAGGTTGGAATGAATTCAAATCCACCGAGGAAATCGACGTAGGCATCCTGATTACAGGTAATGCAGGCGGTAAGACTTCACACAAAACCGTTTGCCAGCACGTGATTGACAATATCTGCGAGCGCCGCAAAGATTGTGTGGTTACTATCAGCCCGCAATTAGAAGACGTACTGAACAAAACCCAATCCGATGCAACCGACAAGATTGTGGCAACCCGTAACGGTCTGAACCGTTCTTCCAACTATGCCATCTTTGACAGCGGCTGGAAGATGATGTATGACGTACATAACGACAAATACCGCTGGGTTCCTCTAAATGGCGATATTGCTGGGTTGATGGCCTTAACCGAGAACCAATACGATGCTTGGTGGTCGCCTGCAGGTTACAATCGCGGCAAATTGCGCAATGTGGTTTCGCTGGCCTTCAATCCTTCAGAAGACAGCCGCACCGTATTGTACAAAAACCAAGTCAACAGCGTGGTTACATTTACCAATGACGGGACTATCCTGTACGGCGATAAAACCATGCAGGCCAAGACTTCGGCCTTCCAGTACATCAACGTTCGACGCCTGTTTATCACTTTGGAAAAAGCGATTGGCAAGGCCAGTAAGTATCAGTTGTTCGAGTTCAACGATGAGGTGACAAGGTCTGGTTTTAAAAATATGATAGAACCCTATTTGCGCGAAGTGAAAGGCAGACGCGGCATCTATGATTACAGGGTTGACCTATCAGGGAATACCCCTGAAGTGATTGACCGTGGCGAGTTTGTCGCAAGCATCTTTGTAAAACCAGCGCGTTCTATCAACTGGATAATTCTCAATATGATAGCCGTTAGAACTGGGGTTGAGTTCAGCGAAGTTGTTGGCAAATCCTATTAAGATGTAGTAAAATGAAAAGTGCTGGCGGATTGCCAGCACTTTTTGATATTGTCATGAAACCGGATATTTCATTTTGTTATAGTAAAACTGGTAATTTAAATTCTTGGGCTATTCATAGCTTAAAAAGTAAGCATCCAGACATTTATGATTACATTATGGAGTACCCAATCCAGCGCAAAGCGAACAAGTGAAAGCAAAAAATTCGCTGCACAAACCTATTGAAATATGGGCATCCATCTTCATTCCAAAACGAAGATGTGTGAAAACTTGGTATTGATAAAGATATTGTTATTGGTCGTCACAATATGCGAATCCAACACACATTGCTACTATGTTTAGATTTCATCTTGCCTTTCCCATGCTCCAATTATATAATATAAAGAAATCCCCCCCACACACAAACATTGCCAAATGAAACTCCACAAAGCCTTCAAGTTTGAATTGATGCCAAACGGCGAGCAAATCCGCAAAATGAAACAATTT